ATGGGCGATGTATTAATTAAAGCAAGAACTCGTAACAGTGGTAAAGTAGTATATGAATATCGGTTTGAAGTTGCTTCTGTAGATGGCAAACGTCAATGGAAGTCTAAATCTGGCTTTGCTACAAAGAGAGAAGCCAAAGAAGCTGGCAAGATAGCACAACAAGCATATGAACATATGGGACAAGTTGTAGAACCTTCAGATATGTCATATGCCGATTTCCTAGATATGTGGTTAGAGAAAGACTGTAAGCTCACTTGCAAATCTTCTACACTTGTAGGATATGAAAAGAAAATTAGATTATATATCAAACCTGAAATCGGCTCATATAAGCTAAAAACTATCACCAAAGATACTCTGCAAGCCTTCATCACCAAAATGTATGATGAAGGCTACTCAATCAATACAGTAAATTCAGTTAAAGGATTATTAACAAAATCATTTACTTATGCTTTAGACAGACATTATATCATATCAACGCCTGCAATAAATTTAGTAGTTCCAACAAAGAAACAACCAAAAAAAACTACAAGAAGTAAGAAGCACGTATATATTCCTCAAGAAATTATGCAAAAAATATTTGAAAGATTCCCTGAAGGCTCGTCAGCTTATATCCCTATTATGATTGGTTATCATACGGGATTACGCTTGGGAGAGATATATGGACTTGTATGGGAAGATATTGATTTTGAGAATAAAACACTCTCAGTTAATAGACAAGTTCAATGGGAAGCAGGCGAAGCAAGATCAGAAGAAGAGAAAAAGAAAACTAATGGTACATCTAAATCTAATGGATATTGGTACTTCTCTAAGCCTAAATATAATTCTTTTAGAACAATAGAGCTTGATGATGTAATATTAGAAGCTCTGAAAAAAGAACACGACAAACAGCTAAAAGCAAGGGCATATTTTGATAAATACTATAATCATTATTATAGTGAAAATGAGATGACATATGCTAAAGCTGATGATATATTACCAATGAATAAAGTATCTCAAGAAAAGTCACCTTATGAAGTTAATTTTATTTGTAGACGAGAAGATGGTTCATATATTAGTGCAAGAACGACACAACATACATCCTCTATAATCCATAAACAGTTGAACTTCCCTCAGTATGATACACATAGTTTAAGGCACACTCATGGAACAATCCTATATGAAAATGGAGCTAGTTTTATGTATATTAAGGAGAGGTTAGGACATAAAAATCTACAGACTACAATTGAGATATACACAAATCATTATACAGATACAATAAATAAAAATGGTAACATTGTTTTAAATAATGCTTTTGGTAAGGAGAAGGTATGATATATTTGATTAATAATATTCGACAACATGAGAGACATTTCTGGAATTGTCTGCATAGTATTGCTTCGCAAGAACAGATCCAAAGAATATTAGATGGGAACAAAGTTATCATTAATGAATCTGAATATCAAATAATAGAAGAAGAAAAATCGTAAAAAAATAGGGTATGTAGAAATTAATCTACATACCCTATACATTTATATTTTCAATATTAATTTACCATGAACATAATATTTAGGTCTTTCTTCTTTATACAATTTCCATCTGAGAATATCATCAAGAATTATAACAATACCTGATAAAAACATCCAAATCAAACTAAAAAATAAATTTATTTGACCTCCGATAAAACTAAATGGAAGAGAAGAGTAGTCCCAAATATGCAATCCACATTGTAAGTTCCAATAAAAACCACCAATCGCTTCTGACAATGTTGTGATTAACATACCAATTATACATTGAAGAATAAAATCAGTTTTGATGTCAAATAAATTGTTAATCAAGCCAATCATTATTCCTATAAAACCTGCCAACACAAACATTCTCCAATCAGATAATTTACCTTTGTATAGACATTCAATGATAAAATATATTAAACCATATACAATAAATAATGTAGAATATTTTATAATTCTTTTCATAATTCTACCTCATATTATGCATTTATTGTTACAACTTTCTCAACTATCTTTTTACTCTGGTTCATTATCTCATTATATTTATCAAGATATTCGCCAGTCAACTTATCACCATACTTAATCGCAGCTATATCATCAGCTTTGTCAACATCGGAAATTGATAAAATATATAACTTAAGCTGATTAAAATATGTCTGATTAGTTGTTAAATTCATTGTCTCTTGAATATAAATTGCAGAAATAGCATCATAATTATATAAACCACATGATTCACCATCAGCATGATAAGGAACTTCCATTCCAGTTTCTTTTGCAAGATTCATTGCATTAAGCATATTACTCTGATCCTGAACAGTGTATGAATAATGTTTTCCGTTAACCTCCACACCATTCTCAATAACAGCTTCACAAGCATTAGACATTTCAAAAATTTTATTATTTTTTGTGAATTTTAAAACAAGTTTTTTTTGCTCAGCAATTTCTTCTTCGGTCAATACCTTTTCTGGTTCTTTTTCTGGTTCTTTTTTTTCTGGTTCAGTATAGACAACACCTGTTGATATATAATATGTGTTACCTTCATCGGTAGACTTATATTTTGTTGTAAATTTTGAATAGTCTCCCATGATTTCATCATTATTTTCATTTAAAAGATAAAATCCTGAAAGAGCTATATCTTCAGTAATGTTTTCAACTTCCAATTTATATATATCATTAGAGATATATGATAATTTTCCAATTGAAATAGTTTCATTTTTATTAAATTTTAATTTATCCATTATAAATCCTTTCCGCAACGAAAAGATAATTTATATTCATTTTGTAACTTTGGCAAATATATCCTTTACGAACAGAATCCCTTTTGTCTTATAGTAGCCTCTATCTTTGTTTGATCAATAAGAACATATCTATTAACACTTTCCAAATCTGCATGTCCTAATAATTTTGCAATCACACCTATATCTGTATCACGTTCTGCTAATCTGGTTGCAAAAGTTGCTCTAAATAAATGTGGATGAACTCTGGTGACTCCACTAATTATGCCTAATTTTCTTACCATACTTTCTATTGCAGTTTTACATAATCTTGTAGGACATCCCTTCCTAGAAGCAAACAATGGCGTATTAGACGCATATGTACAATATGTACCATTCATATTTATATCTTTTCGTTGCTTTAAATATTCGTTTAATCTCATTGCTGTTTTACCAGAAAACGCCACTGTTCGTTCTTTATTTCCCTTACCTAATACTTTACAAGTATAGTTTTTAAAATCTACATCTTCCAAATTAATTCCACATAATTCACTAACTCTAACACCAGTATCAAGAAAGAAGTGAATAATCGCTAAATCTCTTGAATTTGTAGTATTTATTTTTAGTAACTCAATTTCCTCGTCTTTGAGAGGAACTTTGATACATTTTTTATATTTTACAGGTTCAACAATAGATATAGGATTATCAGCTATCTTTTTGTGCTTATATAAATAACTAAACACAGAAGACAGATATTTTCGCTTAATATCCATTGTCGAACCTTTTACATTATCAGGTAACTATTCAATTGTTATGAGTTGTGAATACGTTACTACATAATTAATGTTTACAATAAAACATTATATATTGGACTCTACAATTCATATCCCCTTGTAGTATATCTTTAAAAACTACATGCCAACTATTATTCATGAATGTTACACCTTCTATGTGAGCAGGAAAAGCCTTTCCGTCACCATTAGATACTAATATAACAATATCAGTAGCAGAGAGAGTTTGTAATCCAAATATCTCTGCTACTTGTTGGAAGTTGAATAATACAAATGAATTATTACCCGATTTCACTTCTTTTACTACAGTACCAGCATCGATTTTTATACTACTTAATCCATTAAGATTAAGATCTGTTTTTAGATTACCTAAACTCTGGTTTAATTCAGTTACACTCTGGTTTAATGTAGTTACACTCTGGTTTAATGTAGTTACAGTAGTAGCATCAGCAGCATATCCAGTCTCTGCCGTATTTGTACTTGTAGTTATTCCTTTTATTGCGCCCACTTTTGTCTGAGCAGTCTTTCCGTCATTGAATTCAACATCATTTGCGTGTGTCCAAAACGATATTCTATGCCACAATTTATCGGCGGCACTCCAAATTCTATAAAATTTTCCTGTTACTTTTTTTTCACTAACAGCCATTTAAATTCCTCCTTTATAATAAAAAAGAGACACATTTAGTGTCTCTAAATCTGTATTCATATTTAATTAATCATCTATCCATGCCATACCATCTGTAGGGGAAGAAGGTTCTTCTGTACTAGAATTTATTCTATCACATTTTTCTAAAGTATTTAGATATTCTTGTAACGAATAAATTCTATTTTGAACCATATTAAAATAATCAGAATTAATTGTAGTAATGTTACTTGCATTACATAATTTCGATGCATTATCATAATCACCTTGATCAATATAATTTTGAATATTAATCATAATATCTTTATTTGGTATATCTACATCTGATATAAATGGTAAATCGTCTATACTATCTGGAAAAACTGATTCTACTTTATAAGTCATTTCACATACCCCCTATCCAAACATCTGAGTTATTAGGAGCAGAAGGTTGGTCTTCCATATAAAATACAGACTGTTTAATTGTTTTTGCATATATTTCTGCATTTCTTATTTCTTCATTTAGTGCATTAAAATCCGAGCAATCAGGCATACATTGTTTTATACTTGGATTTGCATTGATTAATTTTGCAGCAGAAATATAGTCTTTGTCCTTTTGGTATTCTTTTATTTTTTCAATCAATACTGCATCTGAATTAGTCACATTTCTATAAGTCTTCTTATCCATTACAGCAGATGGAAAATTAGAATACTCATGTGTATAATCTGCCATACGTTTCTCCTTTATTCTTCATATAATGGATAAAATGTATGCATTGTGATAGATGTTGTTCCATCTGTTAAATTTAATGTTATTTTATCCGTAATATATTGTTTTATTTCTGATTCTCCTATTTTAGCGTAAGATACTTTCATATATTCTTTCAACCAGGGTATAAGTCGTCCAATTTCAATACTTATATTATCAGTTAATCTTGCGTCAACAAATAATTCATACTCAGCTCTTTCAAGAGCAAGACTATCAGATGAAATGTTTTCATATACATCACCTGATTTTACATCTAAACGTTCTTCGCCAAGTCTCTGTACAGTAAAAGGAGAATCTTTTATTATTTTTAATGATACAGTATCAACATTGTATTTATCTTGAAAATATTTTTTTGTATATTTAGTTGTAACTGTACCATCTGCACAAGTATATTGATCAGAACTTACAGAACCATCTACTAAAGCTGAGAGGGCGTGAGCTTGCCATGCGCCTTGTGCATAAAAACGCTTTATCCATGTTTTATTTTGATATGTTTTTCTAAATTTAAAAACATATACTTTCCCAGCAGGTAAATAATTTGCATCTAAAGGTTTATCAGTATTTTCATCATAAATCTGGATATCCCCTAAATTATTTACATTGATATATTGTGTTGAAGAATTTGTATCTGGAATTTTAATTGCAATTAAATCTCCATTAGAATAGTCTTTGTGATATGCTTTCATATTTACAGTATAAATAGAATTTGAATTAGTAACATCTTCTGAATAGAAATCTACATCAAATGTCTCACCCCATACATGTACAACATTTCGTACATTAGAATAATCGGTTGAGATTGACTCAGAAACTAGACAATTTTTAATATCATCATTAGTTATAATAATATTGTCTTCTTTGCAAGAAGGAGTTAATCTGGTTATAAAAATACCATTCTCATCAAAAGCTGAATCAAAATTTGGATATAATTCTGTTATATCTGTTATCATACTTGATACATTGTCTCCAACAGAAAATTCAAGATCATATGGCACACAATTCCAATAAGGGTGTGAAGCTCTATAAGACATATAATCTTTATTAAATTCTTCTAATCCTTTAGATTCTCCAATATCATCAACAATATAATCTTTTATACCGCCTAATTGTGTTATCGTAGATACTAATGAGTCTCTGATTGTATTATATACTAATGGAGTACCATCATCAGTTTCTTCATAAGCTGGGATAGTAGTAGTCAACGCACTTAACTGTCCGTTTTGTGTGCCATCTAATCTGTTCCACAAATCGCCACAATTAATAGTTAAACTATTACTATCTACAGAAATAGAAGAATTAGTATCAGTTACAATAAAACATCCTTCGTTATACCATTTATATTCTGACATTCGTGGAGTCTTAAGTCCAATTTGAAGCATGATCTTTTTATTCATCCACATTCTTGCTCGTTCAGAAGGTGTCATTTTATTACCTATTGGGAACATAGTAAAAGAATATGTACGTCTTGTATTTGAACTTGAGTCTATTGAAACTGAGCCATAATCTATTGTGAATTTTATTTCGTCCACAATACAATTATTGTTATCAAATACTAAAATCTTATATAAATATTCTACCCATTTTGAAAAAGCAAGTTTTTTATCTAATGTACTTATATTTGACATACAAAATCCTCACTTTCTTTAATAGTCAATCCATACAAGATTATTCTTTGGCATAAACGGCTCGTTATCATCAATAATGATGTCTTTGTCATAGTTGCTATATTTCTCATCAGAAGAAACTTGAACATAATTACCATCTTTTCCCCAAAATTCAGAGGAAACATTACTAAGTCCTGATTCATATAAATCTTCTTCGTTAGTATAGTCACCTGATTCATACCACTGAAAATCAATAATTCTATGCTGCCAATGTCCGTCCATCGAATCTGTTGGGCTTCCGTCAACATTAATCATCCACATACGTCCATCAAATGATTTTAATATTTTAGGCATACCATTTGTAAGCCAATTCATAATATTTTTTTGATATTCAAAAGACTTTTCAAGTTCAAAATCACAATTATCATTCATCGGCACAAAATATCCACTTACTTCGCCAGAATCATAATTCAGATCGCCAAATGTATGAGCAAATGGGTATCTATACATAGGAATTTCCTGCTTTGTCAGCTTATAATTATTTCGCGTTGTGTCAATACTTCCTATATCTAATATAGTTCCGTAATTATGAGTCAAATCTGAGATAAAAATACCATCAAATGAAACCATGATTTCCTTTATATCTCGTCCATTCTCTACGCCATTTAAGAGACTAACACAAGCATATTCATATGTTTTTTTGTTTTGAACAATATTATCAATATAAGTAATATCAAAATCTTCAATTTTTTGTATTGCTTTTCTATATATAGTTGTCCACGTAAAATCACCTTTTAAACGTTTTTGAATGATAATGTCAGAAGTATTATTAAGTACATACTCAATATTTCCTGCTGATAAGCTATGTTCATAATTAGCTGATAGTATAGAATTATTATTCCATGTGGTATCAATTTCTTTTGATTCTTCCATATTACTATCAGTACTAATTACAAACGTATCAAAATCAGCATTACCTATTTTTGTTTGTCTTATATCATCTACATTAGTAGGGGTAGGAGAGTACGAATAGTCTGCCCCTAAAAAAGTTTGACCTAAAATTATCATTACACATCTCCTCCTTTCTACTGTATTGTTATCTTAAATAAGCTGTCTTGTCTTGTAATGTAAATTGTATAAAATTGATTTGCAGTTAATTTTTGTCTTGGGGTATATAAAATATAATGACTTAATCCGTTGGAAACATCCAATTTAAAATAATCCAAACCTTCATATATATAGTGGTATAGTAAAATTTTATCTACTTTATTCGTTTCAGACCAAATAAGTCCAGTTTTAAAGTTTTTGGCTTTAATTCCAACTTTATGACCTGATTCTATAAGTAGTCCCTCATTGTATTCTACAAAGGTATTTGAATTATTAAATTGTAACACACCATTCGATATTGTATATGAATCTGTAGCGACACCATCAATTGAAACAATATTAGAGGTGCATTGCACATATCCACCCTTATAATTATTTTTTACCTTGAAAATGCCTGAAAAATTAGAAGAATTATACTGAGTATATATTTTTACAAAACCAGTATCTATTTCTACCGAATCTACAGTAATACCAACACATCTTAAATAATAAATTTGCTCATTATCTAAACTACTATATATATAAGTAGGAGTTTGATTATATATAGTCCCACTATTAGATAATTCATTATATGTGGCATCATACAAATAAAAAATGTATGATTGTAATTTCCTATTTTCATTCTGAGAATAATTAATTGTAGCATTATATGATGATGACTTTACATAATTTGTTCCATTATTTAATCCGCTAAAATTAAAAGTGGGGGTAGAATAACAAGTAAATAATGCTTTGTCAGATAGGCTTGATTCATTATTATTTTCATCAAAAACAGATATTTGTATTGTATACGATGTTCCATTAGTTAATATGTTCCCACTAATCGGATGTCTAAATCTCATTTCTGAGATCGTTTCATCTTTTATAATTTCATTAGTTAATGCATTCCTGATTACAATTCTATTCTTATATGGTTGATTTCCTATATAAGAAAAGGAGAAAACGTAACCAGCCGTAGCATCAAACGGTATAATTTTACTGATAGCAGGCTTTGCCATAATTTTCTCCTTTCAAATTAACCTATCCAAACAGCATTACTAGCAGGTGAAGTTGGCTGTGTTGATGAATAAGTAAAAGTTGCCTTTTTATCTACTAAATCTTTTAATACTTTTCCTTGGTAAGCTGACAATGACTGATCGGTTGCAGTTGAGGTGAGATTATTTTGTACTCCACGCCAAGTATCAGTTTTCTTAAATCCCCAATTACTAACAGTTGTTGAAGTAACGGCAGTAGCCCCACTAGCAATACCGTTAAGTTTAGTCACCATATCTTTTGACATAAGACCATTTGCACTTGTAGTAGCAATAGCATAAGTAGTGTCTGTAAATTTTGCATTAGCAGGAACATTACTATTTACTGTATGACCATTAACCGTAGTAGAATTACCACCATTAGCAGGTCTTGCATTACTTAATCTGCTATCATTACCTGCACAAGCAGTATCAGCAGTAGTACCTAAAGGTCTCCAAGTATTCGTATCTGTAAACTTTGCTCCACTTGGAACATCTGCATTCACAGTATGATTGTTTACCTTTGAAGCATTGCCTGCTGAATTAGCATAACTAACTGTTCCTCCGTCTGTTGCTACGACAACAGATGTGTATGCTTGAGAATGTAGAGTTGTCGCAGCTGTGCTTGTCGAAGCATAAGATTCAGTAGAAGTTTTTTTGTCACTTGTTGTTGTGTTATCTGCTTCTGTTGAATCAATTAAAGTCCAAGTTCTAGCTATGCTTCCTCTTGCTCCTGACGCAAGGTTTCTAATTACAGTTCCAGCCCATGCCCCAGAAGTTTTAAAGAAGGCATCCGCATATGTTTTACCAAAAACATTATATAAACCAATTTGGACACAATCTACATTCAATCCACATCTTACCAACCATTTTGCTTCTACGGTAGAGACAACAGAAGAACTATTTGTTCGCAGTGAGATTCTAATAATTCCCCAACCTCCATCATTATAATCTTGTGTTATTAGAAATGTAGATGTTTTATCAGTATACGAACTTGTTTGAGTGTCAATTTTCGCAAATCTATGATATGGATAATTATTTGTACCTCCGACACTAATACAAGAATTATAATATCTTAAATTAGCATTACTATTTGCAGATCCGTCATAAGAAAAACTCATTACAAAGTCTTCGGTATTAGATACAGTTCTTGCTGTTGCTAATTTTACAGCACTGTTTGCAGCACCACCTACTGAGCTAGAACCTGCGTAGTTATGAGTATGATTGGTTGTAGGTGGTGTATAACCAAGAGCTGTAGTTACATCAGATTTAGATAAGTCTGCCTTGGCATAACTGAGAACACTCCATACACTTGTACCATCACCAATTTTATATTTATTGTTCTTATCTGAGCTTATAGCCATTTCACCTTTGAGTAGAACAGGATTTTTAGAAGCCCAGTTACTTTCCGTATCAGTTCTTTGTTTTACTTTTACATTAATGGTGTTTTCTGCCATTATTTTTTAACCTCCTTAATTTATAAATATATGAAGGTATTGATATACCTCTATGCATAGAAAAATGGATACATATAGAGGTATCCATTTATTTAAATCTATATTTTATTATGCTGATGCATTTCCACAATCAAAAACAATTGTGTTAGAACCCTGAACTAAGAAGTCAGAGGATACATTTGCCTCAACTGGAACACCGTTCGCAAAATATACAGGATGTGTTGTAGAACCTGCATTTGTACCTAATTTGCTTGCAGTCGTTGCAGTTGTCGCAGAGTTTGCAGTCGTTGCAGTTGTCGCAGAGTTTGCTGAACCTGCACTAGTTGCATAATCAGTTGCTACTTTATAATTATCGCATTTTAAATTTACTTTAGAATTGTCTGATGACCATTGTGCATAAACAGGAAAATCGTTGCCATAAGTTTCAGTTGTACTTCCAGTTTTATAAGTTTGAAGTTTAGCAGATATTTTAGAAGTATCAGCAGTTCCTCCATTGGCTGGCATACTTGTTGGAAAATCTGTAATCTGAGATTTTGTATGAGTATGGCTACTTGGAGTATATGCACTTGGCTTGCCGCTTACATTGCCCCATGCAACAGAATTAGCTATGTCAGCTGTACCCGCAGTAGTTGCTTTTCCAGTAATATTGATTTTCCAAGTTCCAGATGCCCCTTCACCAGTTTTAGTTGGTACATAAGAATTATAGTTACCAGTATCTAAAAATCGTCTCCATGATCCTGCCCATCCTGAAGCATTTCCGCCTCTATGATAAACACTACCACTAGCTTGCTCATACCATACTTGATGTACTTCTGCCTCGCCCCTTGAAATGTTATGCAAGAAGCCATACTGAGATGGCTGATCTGTTAATTGTTCTACGTTACTATAATAATGTATACTATTGTTGTATGAACTCCATTTTGTAGTTGTATCATTTGCAGTACTATTAATAGTATTAATTCCATACGTACTAATCTCATTATGACTATGTGATGCTGGTGTAAATGTTGATGGCTTACTTCCAATCTCATTCCATGTATATGTAGGCTTAGTAGAAGCTTTAGCCCACGCACTCACATCAGATGCAGGTAATGTTGTAGGATAAGATGGGAGAGTGACAGTAGTGCCAGACTTATATTCTTTCGTACCAATCTTTACAGACTGAACTGCTGAGTCGGCTTTTATGCCCTGTGCTGCTGTAGCATAATTTTTGGCAAGTCCATTTGCGTAAGTTTTAGCGGCAGATAAAGCATCTGCTTCGGATTGGTCTGCATAAGCTTTTGTCGCATAGTTAGTAAGATCAACAGCAGAATCACCGATTTTCTCAAATTTCTTTGTACTTCCGCTTACAATAAGCATATACTCATCGTAACCATTATTAGCACCAGAACCTACAGCACCAGAAGCTTTCGGTACCATATAAATTGTATGTTCATCAGCAGCATCAACACTTGGAAGTGTATTTACAATAGTTCTCTTTAAATGGTCTGCATTTGCTACAGCACTAGAAATTTTTGAATCAATCTGTGCGCCTGTATAAGTATCAGTAATTCCGTATCCAGAAAGAGTTGTAGGATTTGTACCAGCTGTTACATGTCCCTTATTATCAACTGTTACAGACTTATATGTACCAGCTGTTACACCAGAAGTTGGGTGAGAATATACAGTGTTATTGTCTGTTGATGTGATAACGATATTGCCACTTGAATCTGTTGTTACTTTAGTTGCACCTGCGCCACTGATCTTAAGTGACTGTTTATTCTTATCGCTATCTGTAATATCAATAGTTGCATTTCCATTTACAGCACCAGATGGAGCACCTAATGTATATTTTGTATCTTTATATGATGTGATAAAGCCAGTATCATTTTGGAGCTGACTTACCTTTGTTGGTACAGTTACATCGACAACCTTAGAATTCGGTGTAAGTTTAGTACCATTCACAGAAACACCCTCAATTACGTTTGCTTGTGCATTACTTGGCGCATGATTTGAGATGGAATGCGTATATGCTTTATCATAATTTGCTTTCAACTGAGTTGTAAATGATGCAGTAATAGCGTCCAAAATAGATTTATTGCTATGACTATGCTTTGCTGCATCTACGGCAGATTTGATAGCAGCTGATACTTCGTCAGGTGTCATTGCTGAATATGGTAAATTAGCAAAAGTGTTTGTCCCATCACCAAACTTAAATTTTGGCGCACCAGATTCAGGAAATTCAATTGCCATTTCACCTTTAAGCAACACCTTATCAGATGAAGCCCATGTAACACTTGTATCATTACAAAGGACAATCCTTGTATTTAAAACATTGTTTGCCATATTAGTTTTCTCCTTTAATCAAATAAGGAGAAGAAGCTATATAGCCCCTCCTCCATTTATGATATTAATATCATTGTAGTCACTACCTATGCAGTAATATTTCAAATCGTCATCGCTCCAACGATAGGTTTTGTTCTCTGCCGTAGCAACATAAATTTTTGATGCACTACCAATATTCGGAAATGCATATTTCGTATCCTTCGTTACAACTGGTGATTCATTTAGTTCTTCCCATACTCCGTTATTATAAAAACAAAGAGTATTTGGCAATAACAAATACAATTTATTTGCTAAAGGTGCGAGAGGAAGATCATTTACCACCAAAAAATCTGAAGATATAGGATTTCGCGAAGTCGCTGAATCCTTATAAAAGTTCCCCGTATCTCTACAGAAAATTAATTGACCATCTGTAATGGGGACATCTTTTAGTTTGGATTCAGATACCTCTGTTAAAGATAAAAATGCCATTATAACCTCCTAGATATCCCATTAGCCGATACGGATAACTTAGGCAATTTCAGCCCAAGTAACAGCACCTTCTACAACTTTTACTCTTGTATCCATTGCTCCGTTTAAACCATCGGCATAAGCCTTCGCATCGGATAATGCTTTGTCTGCTTTTGACTGAGCATCGGTAGCTGCCGCTGTAATTGCCTCCTGCTTTGCTGTTGCAATAGCTCCTGTTAATTCAGTAACTTTTCCATCAATTTGATCTTTGTTGTAGTAATTCTCAAGAGACTTTGTAAGTTCATTAAACTTATTATTGATTGCCTTTGTAACAGATTCTGTTGTTGCATATGCAGATAAATCAATTGTAAAGCCTAACAGCTCCCATCCCTCGCCAGTGTAAACGTACTCTTTGCCGTCATCAGAAGTATGATAAACATCACCGACAATCATACCTTCGATAGCATCTAAAGCAGTTTTGTTATCAAGAGAACCTTTAAACTTAAATACAGAAGCAACTTTTGCATCAATCTGCTTCTGTAATTCGGTCTTTGCTTCGTTTACCTTATTAGTTGCATCTGTTGCAGCTGTCTCCGTTGCAGACTTAATAGCCTCATCTTTAGCCTTATCAATTTTTGTCTGTAACTGGTCAGTTGTCCCCATACCTTCCAACTTCTTTGCAAGATATGCTTTGATAGCTGCCTGAGTAGCTACTTTTGCATCATTAGCCGTGTCATCCCCAATCTCGCCAACTGTACCAACGGCAATATCTATATAATCTACTCCTGTGTATAATTTTGCAGAAAAATCAGGAAGCACATATACAACACCCTGAGACGGAGCAGTAGGTAAAGAAGTAACTTTCTCGAACTTCTGGCTATATACTTTATCGCCTTTAAAAATCTGTCCATCGGCAAAATACAAAGTATCATTATCTTTTGCCTGTAATGCCTGATAATTTGCAAGTGTACCAAATTTAAAATTTACAATGTTATTCATAGATAAAATCTCCTTTAATTTTGTTTTTGTGTTATTCAGTTTTTAAAATTCAGTCCAAGTGAATCCAGAACTTGTATTTGAAATTACAGGTTCTACAACGAATGAAGATGCGCCCTGCTGTACTGTGTAAGGGTAATACTTACCATCAGCAGAATTTTTGATTGAAATAGGTTGTCCTGCATAAGTGTCAGAACTTTTATTTAATTCAGTAACTGCATCTTCTGTGCTCGTAAATGTACGAACTCTTGGTCTGATTTTCTGCTGAGTTTTATCATCTTTGATATAAATCAGCTCGGAAGTATCTTTGGTCAGTACAAGGTCACGTTCGTCTAATGTACCACTTTCAACAGCAGTATCAATGTTATTCGCATTACCGTAACCAAACTTCATATCAGCCATGCTTTTTGCCTCCTTTCATTAAATTAGAATTCGACAACCTTAATGGACTTACCCTGACCTGATGGATCATCACCATCTGCGATATGAACTTTATCACCAATAGCGACACCACCTTTTGACAGTTGTAAATAGCCATCCTTATAAATAAGATTGTCAATATGATTATCGTCAACTGCCTGAATCAAATCTGCCAACTGTTTTGCTTGTGCGTCAGCCTTCAGCAATCTTTGATCAATAGCACTTAACGCTTCATCTGGAATTAAATCGCTCCATGCTGTAAGCGGAACAATATGGATATATGTTGATGTTGTGTGTCTTACACGTTGCGTAATAACACCATCTTCACCCATTTCATTTTTAAAAAATGTAAGCTGTACTTCTACATCACCAGGCTCTTTTGTGAACTCTGTATCGAATGGAAGTTTATATTCAAGCATGTCCTTATATAATTCGTCTGTCAGTTCTAACATTGCAGTTTTATATGCTTTACTTACAGGTAATTTATACTCAAGTAAAACACTATAAGAAGACATATCTTCACCTTTATATGTCTGACTAGCAAGGAAGTGTAATGAATCTACTAATTTATTTCTCTGAACAATTCTTTCTTTGACAGACACTATAAGCTCGTTTGTATCTTTAACAAGAATCGTATACATTACTGTTCACCTACTTTCTCTTTGGCTGTAATATACTCGTAGTCTTTCTGAGAAATCACGCCTTTATTTTTTAATTCATCTAATTTAAAAAGAGCTATCTTCCCACTGGAAAATAGCCTTTGTAAACTCTCTACAAATTCAGTTGTCATAAAACTCCTCCCGTTATTAAATCAAGAGTATAAGCATCAATGATTTCTTGAGGTGTTTTCATATTTAAAGCTCTTAATTTGTTGTATTCATACACATCAATCTCAACCAATGACACTGTATCAACATCTTGTTTTTTTATAGACGGAAAAACATCAACATGCCAAAAATATTCACCGTCAGAAGACATAACTCCTTCGGCTTCATTTATTGGACATGTAAGCATAACATCATGCTTTGCTTGATATTTAATCCATATAGGATGGTTTAGGAGGTCAATTATTTTTCCGTCTTTTATTACTTTGTAAAACATGTTTTTCCTCCATAATAAAAAGGGTAGGAGAGTATCCTACCCTTGATTATTTAAAATGAAAATTCCACTACAATTCCGTAAGCAGTATAAGGATAATCATATCCATATAATGCACCATTTTCTTCAACACGGAAGAAGTATCCGTTGTAAGAAACATTTGGTGAACGTGTCCAATATGACTGTGCTTTGCCATCGGAATTTTTTCTGATTCTACTTGAAGCATTTGTAAAGAACTCAATATGTGTACCCTCGTTTGTATATGGTTCTTGTTCCATATCACCTTCAGGACTCAGTTCATATACTGACGGGAGATAGAAATAGTTATCAGAGGTTGTTACTTCTGTTGACTGATTTCCTACAGAAGATGCTATTTTAGCCAGTTTAATTAGCTGTTTCCATTCAACAGATAATGCATTATACAAACGTGTATTAAGCCAAGATCTAATTGTCATATTTGCATATCCACCTGAATTGGATGATCCTGCACCGAGCATTCTTGTTTGAGATAATACGTTATCAGCAATAAAAGACATAGACGTTCTTTTACCAGATCCATCTGATAAGTAATATCTATTGAATCCATACATACTTGCAGATAAGGTATCATGTGTCCATGATGCAAGTTCCATACATGTCTTTTCACCAAGATCACTAAACCACACTTTTGCCCAATAGATTTCTCCTATTGCATAATTTTCATACATACCATCATCAGCCTTACTGCAACCAAATACGAGAGTAGAATCAACAACGGTCTCTCTATTTCTGGAAAGTTCTACATAACTCGGAGCATTTGCAGTCAAATTGCCGTTATATACATGTAATCCAGTTTCCCCTTTTATATGCCTGATGACAATGATATTCCTTGTACCTATGGCAACATTGGTCGATGATGTACCCCATGCTAATTTTGCACCACTATTTGTCCAAAGCTTAAATCCACTAGAACCATCAGATTTAAAACACTGAGCCAGAACAGATGAAGAGGCTGATTTACTATCAAGTCTATAGTCAATAGCAAATACAAAACTTCTATCTTTATCAAATAGCTTTACTCCTGTATCAATGTAATTTGTTCCACTAAATACAGTTTTTTCGGAGATAAGTTCATTTTGTTCAATATCAGTATATTTACAATCAGAACCAAGAGATAATACGATTTGATCCTTAAGTGTTATCATCGAACTTTGCAGACCAAGTTTTGTGAGGGCATAAATTTCCACTGGTTTAAGTTCAGAGAGTTCTTTATCTTTAAAATAATCTTGTGTATATTCAAACACGTCATATATAGCATGGATTTCCTTATCTCCATCTACACGTCCAGATTTATCCCAGCCTTTAAACAAATAATACTTATAAGCTGATTCCTCAGCAGTATAAGTTGGGATTTCTTCTGGTGGAGCAACATAGCTATCATAATCCGCTGTATGTGTTTCAATAACTGTAGACATTGACATATACTTTACAGTATATTGTCTTACTTTTTCGGAATAAGTTGCCTTATAAGTTTGATTACCAAAGACTGCAACAAAGTTTGCATCCCATCCATTAAATGTAAAATCTGTACTAATAGTACTTTCCTTTGTTGGAACTGGAATTGGATTATCTGCTCTTGTTATTGGATTAATCGGCTTTTCACCTTTATCAACATACTGAGTATCTAATACATCTCCATTATCATTTACGAATGTTACAGTAAACTGCTGAATCAATGTATTGTAGGTAATATCCAAGTCAGACCAAGTTTCATTGTATTGTGCAAGCAGCTTTTCCTTCATGACTGGTGTATGTACAGAACCAGTTACGACTGATTGATCAGCATTATAGCCATTCTTGTCAATACCACCAAGTTTATATAACTTAGCCAACAAATCTGCCGTGTCAAGATTCCATTTGATACCAAGTAATCTGATACGATTCAGTTTTGTTGCTTTTTCAACCATACTAGCGGAATCAACCGTATCACAGTATTCAATTACCATACTCGTGAACTTATCATATGCAAGAATCTGTAAATTTGTAAGATATTTTAAATTCCTCATAATAATAGATGTAAGTGTTTCTGGTAAAATGGCAGTATCAATCTTTCCACCATTTGCGAATGTAACACCTGTTAGACCAGAACCGCTTGCATAAAGTTTTTTAAGACTTCCGCATTTTGATAAATCTAAGCTCGTTACAAGATTTGGTGTATTTCTTACATCTAATAATTCTAATAATTTATTATTTCCAATTACTAAATTAGTAAGGAAGTTGTTTGAATATCCTTCTGTTTCATTACCGATAATTAACTTTTTGAGTCTTGTTGCTTTTGAAAAATCATTATCGTGGATATAACAAGTAGATACATCACCCATTGACTGAATCCTAGATGCACCATAAACGAGTACAGCTGTATCATCCATTTGATTGTAAGGGCATGGTATATCATACTGTTGTCCAGCTTTTGCTCTAATCTGTGTTGGGGATGAATTACCGAACATTACAGATAAATACATATCAGAGAACGGTGTAAGATGAAGTGTATAATCAGGCTTGACTATTGCATCAACAGGTGTGTTGCATCTGAACATAATCTGGTCAGAGGTGGCAGTAGTACCGATAAATTTTGTTGCCATGTACATTTCCTGGTCACGTTCGAACTGTCTACGCTGATATTTCTTTTTACCATTCATCATTTGTTCGAGGAATCGTGTATTACCATTTTGATAGGTACGAAGATATTTTCGAACATAATCTTCACGCCATAAAGCTTCACACCATTCATTCTGTTTTTCATCAAACTGATTAATTAAAGATGTTGCACTCCAACAGTTTTTTGATTCGCAAGTATTATACATAGAACGAAGTTGTGATTGCATCAAATCACGAATACGGCAGAAAAATACTGAATCAGCTGCATTGAATATGTATCCAGAAGATTTGTCACCATCTGTACGATAGTCTGTATCTTCTTTTCCATATGTCATCGTAAGTTCACCGCTGTTATTGATTCCGATTGCCGAATCGTTATCATAGTCCCAGAAGTCGAAACGGTATCCTTTATTAATCTTAGCAGCTTCATCATCAATAGTATAATATTGTGCTTTATCTCCTAACGTACTTGCTTCTTCTGTAGTAATATAATATTTTGCCCAATGTAGAAATACATTTTTTGCACGATTGTCGATCATCGTATATCTTAATGTAAAAAGATAGAAATACAATGCAGAATCTACAATAAACCAATCTTTAAGTTTATCTACGAAATCTTTATTAGATGATGTGATTACAAACTCATAGAAATCTCTCCAAATTTGTTTGTTTTTCTTTCTTATTTCTGTTTTTGCTTCATCTGTTGATATTGGATCTCCATCTTTAGAATCTCCACAACAATCATATCTGAACTCATACGTTCCCTCCCAATCGTTATACAAAGCATTATATGCTTCATTTCCAGATTTCCATTCTTCTTTTGAGATAGGATATTTCATTGTTCCATCCGAGTTTGTAACGCCAGTTTGAAATGTAGAGTTTGCAAGAGTATTATCACTAATTTCAATGCAGAACTCATTCATATCGTCTGGATCGTAGGCTCTTGTCAAATCTGTTTTCTTGGAGTCACCTATATTACCAAGTGCATAGTAGTGCCATTCTGTATCTTGGAACTCTCTATGTGTACTAACATCAGGATCACTTTCCTTAATAAATACAACACAGTTTACAAATTCCATGTCGTTCTTTATTCTAGGATCTCTTTTCTGAGCAGGTGACTTGTATGGAAGATATGTGTTGTATCTAGCTTGTAAATAAGCATTATTAACCATTTCAGAGGAAGCTATATTTACTTTTATGTTGAACCAGCCGTTTGGAATAGAATCTCTTGTTAAAGAAACTCTACCAGTTCCATCTTCGGTCTTAGTTCCATCTCCGAGTGTCAATATTGTTTTATAATCTGTGTCTAATGGAATCTTACTTATTACCTGATTCTTTCCATCAAAGCAACAAATAATATCTATATTTCTACCGGACGCACCATACTCGTTTGAGGTCGTTCCCTGTCCTGAGTGGTATGCATTTTCAAATGTCCAGTTGTCTAATGTTGGATCACCGTTCTTATATAAACATTTAACAGTAGTATTTTTCACAAAATCCTTTTTGTTATTTGTAAAATGTGGTGCTTCAATCATGATAATTCTCATATCTGGACAAGCTTTTGCAACAGATTCAGGTGTTAAATTACCATCCTCATCATAAATCTGATTTCGCTTATATCTGTCAATCATCTCTGTAGCAGTTCTTGCATCTGCAATGAAGTTGTTTAGAATTGCTTTAGAATCAAGACTCTTATTATATGCTTTCATTCTGTAGATTCGAACATCACAATCTTCTGAACCAATAGTAATTGGAACAGGAGTCTCCTGTGTAAATGAATAATCTTTTGTATAACTCATTGGTCTACACGGAGTACCATCCTCGTAAGACATGACAATAGGTGTGATATCACTATTATCAATGTCGAACTCCCACTCGATAATATCTTCCTCACTATATGGAACATACAACGATTTCACACTTGACTTGATATATGCTTCGTGTACGTTCATCTGTAAACCAATGTCATCAGATTCACAAGATAAAAATGTGGCACTTGCATTTGCAACATTTTTAGTCATAAAGATGAATTTGAATTCTTTACCATTTTTCCTTGCATCATCAGCGAAAAGATTGTATGAGATAGTGGCAGTCGTTCCTACTTTAATTCCAAAATACTGATCACCGTTTTCGTCAATCTGGTATCCACCATTTGACCAGTCGAAGTTTGATGAAACAGTCATTTTAACTTCTGGATGATCTGCGTCAGACCATAATCTGTTTGCGTCATTGTTGGAACGTCCGACAGGATTAAAATCAAACTGAAGACCTGCTGTTACAGGCTCAACATCAATATCCAGTTTCTCAACAGTTACATTGATTGTTTTTACAGTGTCTCCGCAAGTAATTGTTAATACATGTGAACCAATATCTGTTGGTTTATACTGCCAAATATTCGTATTAGAATCTAAATTTAGCGTTGAAATAATTGCACCATCCACAGCAAGAGTTACAGTCGGGTTTTCTGTCTTAGGATCATATACAGTGTAAGTAATATTCTCTGTATCATACTGTTTTACAGTAAGATTGTTCGCAATACATCCGATTACAGGAACGTTAGAATCTGGATTAAACCAGATAACATCCTTATAAATATGATTTGATTCAACTGTTAATCCGTTGATTTCTGCTGTAATATAAACTTCAACAAGGTGTGCTCCATGAGTCTGTGACTTGATATTGTATGCCATCGGAATGCCAGTGGCAGTAGTAGTTACTTTGTATAATTCATTTCCGTCAATCTTAAAATGAATATCCTTTGAAATAGCACCGTATGGTGTGTAATCAAATGAGACTTCGCCCATCGGATACTTGAGAGTATCATTGAAGGTTGACTCAATATGAATATCTACTTTCTGTACAGTCCATGATTTTACAACAACACTTCCTGCATCATCAGAAATTGTAAGTACAAGTTTCTGAGAACCAAGACTGATATAATCTGTACAATCAAAGCTATTTTCTCCGCTGATTGCAATACCAGTAGCAATGACTTTGTTGCCGATTTTCCATGTATAATTTCCTTCTGAAACGATATCACCAGAAGAATCCTGACCAGAGAAGTTATACTTAATAATCGCCTTATCATTTGTTGTAACGATAACAGGAGACTTTGTAACATATTCAATCTTTAAAGTTGTAGATGTTGATCCACCTCCGCTGCCGCCAACAATCTTAAACTGGCTCTTAATAGTTCGTTCTTCATTAGTTTCACCTTCATTTGTAATTTCCCATAAGGTGTAATTCCCTGATTCTGTATCATAAGTTGCTTCATAGGTTTTTCCTGGCTCAACATCAATTTTTCCAATAGCATCTTCAAGAGAAGCAATCTTATTTCCCATAGTAGAAATGCTTGTTTTATTTGAATTTGTAACCTGTTCAACAGCCCCAACTTTTGTTGTTAATGACTCTACATCCGAATTAGATGCTTTTTTACCTAATAAGTCATTCATTGCCTCTTTATCATAGTATTTTGTTTTTAACGTATCAGGGAGATTGTCTATATTTTTATGCATCGCACTCAAATCAGCATCTGTTTTTGTTTTATAATCATTTAATGATTTAGAAACAGGAGTTATTGCATCTGTTATTTTTTTATCGACAACTTTACCATAAGCAGCAACCCACGTAGCAGACGGATCTGAATTCAATACAACGTCCTTAATCTTCTTGTCACCATTGTAAAATGAGAGAGTATAAGTATCTGAAGTGTATGTGACGTTAAATTTTGCCAACCCATCAATACTATTTATCTTATCGTATACATCAGACAGATCAATATTTGCAAATTGGTCGTCAATTTCCTTTTTATTATAGTAATTTGTGAGAGCGGTTTTGATTGTAGAATTAACAGTATTTGCCAATTCTGTCTTTGCCGTGTTTACTGTTTTCTGAGCCGTAGTCGCAGAGCTTTCAGCGGAATTAGCGGAAGCTTTTGCTTCGTTTGCGGCGGTTTGTGCTTCTCCAACCTTTTCAGTTACCTGCTGTAAAAAGGTTGTAATCCATCCAGTGTCTTCACCTGGTTCTACTGTTCCATTACCTGATAAGGATTCTTCTACATTAAATTCGGCTTTTCTTGTTTTTAACGTATATGCATCTCCCTTTTCATTCACACCAATAGCTTGTATTTCAAACTGTACAGTACCTTTTACAGCGCAAACACTTTTTGGCAAAATAACACCAAAATAGAGATAATTGTCATCGTACTGGACATTTACAGGGTTAATATATACATCGTTTTTATCAGGCGTTACAGCGTGCATCAAAAGTGTCATATTTAACTGGTCAACACCGTCATAGCGTCTGAACATTTTGAATCTAACATATTGAGAATTTTCTTCCTGTGTTAAATTCACCTGCGACTCATCAAGTTCGATGTTTTTATTCTCATCAATTGTGCTTATTTTTTCGTCTACATATTCATTATAAATGATATATTTTTCACTATATGGAAGAGTATTAGTATAGGTTGATACTGTGGCTTCATTATCCACAACTGGCGATGGAAAAGAAGCTGCTTCTAATGAATATGCAGTTATATCATCGGACATTATTTTTGCATTATTCATTTCCTCTAATTCTTTCATAGAGTCTTTTAAGGACTTAGCCATTTCTTTTTATTCCTCCTTCTTAAAATCGTTATTATTTGTGTTTAAATATAGACAAAAATGTGTCTAGCTTACATTATCTAACCAGTAAATTTTAGAATATTTCCAAAGTAATCTACACTTGCTTGCGTTCACTTTCTTGCAATGCTTTGTTGGACTTTGAAAATTAAGAGCATTTTGTTCTGGATATAAAGCTGTTACATATCCTCTATGAGTTTCGCCATTTCTAAAAGTGTACTCAACCAAATCCCTATGCTTAATTCCCAGAACACTATCTGTCTTAGCTTTGCTTTGCCTTCGCATAGGTTTTATAGTCAATTCTTTAATTTCACATGTATCTGGTCTCAAGTCTGTAATACATATGGCATCATTAGAATGTGATTTTGCAATATCCCGGTCAATACGTTTATTAGCTGTATCACCTCCGTTAGTCAAATATAATATTCCCAAATTTGATAACTGTTCTCTCAGCCACTTCTTACCTATCATTACATGCTGCGCGTAATTAAGGTTCTTATTGTCAGAAGAATTTAACAAAGCAAAATATCTGTCCATATATAGTTCTTCTACGCCTTCTGTTTTCTGGTGGCATTTTGTACATAATGTGATAAGATTATCAAGCGTACTTGAGCCTTTCAATCTTCTTGGTTTAATGTGGTGAACCTCCAATCTACAATTAGACTTCCCACATTCCATACATTTACATCCATCTCGTAAAATTACAGCTTTGCGAATATTCTCATCCAATCTATTGGATTTTTGATATTGCCACCGATATGGTTTATAACCATCTGTTAATGCTCTTATGTCAATAGCAACATCTTCTAGCCAATAATTCGTTATATTTATCCACTTGTTAAGTTGATTGATAATCCTTATTGTTGCTTGACGTTTTTGTAAAATACTTGGTGCAATTCGTCCTTCTCGTTTAGAAGATTTTCTGTTATTAAATCTTGCTGGTCTATATCTTTTGTGATAACGGTGATAACGCCTATATCCACGTCTGACATCCATAAGATGTTTCACATCATTACGCTGTTCAATGACTCCTTTGAAAATCACTTTGTTTCGTATCTGACATTTCTGTACTAATGCGACACCAATATGAAGACCACCGTCATCTATTCCACAACGAATTTCATTTTTACAAATTTCCTTGTCTGGAATTTCCTTTTTAAGTTGTATTACCATTGGATATTTACTAACCAATATTGCGCGCTTCTTACGAATAAGAAACCAAGCTTTCTGTTCTTTTGTTGGTGCTAACTGTTTGCCATCAGCATCTAACACAAAGGCATAATTTGTCATTTCTGACACCTTCCTTTCGGAGAATTTTTCTTCGTGCCAATATCGAGTAGAGGACATGTGTTTCCCTGTTATCAATGCAGGACATTAGCATTGTTTCTTGGTTTGCACTCACAGAGCTTCAGACTGAAGATTACATCTAAAGGTGTGTCTTTGCCTTACTACTTAATGTAGTTCATATCTGCAACATATCTTTCGATAGTAACAGTCACTTAGGCTCGAAACCTATTGTTAAGCCATAAACAAAAGACTTAACGTGTCCACTTTTGTCTATGTTTGCATACATATTTCTATGTTTTTAATTACTTAACAATTAGTCCTTCTTAAAAACTTCTATATGAAAAAAGAACCTAGCAAAGCTAAGTCCTTATCTATTATAATGGAAGATTAGTATTAATACTTCCTAATATCTTCCAACAAAAATTTATTTGCTTCACTTCCCAAAGGTAACATAACATGAACCGTATCACCTACTTTCAGTGAATCGTTGTATTTTGTGGTAAATGGTCTGTCTGCATCATTATATCGAATAATATATTTTTTTGTATCAATTATATCTATAATGACACCCACATATGTTTTGTCATTTACATTATTATTGCTATTTTGAAATATGTTTTCTAGCCCTTTGACAAATAAATTTTGAGTATCCATTTCCTTCCTTTCTAACAAATAGAAGAGAGTAGTAGATATCTACTACCACTCTCTTAAATAGTTATTATTTTTTGTTTACATAATGTAATGAAGCTTGATAAAAATCATTAGCAAACTTATTAAGCTGTTTATCGACTACATTTGTAATAGCCTTCGCATCACTTACACTGCTTACATTAGGGCAATTTAGATTAAGTGTTACGCTTGGAGCAAAATTATTCCTAGTAACACTTTGACCAACCTTACTAGCATCAAAATTCATCTTAGGTGTATTCATTGGCAGATCACCTAGACTAATTTTACTCATTTTCTCCATAATTTCATTCTGAACTGGAACTAAATGCAATGTCTTAGCAAGATTTTCAATCTGTTCCTCAGTAAGAACAGCTTCCTTTTTTTTTGCGATAATCGGTACTTCATCAGCTTTAAGTCCATTAATACCTACATCCTGTACTAAATCAAAGGCTTTATCTTTTGGAAGAGCTTCTATCTTACCAAGCTCAAGACCTTTATGATAACGTTTAGCATAACCATATTTACCTATTTTCTTAGGATGATCTTTTTCTAGCTTGTTCTTTGCTTTTGAAGCATTAGCTGGAGAACCAGCATTTGCAATCCACTTAACGATAAAATATTTGTTACCGATTTGTGTAAAACCATTCGCACCCTTGGAAGCATAATCACTAATATGGCTTGATGCCTGACCGCTTGTGAAATAACCTTTTTTACTTAGCTTTTCATAAGTCCAATAATCATTAGACTTCAGCGCAGGTTTATTCGGGTTATTATTTTTATCATAAGTTACTTTGTGTGTTGATGAACTACTACCACCTGAGCTACCACCTGAGCTACTACCTCCACCAGAACTTGCAACACTTGAAGAAGCAGAGGCAATACCAGCCGCAGCGTTTTTTGCAGCTTGTACTTCAGTATTGGCAGCATTTACAGCAGCATCGGCTTGTCTCTGGCAAAGTCTCTCATATTCTGATGTGAAATTAGCAAGTGTCTGTTGTCTACCGCTTAGTACTTCAGCTTCCCAATTTGCACCAAGAATTTGTGAAGCGTAGAGTTTATTCTTTTCGTCATCGTATTTAGAAGTACAATCTTCCCATTGCTGTTTTAAATTATTATAATAATCAACTTTTTCTTCATAGCTTGTTTTTAGTTGTTCATTACTATTAATTTGTGATTCAATAGCAACATATTGATTTTTGAAATTTTCAATATCTGCAAGATTGTTTGAAAGAATTATACGTTGATACTCTGATCCTAAGTATTGCTTAAGATTCATAGTATCTTGTGCTTCTGAAAAAGCATCGGATATTTCATTCCACTTATCTTTAAACTCATTAAGAGTATCAATATAATTATCAATATCGTCTTGTTGTTTCTTTAAATTAGCAACATCTACATCATATTTTGCATCATGTAATGAATCTTGAGCATCACGAATAGCAGAATTGTCTGTACTATATACAAATTGACCATCTTTTAAAAGATATTTCGTCTTTTGAGAATTTGCTTTATTCAGATTGTAAATAGCTTCTTGTAACTTTTTCTGACGTTCATATTCATCATTTTCATCAGACATAGCGTCAATAATATCCTGAATAGTATCTTTTTTCTTATTAGCTTTTTTGATTTCATCATCATATACTTTTTGAATTGCTGATAAAATAGAATCGTATTTATCTTTCTGTTCGTTAAGTTTATCATTATTCTTCTCAATAACATCAATCTTATCTTTCCATTTATCAATTTCGTCATCGAGAAGTTTTGTGACACCTTTAAGTGCAGCATCATAGATAGATTTTTGCTCATCAATCATATCCTTGACAGCAGAATAGTATTTACTAGCAGAAATTTTACCGTTCTTATACATTCTTTCAAGTTTATCAGAAACATACTGTGAATACTGCTGATATGTTATCTTACCTGCTTCGAGAAGAGCTTTCTGATAAGCCATAAATTTATCAAGATATTCTTCGTTCTGCTTTTCGGCATCGCCACCAGAATTTTTACCACCTGAGCCACCAGAACCAGATTTGCCAGATTTGCCAGAAGATTTATTATTTTTTAGCTTATTGTTATAGTTATTGGTTACACCCTTGCTAGGAGTATAACTTCGTTGTTTACCACTTGAATCTGTTGGAGTAGTACTGAATTTCTTATAATCTACTTTTTGTGCTGCTATATTAGAAGATAAAACTTTACCAAAACTAGATATAGCAGAGCCAATTGATTTAAGAGAAGAAGAACTTCCCTTAATATCATAAGTTAGATTCGGAATATCACCGCCAACAACCTCTTTGCCACCAATTTTAATGGCTGAGAAATGTTCAACTCCATTTACTTTTGGGGCAAAATTTATTGTAGCTTTGAAATTGCCTATCTGATTACCAAGTTCAGCAAATAATGTACTTACAGCATTTGCCATCTGTTCAATAGAAGCGTTGGTATTACCTGCTATTGCTTGTGATGCTAAAGCTTGATTATCTACACTATTAGTAAGACTATTTGCAATCTCGGAAGTGGTTGTTCCCATAGTACTTGCAATCTGGTCAGCCATATAACCGCCATTTTGAACAATATAAGCTAAATCCTCTGCAATAACCTGTGCATGAGCAGTAAACTCATCTGAACCAGCCGTAATAGCCCCACTTGTAATCTGTTCAAGTGAATAGATACTGTCTTGATACTGATTAATGCCTTCAATAGCTGAAGCTAGGTCACTCTGAGCATTGTCAAGAGCTTGGTTTGTTCCATCAGATATAGCTTCACCATTTTCATTCCATGCTGCTGAATTATTTTGTAAATCATCCGTAAGAGCAGACAACGTTTCAGCCATAGAAGTATATCCATCAAGATATTCCGTAGCTGATATTTCTCCCTTATTATAACTATTAATAAGGTTTGACATACTAGAAGCTACTTGCTGTGTAGAATCCGTAAAGAATTGTTGTGCAGCCGCAGCTTGATCCGTAAACTCACTAAAATCTGTATTGGCTAATTCATTACGAATTGACTGGAAATAATCATGTGCTGAAATTTTACCATCCTGAAATTGCTGACTGAGATACGAAATACGATCACCAAAATCTGAACCATCAAAGAGAGTAGAGAAAGAGGTCGGTGTTTCATTAGTTTCATTAGCTTCTATATCTTCACTAGCATCGCCCAATGCAATAATTGCATTTATAAAAGCTTTAGTTGCGTTTGTTCCATCTTTTGTAATTAAATCAGCATCCTTTATGGCTTTGGTAAGTTTAGGATATTGATTAAGTGTTTTTTCGTCAAGCTTTCCAGCCTGTGCAAGTTCAATAAGATCATCTTTGGTAGCCTCAATATCTTTCGTATTAAAAATATCATCTACAGATATTTCATTATATTTTCCAGGATCTAAAGATTTATATATGAGTTTAATTGCATTTTCGATTTGACTATACTCATTTTTTTGCTTATCTGTAAGATTCTCATAATCAACAGCTTGATAATCGCTTTTCATATTAATTAATGTTTCAAGCTGTTTATTCAAAGAACTTGTTACATTATCAATACTTTCTTTTGCACTGTTCATATCATCAGCAAGATATTCTGCACCATTTTCTTTACCATATTGATCATTATACTCTTTTTCTTTTTTTGATAATTTTGTATATTGATCTTGTAATAATTCTAATTGTGCAATTTGCCCTGATATATCTGTTTCTTTTGGATCTAATGCATTAATTGAATCCTTGTAATAATTTTTAGTCTCTTTAACGTTCTTTTCACTAATATTATTTGCATATAATTTATCAAAATTCTCACTATCAGTGTTTAAAAGATCTTGTTGTTTAGATTTTTGAATACGTTCGGCAGCGTCTGCCTGTAACTGTAATAATTTATTTTTCTCTTTAAGGTCTTCTAATTCCCCTTGCTCTGTAAATGTAAGCTTGTCTTTTCCGTTTAATTCATCTATTCTTTGCTGAGTTGTTTCGAGTTCTGAATTAATGGATTCAAGATTGCTTTGAGCTTCACTTAAGTCACTTACAGCCTTGCTTCTTGCTTCTTCTGCTTCGTCAACAGTAAGTGTAAGAGCATCATAAATCTTATATATTCCAGTAGCAACTAATGAAATTACACCAACCCATGCAAAGACTGCATTTAAAGCACCAGCAGCACCAGTGAATAATCCTGTTATTTCGCTACCTAAACTACTCATAAATATTCCAAACTTAGAAGTTTCACTTGCTACTTTGCCAACAGAAGCCGCAGTAGTTGTACCCACTTCTGCAACATCTTTCATTAACACTTCATTATTTTTAGCTAGTTCAGAAACTTTTGTTGCTACATCATCAGCCTTTGTAGCAGTAGAAGTTAATGCCTGTTCTACATTTGAAACTGTTTGAGCAACGTTGCCAAAATTAGGAACTTCATGTTCAGTCATAAGTTTTTGACCATTCTGATCCAACTCAGAAATGATATTAGCCATAGCTACAGAGTAATCTTCATGCTCTTGCATGAGTTTTATTCCAGATTGATTTAATTCAGAAACAGTAGCAGAAATATCTTTAATTTGTTCTTTATCATTTCCAACTAAGCTACCACCATTAATAGCAAGTTCATGAACACGAGAAGAAATGTCTCCACCACTTTGAGAAGTAGTATTTGTTGTTTGAGCGATAGTTTCTTGCTCTACTGCATTTTTCTGTGCATTTGTAGCAGCTTTATTTTCCAGTTTTGCTTGAGTATTTCTTTCGATAGAAGCTGTATTACTATCAAATTGAGCTGTGCTAGAAGAAAGTTCAGGATCTAACGCAGAATCTCTCATCAAGACTTCGTTATTACGAGCCATTTCAGAAACAATATCTGATACGTTAGCGAATGTTTCTTCATGCTCATGCATAAGTTTTTCATCTGTCTTAGCTAAATCTGACATAATGTCTGAAACATGAGAGAAATTTTCTTCATGCTCATGCATTAATTTCATGCCAGCATGGTTTAACTCAGTCATAGTTTTTGAGATATCAGTAGTACTTTTTCTAATACTCTCAGGATTAGTAAGTGTTTCACCTCTTGAAGTCATTGCAGATACACGAGAAGAAATGTCATCTTTTTGAGCATTTGCATTTTCTTCTTTTGCTATAGTATTCTCTTTAAGGGTAGAAGTGTTCTCTTTTAACTGAGATGTATTTTTTGCTAAAGACTCATTATCTACCGTGTTTGTTAATTTTTGATTGTTAACAACCATCCGATGAACCGCATCGGTTATGCCGTTATCAGAAGTAGAAGTTTCTATTTTCCCAATAGAAGATGAGGTATTAGCAACTCGTTTAGCAGTATAATTTTTCCCCTTGTCACTTATTTTACTATTACCAAGAAGGATATTTACTTGATCTTCCGTAAGTTTGATAGCATTATCTCTTAAATTTTTATTTGATAATGCCATTTTTATTGTCATCTCATCATATTCTTTGGCAATGTCTTCAAAACGTTTCTTTAAAACAGCTTCGTCACCATAGCCATTTACAGGATCTAAAGAAGCTGTAAAACCCTTTATTTTTTTAGTTACTTCATCTATTTTGCCAAACGAAGAACCTAGATTTTTTATTCGCTTTATGTTATAATATTTACCAAACAGAGGAGGAAAATACTATGGATTATAATGCAGCAAAAAGAATGATAACCAATGGCGAGGGATTATATAATAATGCATTAATTTCTCTTGTTAGAAATATAAATGATAATATTGATAGTAATAATGTTACACAAGGAATATTAAATATTAAAAAATTAACACACTTAGAAGATGAAGATGTTATAAAACTATGGAATGAGTTGACAACCAATCCTGCTGAAGAACATATAGATAAAATTAAACAATCAGAAGAATATAAAAATACCTTATATTGTCTTCAGAAAGGAATTATCACTAATGAGCATCTAAGTCCTGAAAGAATTAGTTATTTAAAAAACCAACTTAAAAGAGACATCGAATACTATGATATTAAAGATGGTACATTAATGATTAGAAATCTTGTAAATTGTAGCGATGAAATAGCTCGAACTATTTTTATTGATTTAATGGATATAAGAAGTCAAGAAAAAGAGCAAGAGAGACAATCTCAAGAACAATACGTTCCTAAATGTCCAACATGCGGATCACCCGATATACAAAAAATATCAGGAACAAAGCGTTGGGTAACAACTGGATTATTTGGTGTTGCCAGTGGTGATTTGGGGAAAACTATGGTTTGCAAAAATTGTGGATATAAGTGGTAATAGGAGAGAAGAGTAGATGAAGGTCTACTCTTTTATTTTCAAATTAAATCAGAAAAATAGGAGAACATCTTATGCTTACAAAAGATCAAGAGAAAATATTACGTTGGTTACTATCTCTCAAGACAGATATAAAAAATACTATTACAATAAGCAATTCAATGACAAAATATCCAAATGGATATACCGATAAACAGATTATCAAAAAATTGAGTGAATTTGAGAACCTCGGATTTGTCACAATCAAATGGTATAGCCAAAATCATGACAATCTCAATTATGCCGTTGATGTAATGGTATTAAAAGATGGCATTAATTATTTTGCTGATAAGAAAAAGAATAGAACTTCTAGTAAAAGAGATTGGATAAAAACTTATATTCCAGTAACAATTTCATTTATAGCATTACTTAAATCATTTGATACGGAAATTATTTGGCTATGGAAGCAATTAATGCAATTGTTGAAATAATAACAGGAGTCCAAAATGTTAATCTAGGGTGTCTATCAGTAAATTGGTTCATTGGAATAATTATTTTGTCATATATAAAATCTATTTAAATCACGACCTTTCTGTATAATAAAAGAGAGTCATTTCTGACTCTCTTATTTTTTGTTTCAAAATATTTTACTGCAATGTTTTTACAATTCCACGCCAATAATCAAAACGTCCTTTGATATAGTAGTTTATGCACCGATACATCTTTTTCTTTCTAAGAATAAATTATATAATTCTATATCTACATCAGGATTTTGTTCAATAAATTTGTCGAATGTTTTAAGTATTTTATTGTTAATACTTTTTAATTTTTCTTTATTTGTGTTTTTAAATAATATTTCATTATCGGTATCTGTTAAGTCATTTTCAAATCTAAAAATATAACCTTTTATATCTTGGACTTTTCTATTACAACATGTGGATATTACTGATCTTGAAAAGTATTGTCCAAATAATTCTTTTGATTTTTTGGATAATTCAGCCCCTGATTTGAATTTTATTCCATTATTAAGACAGATAATAGATTTAATATTTTCTGGGATGTCTCCCTTGTGAAATACTGCACGTTTTCTTTCTTGTTCTGCATTGTACAAACATATTTCAGCGTTTGCACCCCAATTTAGCCAACGTCTAATAGTTGTTTCACCCAATTTTAGTATTTTTGATATATCTGAAGTAGTGTATTCAGGATGATTATTTTTTAGTTTCATAGCTTCTACCTGATAATTTCTCAAGGAATTTTTTTCACATTTCGACCATGAAATATTTTCTAGGTCAAAGATACCATCAAAATTGTTTATTATAGATTGTTTAATGTTAAATTCATCAGATATTCGTACAACAATATATCCATTCTGTTTTGCACATTTATCTTTTTCCATATCAATAAAAATAGACTCTTCTTTTGTTTGTCCACTCATTGAATTATTTGTTCTATGAAAACCACCATCGGTTTCTATAATAAGTTTTTTGCTTTCAATTACAAAATCAGAAATGCCATAACATTGTTTATTTTTATATATATTAAAATATGTACACCAATCAAATTTAACTTCAGTATCATAAAAATCAATCTGTTTTTCAATTATTAATTGATCCAATAAACTTCTCATATATTTTGACAACTTTGATAAAGAATCTGAGCAAGAACATAGGAATCCGTTATTTGAATATATATCTGAAATAGAATATTTTTTCTTAGAAACTTTGTGACAATATGGGCATATAGGATATATTTTATAGTTTGAACATTTAGTATATTTTTTGGTTATTTCTTTATCGTCATCTTGAAAATATTGAATCATCCAAGGGACAGTTGTTGCTATATCATTTATTCCTGGCACAATAATTTTAGAAGCACAACAAGGGCACCCACAACCTTGTTTTAAGATCTTTTCAGCTATCCATCCATTGTCCCAACCACATATATTACATGAAATATCATACCCATAAACCAATTCTGTTTTTCCATCTTTTCTATTAACTTGTTTATTTTTATAACCAATTATTTTTAAATCTCTATTATTATCTTTAATAGTATCATTAATATTATATAAATACTTATGTTGCTTTTTGTAATTAATTAATCTTGCAATTCTCGCTTTTAACAAATCATCACTTGTTAAACTTTTGATATTGTCATTATATTGCAAAACTATATTATATTTTCCATTAGTATTATAATCTACTATTTTAATAAGCCCTTCTATTTCTTCATATATAAAGTGCAAATCCTGCCCTATGCTTTTATTCCACAATATTTGTCCACTTTTTCTTTTAGGTAAATTATCAAAAAATACTTTCCTCATATAATTCCTCACTTTCAATTAAAAATTTGCAATAAAAAAGAGTAGTCAATTATTTATTCTCTCTTTGACCACTCAGACGTTAATATATTTAATTTTTCATCTTTGATATAAACCCAAAACATTTTATGTGTTTCAGGATGTAACCCTACTAGCTCATATCTGACTCCATGAGATGCTAAAAAATCTCGAAGTGGAATAGAGTAGCATGGAAATAATTTTGATTGTTTCATTCCTTTTAATCCTTAATTATGTGCATAATAAAAGAGCCAACTACAAAGTAATTGACTCTTATAACATATATACAATTTTATATTCCTTATAAAGTTTTTAAAATATTTCTCCAATAATCCAATCTAAATCTGACAGACTCGGCAGAATTAGTACCATTCATAAGATTATTCTTGTATTCAGTATTATCGTTGTATGTTGCCAAGAATTCACTTACTTTCAGAGCAAATTTCTCAAAGCTCTTTTTGTCTTTACAAATTCTATATGCTGCAAAACACAATACAGAAATACTTGTCTTTGGAATTTTCACATCTTCTTCAAGAGATTCATCAAGTTTATTGATTGCGGTTTTGATGATTTCAATCTTTTCTGGCTCAACTTTGTCATTATAGAATTCGATAAAATTCTCTTTATCCTTACCTCTAAATGAAGCAAAATCGTTATCTTTATTAGTAGAGCAGAGCATCAGTGTTTCAAGTGCGATACTCTGATCGACTGAACTTTTCAACTGAGCAGATGTCAATCTCTTTTCAAAGAATGGGAGAGAGACAATATCAAAAATTGCATTGCTGAGTTCATCCGACATATCAGGTGTGAGCTTCTGTGAAGTATTCAGAGGTTTTCCTGAATTGAGCCTTCGGAACATTTCTCTTACATCTTTGTCCGTATATTCCGTAATTTCATATACTGTGATAGCAGAACTATCCAACTCGTCCTTTACAACTTGATCAAGTTTGCTAAATTTCAATCCTGCAATGCTATATTCAGTTCCTTCAATTATAACTGGTTCTGCCTTTTTAGATATGGCAAACTCATCGTTGTAGAATCCTTTTAACGTACTTAATCTCTGCACACCATCAATAACATATTGTACACCATCTTCAGAAATAGTATAAACTGGTGGTACAATATATCCTCTTAAAAGAGAGTCAATAAGCAATGATTTGTTTGGATTAGACCAAACAGATTCTCTTCTTTGTAATTTGTGCTTTAATACAATTTTCTCTCGTTTCATTTTTCCTATCAATGGCTTAACTGGACAATTTTCTCTTGAAACTTTCATCGTGCTACCTCCTTCAAAAATTGAAAATTTTTACTATTTTGAAGATAACACAGATACTAAATTTTGTAAATAGATGTGAACTCAATTTCACAAAATATTCTATTTTTGTGTTCCAAAAATCGACAAAATGTTCTATCTGTTAATCAAAAATACTACATGGTATAATAGCACCAAGCATACTACGACTGTATGACCACATTGCAGTCCATTGTCACGGCAAGTGCTTGGTACTTTTCTTTAGTTACCATGTGGGAGTGTCAATTTATAGTTTGACACGAACTATTGGAAATAAATATTCAGCCCATTCTGGGCAATACAATTTTCCCAACTTTTAAGAAATACTATAAAGAAGGGAGGTAGAATTGGAAGTATTTAAAATACTTGTAAGTGGTGGACTTTTAGTATACGGTTGCCATTTCCTTTGTGTCATAGTTGATACAATTGGAAAGTGTTATACTGTTAATAAATGTAAAGACTATACGGATTCCCAAACCAAGTCTTTATCACAAATGTTCACCAAGACTAGAAAAATCTTTCGTAAATAATCTACTTTTTGTATAAGCCAAATATTTATTTCTCCTTTTTTTCCATAATTGAGGGCAGGTCATCACGACTGTCCTCTATTTTATTATTCTCCATAAAGTAAAACAAATGTTTAGACTTTACAGAAACTTTACGCATGATATAATATTCATTGAGGTGGATGCACTGAAAACAGTGCAAAATGGGAGCTAGACAATATCTACACGGCTGTCTTTACTGAGGCTTGAGAGCAAAGCTTTGCTTCTCCTTATGTATGTATATATGTTAGGAGGGATTTTATGAAGTTTACTATTATGTTTAATGGTACTAGCAGATTTGTGATTGCGGTCACAATTCTTGTTATTGTTCTTAAATTAATGTAGTGAGTCTAGTGAGGGAATATTATATCATTTTCATATATAAGAGAGTAGAGGATTCTGCTCTCTATTTTATTATTCTCTGTTTTTACCTCTTTGCTTTTGATTTAGAGGATTTTAGTTATGTTAGAACATAAATTAACAGAATAATGAAATATGGCTTTCATATTCTGCGAGAAATCATGCTCGTTGAACTTTCCATATATTTATATCTTTATCCCAACATTGCTTGCGCAATTGCTACTATTGGATTATATGATATTACTAAACGTTATATGGTTAGCTGCCAGTTACTTTTGTTCCCATTGTAAAGTACTTAGACCATATTTTTTAGTCATATACATCTCACTATCGACCATAACTTTGCCGATTGACTTTTATATCTTTCGATTACATTCACGCCTGTCTAAAAATAGACTACGTTGTAGTGTAGTGAGCATTAGGGTTTCAGGCAATTCGTTCTCTTTTTATTTTAAAACTTTCATCCTATGGAATTGATTTTATTGCCATTATAATAATCTCTCTCCCATAGTAGACCGAATAAATCTAGGTTTATTGTATCCTTTAACGGATTAATCGAAGTTTTGAACTATATTTTTAATAGCTAGTCCTGCTAATAAAGGCTTTAAAATACCAACATTTTTAATTATAATATCTAGTATATCAATTATTTTTCCGCCTGCATTTATTAAGCCCTTAAGGAACTTTGAATTCAAGGTATCATTTGCAAGTTCTTCAAGCTTTGCTTTTGTCTGGTCGATTGAATACTGGACACTCTGTTGATATTTAGAATTTTCTTCACGAGCTGAACCTTCTGCATTAGTTGCTTCACCATATGCTTTCTTTAATACATCTACTTGTGAAATGGCTGCTGCTAAGGCATTGATTTGGTTTTTGCCTGCCAGTTTTTCAAGAAGGCTGGCACGATCTACATCATTTAAATCCTGCCATTTCTCTCCGATACCTATAATAATATCATAGATATCCTTAAATGTTTTTCCGTCTGATTTCATAATATCGAAACCAGTCATACCTTTAATTAAGGCTTGTAATTTCGAGGTGGATTCGACCATTCCATCAGTATCTTCGCCAGCTTCTTCTAACTCTGTTTTTGCACCACGAATCCTGGCACTAACAGTTTTCCACATATTTCCTACTTTTTCAGGATCTTGAAGTACACTGTTTGTTGCAGTAACAAGTGCTACGGATTTTTCAAGAGATGTATTTGCAGCATTAAATGAAGCGGCACTTCTTTGCAATGCCTCACCTATTCCAGATGACGAGATCGGCTCTCGGTTTGAAACTTCATTAAATACATCGACTATATGTTCCGCTTGATCCGCTTCAAGCTTAAAACCTTTAAGTGTTGAAACTAATGATTCGTTTGCTTCATCAATATTGATTCCATCACCAACATTTTTATAAAGTAATGATACTTCTGCTAATTCCTTAGAATCTGGAATATTATAACCATTCTTTGACCATGCTGTGGTGGCAGCAATAGTATCAGAAATAGTTGAACCCATTTCTTTTGCTATATTTGCATAACTGTCAAAATCAGCATAAATCTGAGATACGCTATCTTCTGAAACTTTAGCGAGTTCTGTAATTTGTGTATTTAACTCAGTTACAGCAGAAGCAGCTTGCTTGATTAGATTAATAACATCATAAAATCCAAACATACCTGACATCTGAGCAGCTAATTGATGAAATCCACTATTCTTTAATGTATCAAAGAAACTTCTGCCAGCACGACCAGCTTCAACTTCAGCATTATAAATTTTCATAATCTCGCCATGAATTCTATCCAAACTCATGCTAGGATTACCACTTTCAATTTCCGTATAGTAAGCTCTAATTTTAGCTTTTGCCTCAGAAGACATCTTACTATTTTCATTGAGAAGCTTGTGAATCTTGTCTAATTCTTTCTGACCTGAAACAAAGTTATATCCCTTTTCAGCAGCCGACATATTAGTAACAGTAGCGATAGTATCTTTGATTTTCTTTTCATAGTTATCTAATCGGTTGATATCATCACTTGTCACCAAACTAGCATCTTTACCCTTTAATTCATTAAGCAGAGTTTCATACTCTTTAACAGCGTCCTTGACAGCTTGTACATTCTTTAAATATTCATCACTTGTCCAACCACCATCGTTGAATCTATCAATGGTTGTTTTGTATTTATCAATCTTGCCATTATAAGAATCCAAGCGTTTATCATATTTATTGAAATTTACATTGGCATTCTGTTCTTTGGCTTGTGTATTTTCCTTAACTTTCTGAGTATTCTGTTCTAATACATTATTCTCTTCTTTGATGGAATTAGTAGCAGAATCTACAGAAGCAGAAATATCTTTGTCAGGAAATGCGTCTTTCTTTTCAGATGAAATATTCGTTTTCTGTCCAATCTTACTTTGTGCATCAGCCAATTTCACAGCTTCTTTTGCAGCGTTTTGATACGCATCACTAATATTCTCCACTTGTTTGACAGCACCACTCGTATCGCCACCCATATTACTCATGTTTTTATTAACATTGAGAATATTCTGACTCAGTTCAGAAAGTGATTTATCAATATTTTGGATAGAAGAGAGTAATGTCTTCGTACCAGAATCATCTACTTTACCAAAAGCTTTACTTAAACTCTGTACTTCTGATACAATACTTGATAGTTCCTTTGATAAATTCTCAAACTGTTTGAAATCACCTGTTCCCTTACCAAGAGAGTCAAGCATTTTTTCGAGATTGGAAATTACATTTCCAAGTTTTTTCTCATCAATATTTAAGTTGATTTTATATTCTTTGCCTTCGAGAGTATCCATTTTGTCTTGGAGTTCTTTTGTGTCCAAAAGTAACTTTTTGACATTAGATTCAATCTCCATGCTATATTTATACATTCCTGGCATTTAATTTCCTCACTTTCTTAAAATTTCATCAACTCTTTTATTTATAATTTTGTCTAAACGACCATTAAATCCACTTTCGATATCTCGCTCTACATACATATATGGAGGGATGGATCTATGCATCATCCAATGACCATGACCATGTTCACCATTCATAAACATATAATCAAATGCAAGGCTGGCATTTAATTTCTGATGATTACCTTTTTTATTAGAATATTTTCCATCTTCTCTTGGTGCATCATAGGTATTTCCCCAACCATACCCAGCCCAACCGATATAATTATCCATTGCACCTGAATCTACTGAAAAATGAAGAACATTTCCTTTACCTATTGTTCTTGTAGAATCGAGAATTTTCATGAAGTTATATGTTCTTTCATACGACTGTGGAGTGTAATCGTTATACCAATCTATCAATGAATATCTAACAGATTCTTTTAGAAGTTCATTTGCTTGCGGAGCAATTTCTTCTGCAATATGATTTTCAATTCTGTCTAACTTCTTTTTAAAATCTGTATATATATTTTTTGCCAATTCCAATCACCTCCAAAAATTTCACTATTTTTACACTAAAATAAAATAGGAGAGCGGTATAACCGCTCTCCATAAGAAAAACCCTATACGCTATGACACGTATAGAGCCTAAATATTTAATCATTATGTATAATTCCGTATATTAACCCTACAACTCCAAACACAAAATAGTAATGTGCAGTGGTTAATACAAATGGAATAATTGGTTGCAACACTTCAATACAAATTTCATCTACATTGAATAATGTAAGAATCCATCCGCATAGAAGTCCGTATAATATTCCACCTATCATTTACCATACCACCTGAAAACGTGTATCAGATTCCATTACTGCATAACCATATTCCCTTAAGTTTCAACAGTTTCTTTACTAATAAAGCCATCAATCATAACTGTATGTTTACCTTCATGAATAGCATCATCAATATAATAATCAATCTCATCAATAGTTTTCTGTAACATAGAACGGCTTTCTTCTGTAATTTTTCTAGCTTCTGTTGCTGCAATCATAATATTATTTTTCCTCCTTCGAAATAATTCACTCCAATCAAATAATCCAGAAGTGGTTGTATTTATATTACGAGGTATTAACTTAACTTTGTTTTTCTTCTTTTTCTTTTTGGACATAAATAATTTCCTCATGAAATTTGAATTTCTACACCTCTTTAAAATTTGCAGTAGTTTTAAGTTTATAATCATCAAGAATCTTTCTCAAATCATCGTCAGACAAACTATCAAGTTTCTTACTAACGGCATCAACAAGCGGTGTGAGAGTAGCTTCGCCAAGAGTCTTAAATCTTTCCACCTGCTCTGTGATAAAGCTGTGGATCTCATATTTATTCTGCAAAATATCCGATTTCTTAATTGATAACAAATGTTTAAACTCTGCAATTTCCTCATATGGAATAAGTGGAGCAGTAACATCATTGCCAATAAGAAGAATATCGAACAGTCCAGATTTCTTTAACTCATCATATTCCTCAAAGAATCCTTCAGTCTCTACAGTAAGGTTTGTGTAGTTCTCAATAAAAATTCTTGTCATTAACAAATATTCAGCAGAAGAATTTACTTTTATGTTTCCTGTCTCTTTATCAATCATAGTTGCTTTCAGTAAATTAGCAATAAGCGCATCCTTCTTAACAAATGGCACATAAGAGATAATCTCAAGATTATCTTTAATATACTGATCCTTTAATGACTCTGTGCTACGTTTATTGTACTCATCTATAAAATTTTTAATTGTAATCTTTTCCATAATTAATATTCCTTTCATTCCTTTATCTCATTCAATACCCACTTACATGAAAATACATGATCATAAGTGTAAACAGTTAATATATCATTTTGGCTATTATATTCAGTCCGTTCTATCTGAGGGCTTTCATTCATAATTGATATAAACTCATGTGAATTAACAGCCCAGTTATGTTTTATCAGATACTCATGTATCTCATCATCTATCATGATTTTGCTTTCTTAGCTTCTTTACGAAGTTTCTTTAAAGTATCAAATTCTACCCATCCACCGTATTTTAAATTACGGCATATAAATGTAAGATTAGCCTCTGGATATTTACACCACATCATTTTCCTTTTAAGTAACGACATAGAATCGGGATTTCCTTTCACATCGAAAACCTGTAAAGTACCATCAGCCCATGTTACATTAAAATCACTTCGATATTTAATTGGTAGAATTGTTTTTCCATTATATTTAAATTTTTCTTGAAGAACATATTCTACTTGGCGTTCATATGATAATATTTCTCCACTTCTCATCCTAGGCTCAATGAATTCTTGCAAAAATCTAAGCTCCGTTAGACTGTCATAAGTCACGCCTTTATATGTTCGATTTTTCTTACCTTGTTCTGAAATATCTACATGATATTTTGATTTAGCTTTTGCTATTCCCATTCACTCCCTTACATAACAAAAGAGCAGCCTCCGAAGAAACTGCTCTTTCCTTTAATATTAAATTCTAAATGTGATAGGTCGTAATTCCCAATGTGCATTAGGATATTGACACATATTACTTATTACGAAATTATGTACTTCATTCATATCTCCAAAGTTCTTATCAATATGAATTACTTTACCTCCTAACAATTCAAATTCTTCACAGATTACGTTGTAAAATGTTTTCTCCATACCAATTAATTCTCCTTATCTTTTAATACAAAACAAATTGTACAAATCAACATGTAATGCATGAGATAAAGATATAGCATGAGAGAGTAGTATATCAGATGTATATCCATTTTCAAGATTAGATATTGCAGTTGCTGACAATCCTGTACGTCTCGCAAGTTCTGATATTGACATATTCTGTTGATACCTATATCTGCCTATTTCATTCTTCATGTATTTAGTCTGTGTATAATCTGTTTTTCTATACATATATAATAAGGAAGAAATTCATAAGTTGAATTACTGGATTTTATGGTATAATAAAAGTATTAGGGTTCATCCTTAATTGGTAACGACATTACTTCTGGCTTTAATTTATCATGATAGATATCATCGCCCCCAGCGGCTTCGTAAATTTTCCCTAACTCCGTAAAAGTTTTTAATCCAGAATTGTCAACATAACCTTTTTCAGAAAATTTAGCATGTAATCCATATAACTGATTTCTTAATGTCGCAACTGTCCGCTCTTTATCAGCTCTTTCTTTTTCAGTTAATTGACATTTTATATCATCTATACCCTTTGACATTTTAGATATTTCTTTGTATTGCCAATTATCATGTTTTTCTAAAGTGGTTATTCTGTCTTCAATTGTTTTTTTATCTTCTTCAAATCCAAATTTTATCCTAAAAGTCTTTTTTATCTTTCCGAATAAAAAAATAATTTTATCAACTCCTAAGATTATAATAAACACGTCCAAGATAACAGTTGGAAAATCTAAATTCATTAATGCTTTTATTTCATCCATTTCATTTTGCACCATCTGAGCCTTTCCTTATATTAATTTGAGGAATTCAGATGCTGTAATTTTAAGACCATTATCTCCAAACTTCTGTTTTGAGGCTCTTACAAGACCATTACCATATTTGCCAGGACATTCTACACCATTCGGATTAATACCATTAAGATACATAAGTATCTCAGCCGCAGTTACCATATACTGTCTTTCTCCCTTTTTAACATAATGAGAGCCAAGAGCTACCTTAGACTTGCGACCAAATATTCCATCTTCCCCGATGCCCTTTTTATAATCAAGGTTGATAGCATGTTGTAAAACTCTAGCTTTCATTCTGTTGGTTTCTTTTCCGACAAGTCCATCAACAGCAATTGTATGTCCTGTAAAATTAATAGCATGTTGCTGTCCTAATCTTACGAGTGAATTTCCACTTGGCTTTGACTGAGTAGAAGTAGATGGCTTTGGAGTAGAAGTAGAAGCCTTCGAACCATTTGTAATATTAGTACATACATGACTTCCATCCTTAAGAATCAAATCTCCTCTAAGTAAATATGCATCACTTGTTAAATATTTTGAATCTGTAAGTATCGTTGCACCAACTGCTTTACAAGCTGCACGAAGAGTAGAAGTAGTATTGGATTTATTGAAATTCTTTAATGTTGAAATTCCAAGTTTATAACCAGCCGCTATAATATTTGCTGAAACACCTGCTGAACAATCAGCTTCACAAGCTATTGTAATTTTACTTGCATCCCAGTTACTAGCTTTAAGATGATTGTAATATGAGAGACGCGCATTCTGGTCATATCCAATTAAATTGTTCTTAGCTGCCTTTTCTGCATTAAGAGCTAACTGCTCACGCACATTCGCAGGAAATCTGATTACACATTTCCAATTATGATTATACCAAGAACGAATATACCATTCAGTACCACTCTGATCGCCAGCTTTTCCACCAGAATAACGACCTCGTTCATCATGTCCACAATTTGAAATCATAGTGATTCCTCCTTCCTAATTTTCTACAATAAAAAAGAGACTCTTTAAGTCTCTAAATCATTTATCATATTTTATTTTTCATGTTTAAGATCATACAATGAGGTTGTAATGAGTGAATCTAAATAATCCTCAAAATCACTATTAGCCTCTTTGAGACATTTATATACCGACTGATTAAGTGCCTGAATTGCCTTCTGTTTTGCAATTTCTTTTACTTCATTCATCTTATCCTTAGTCCATGCATCAGTACCCTTTATGTCTTTGACCTCTGTTTCATATACTGACTTGACAGCATTTTTAACTTCTCTATAAAGAATCAAGGCATACTTATCAAGTTTCTTTGTTTTCAGATATTTATAAATCTGTGTCCCAATCGGAACTAAAATTACTGTCCAAATAGCAGAGAGCAGTGTCATCCAATCTAAACCCGCTAAAAAATCCTTCATCGGTTAATCCTCCTCTTCCTCAATTTTCTTACTATTCCATTCTTTATATAACTCATTTATTTCTTTTGATCTTAGCCAAGCAAAAACAACACGTTTATTTCTGCCTGGAAAAATATCAACTAATTTCCCTCGTGACAAAGGTGAACTTAAATACATACAGTTTTGAGTCATATTAGGAATGTAAATTACATCTTCTGAATCGTATTCCCAATTAAATACGTCACTATATTCTTTAATATCCGTTCACTCCATTCTATTTATAAGCGTAAAAAATAGGGCTACACAAAATACTGAATAGTAAATGCGTAACCCTATACAATTAAAAAATTCAACTTACTATTCAATATAATCATTTCTTCTGTACCAGCTTATTATCAGTTTTTGAAGTCTGTTCTTTATTAGGAGTAGTATTAACTGTCTTTTTATTTTCTCCTAAAATTTCATTAATGACCTTTTTAACATCTTTATCAAAACTATCCAACTCGGATAAATCACATTTTAATAATTCTTCTTTTGCTTTTGCTTTATCTTTTGTTTTATTATATTCATAAATTGCAAGATAAATTGTATAGTGTGGAAGAGTATCAGTTACTGTTCTCCAAGGAGTATAAGTTTTAATATTCTGACATGTATGACAAACTCTATAAGGTTTTCCACATATTGCGCAAATTGCGTTATTTTCTAATGACATATAATAATTCCTTTCATAAAAAGAGTGGTATATTTCAACCACTCTTATTTTTAAATTAGTCCTCAGATACTAAGATATCGAAAAGCTTACCATCCTCAGCACAGTACTCCTTATTAAGAACATAAGAAGCTGGATGCTTACCATCAGACTTAAGAGAAAGCTCTACACTTGATGGATCAATCTGTGCTCTTGGACAACGGATAACACCAGCATATACAAGGTTCTTATTACATGGATCGTGGAAGATTGCATGAATGAGAAGTGTCTTAACCTCTGGTACACCATCAGTTCTCTTAATTACCTGAACTGCTGTAGCTGTCTCCTTCTCATAGTTCACAAATACACGACCAGTTGTTCCCTCTGGAAGAGTAATTGTTCTGTTAGCTGCATCAATAGTGAACTTGTCTTCACCCTTTGTAGCAGATACAGTATATGTCTTACCGAATGTGTTATTATCATTAATAACCTTAACATACTTAACCTCTGCACCCTTTGTACCAACTGGAACATATTTAAGCTCTACAGTTGCACCAGCTCCAATTGCAATTGTCTCAGATACAGGCATCTTAATCTTATTTGTATCAGAAGCTACAGCCTTTGTTGAACCAAACTGTGAAGCAGCAAGGTCAAGAGAGAAGAGTGAGTTAGTGAAATCAAATGTACCTTTCTGTGCCTGATAGAATGTCTGGATTGGTGTACCCATCGCATCAGTAACATCTGTACCATCGGCACTTGTTTTAAGAGATGGATCTTCGACCTGTGTATATCTACCAGTAAGCTCCATTGTAGCAGGATCATATTCCTCTACGGCTCTAATTTTCTCAAGAATTAATTCATTTGGGTTAAAGTTAGCCATTTTTATTCCTCCTTAATAATTTTGTGGCAATAAAAAAAGAACTCTAATCGAGTTCTCCAAGCCAATCTATTTGTTTTTTGTCTATATCATCAAAGCTTATTCCGAAACCAGAATAGCCAGATTGCAACAATAATTGTGCATTTTTAATTTTTCCTATACGTTTTACAGAATCCATAAACGCATTAATTTTCATATTCCAAACTTGTTCATGATTATATTTAAATCCTTCTGAGTTAATCATAGCGGATATCATATTTTTTAATTGAGAATGATATTCTTTATTTTTTGCTCGTTCCATTTCTTCTTTTGCATCTTCTATTAATACCATTTTAGTAGAATTATTAGCTGGAATTCTAAAATCTCTTTCAATGAAATGTGTTTTGCAAAGATAATCAATTATCATATTATAGGTAAATTCATCTATTATTACTGGTTCTAAAGATACCTCATCGAAGATATAATTGCCGAATCTATTATCTTCTGATAATTGATTTATTAAAGTACCTTCATCTGCATTAACGAATTTTGCAGCATCAATTAAACTTGTAAAATGATGTAACTTTTTGCCCTTTATATTACTACCAATTAATTCATAGATATTCCCTGTAGGAATTGCTTGATACAAAAAAATTGAATCATCATCTTCTTTTTGTCGAACCTGAAATTTAGAAAAATCTAAATCTCCAAATATAATAGAAGTTTTTTTAATTGGAAATGCTTTATAGAGCAGTGTATAGAATAATTGAAATGGTTGTATTTCAGTATAATCTATTCCACCTTCCCATAATTGTACCTTTAAAGATTGTGGCGTAGCTGTAAAGTTATACAACATTGAATAATAATCTTTTTCTGAAAAATCACATATTTCACCCAATGTAGGTTGATGTAAGATAATATGTTTTTGAACTATAAAATCTTCACCACGATATATCTTTAGTTCATCATTCTCATAGTGTTCTTCCTTGCCTATTGCCAAGATTCGTTATTCCTTATGTACGATTGCTCACCAAACGGGCTATATGTAATTCCATTAATATCATAGTAAATCTGAAATACCAATGTTCTTACTACATAGTTATTATCTGTCATAGATTCTTTAGATGAGATTAATTTTGTCTGCAACCCAAAGATACTAGACCAATTAAATTGTTCTCGTATAATAGAAGCTATTAAATCATGACGAGGTAAGCCTGTAAGTTTATCCATACGGTCATTTCCATGAACAAATATTGTGAATGTTATTTCTGTATTTTTATTTATTTGAGAATATCTTGGAATTTCATCAAAACCAACTTGATAACATATATAATGTTTTACTTCCGTTTGAGTATCTGGAATAAATAAAAAAGGACGGATATTTGAATTGCTTCCAAAATATCTATCCCATTCTCCAAGCGGTTCATATTTTTTATTTTTTTCATCCCATTCCCAATTTATATTTCCCTTATCATTAAAAAGTTCGGATTCTAAATCTTTTTCATTAAGAGCATATAACAGATAAGGATTCGACAATAATGCCTTTTTAATTTTTTGTTTGTAAACAATATTATCGTCATCAGGAGTTTTTCTATATGCTCGAAGTTTATTTAGCAAATCAGTTTTAGATACTATTTTATCTTCTATCATATTACCTCCTTAATCTGTTATTTCTAATTGTAATTTATTACTTTCAATTGTAATAGTCTCATTTGTAATAGTGCAGTAAATAGTCAGAACTTTACCAACATAATCATAATTATCCTTCTTCTGATTATCTTGTTCATAATCATAAGGAAGTTTTATTTTCATCTGACAGAATGATATATCATTTCTGATAATACCTTTATATTCTTCATTATCTATTTCAAAATGCCATTCGAAATTTGATTTACTATCACCAAATGTATTAGTAACATCTTCACCAGAATCATTTGAGAGTTTGATATTAAGTGTTCGATAAGAGCCACCAACTTTAATTGTTGACACTGATGAAGTAATCGTAGCCAAGATATTTGTAACTGGGGATGGAGTTGGTTTGGTATCTGGATCTGTTGGGGTGATTTCTGAATCGAAATAGTCCGCCCACATGCCAATAATATTTCCGTCAGCATCTTTCTCAATATAATCCCTGTGTTGATCAAAGAAATCTTGATATAGAGTTAATTTCTGAACCCCAAGTGGTTGAGCATTTTCAACCTTACTAATCTGCCATGCTATTGCATTGTCAGTAAAAGAACTAACAAGCACACGCATATTCTTTGATGATTCATTTGTATACCAAATCTTTTCAGTGATTGGATTTAATGGTAGCCATACTTTATCTTGGTTTTCCTGCGAAGTAAATCGCAAATCAGTCCAAAGCCCAGAGTTATCATTATGTTACTTTATTGATTCGTTAATTCAATAAAGAATTATTTATATATTTAAGCCACTTTTTTATTAAAATATTTAATATATCTATCATATTTTCTTTGCATATACAAATTGGCATCCAAATATAGCCAATCCAAGAAAATATTTGAAGCTTCTGTACTCATGCTGAGAACTTTTGTAATTCCGTTATGATTAGAAGCATCATAAATTCCTGCATATATGCCTAATTCATCAGATATAATCTGTTTTATCTTTTCTAAAAATAAAAGAGTAGATGTAATTGTTAGAGTAACAGGTTTGTTATTTTCATTAACAAAACTTTGATATACAGAACCATCTCCATCAAAATATCCTCTAATAAAATGTCTATATAATTCTTTATCTATCCTTGGAAATTCTAACGTCAAACTTTTATTTGGTGTCATACCAATATTATCTAAAGAATCACACATATGTTTACTAAATATAAGCATTCTGTATTGATTTTTGTATGTATATCCAAAGTCATGTTTATTGGAATAATCAATATATTCTAAAGGGTGTTCGTTTTCCATACACATCCTAATCTTTTCAAGTATATCAAAATCTTCTTCTTGTAAAGACATTGAAACTGTTTGTTTTGGTTTATAATTACACCCATCGGCATATAAAAAACCTAATATATATGCCTTATCTTGATTATCAATTTTATCAAAAAAATTTTCATTGATTCTATATTTTCGTCTACTAACCCCTGTTCTTGGTATATTATAAGCTTCCAATACTTTGGCAATCTTTTTATGACTACATCCATACTTTTTACCAATTTTAACAGTTGACATATTCTTATTTTGATATAAATCAATAATATTTTTCTCTTCATTCTCTGAAAAAATAATTTCGTTATAATTTGGCTTTTCTTTACTCATATTTCAATTCCTCCAAAATTGCAATAAAATAAGCAGATGGTAATCGTTATATTGGAGGTATAACGAAATGGTTTGCAACCCACTGTCCCATCTACTTAAATATTCTCTTTTATATAAATAATTTTTCTCTATGTCTCCATAGAAGTTCAGAGCACATCAGCACCATATCCACAAAGGACTTAGGTGGTTTCCATTAACCCACTTGGGTACATGCTCGTTGAGCGTTGTCCTATTCAGACTTTCGCTGCTGATTATTACTTGTTAATAACACTTAGCACATCAATACGATGCTTTTATTTCAGCATATGTCATCCAATTACTTTTTTCCGTCTTTCGACCACGTTCACGCCTAACTATATTTCATGTTTACGTTGTAGTGTAATTGGCTTTGTAAACTTCCAGCATAAGGAAACTTTCGACACACTGTTTCCAGTATGAAGCGCATAATTTTACGAACTCTGCATCTTTAAGACAGACCACATTCTACGCTTGATTTTTTCTACACCATTATTCTCAATCCACATCAATTCATAATTGCATTTAAGAATTAAATACTTTGGGAATTGATTTGCTGGTTCAGTACGAAGAATCATCCATTTTTCATAGATATTTTCATCATTTGGTATATCAATGAATAAACCGATAAAATTATCATTATGATATTTTTTACGATAATCAGTTTCAAAATAGTAAAGTTCGTCGCCTTCAGAAAAATGTGTTTTCTGTGTTGGTTTAAATTGAATATAATATTCAACTTGGTCTTTATCCATTGACTGATATGATTTAACAATAAACTTTGCATCTATGCGTGTTTTAGTTGTGTTTTCATACGTCATGCCTTGAGCTAACCGTGGCTGATCATCATGATAGAAGTCGTATATATAACAGATTTTACTCTGGATATCGTTGTTCCACGTAAGTTCCATGATTTTATCTGAATCAGATTTTAATTTTTCGCCAAGGGTGGAACAATTCTTCCCAGTAGAGTTTCCATTAACTTTCATTTTTCGTTGGTAAAAATCATATGCAGACATTACTCATCACCAACTTTCATTCTCTGAAGCAAAGCCCCAGCATCAAACACAAGTTTCTTATATTTGTTAAAATTAAATTCTTCTGACTGTAATACAGACAATGCACATTCAAGACTGTTAATAATTTCTACAAAATCCTTTGGATAGAGTAGTAGTTTATTACAATTAGAAATTTCAAATAATAGATTTTTATGATATTCCACAACATCTATATTTTCAAAATCAGCTTTTGTGTTTTTATCTGTATATAAAACTAACCAGAATATTTTTTTTCGTAATTTCTGCTTATAGTAATTAACTTGAGAAATTTTAAATTCTCCATATTTATGTGGAACTAATTTATCCATTAGAACCACCATACTCACCAAAGTAATAGGTATGACGAGACAATTCAAGTTCCCATTCACGCTTTAACTGTGTGAGCCTTTCCATATTTTTTGAATAATTATCTATAAGTTTTTTTTCTTCTTTGCCACCAATCATAGTTGCTAAGTTCTTTGTATTCTCTAATTTTGATGGGAAATAACTAATGATAATTCCTTTTGCTAAAATAGTTTTAACAAATTCAGAATCATAGAAATCATCTACACTGTTTGTTAATGTGAAATTGATACTCATAATTTCATCATCAAAAGAATATACACTGAATTTTTTTCTAAGAAGTGGGAAAGAAGCAGTTGTATGTAACCATTCACAGAGAATACTATAGAAATCTTCCTCTGTATAAGTTGCAAGTTCAAGGTCATTAATCATTGTTAATGCTCTTTTGTATATATCTTCGTATTTAAGAGAAGGCATAAATTACCTCCTTAAATGAATTCTTTTATACAAGTTCCTAGCATATCATCAATAATTCTAATCTTCTTAATAGACGGATAATTCTCAGCACGAATCATAGTCATTGCTGTTACCTTTACAATTTCGCCAAGCCATTCGGGTGCTGATTTAATCATATCTTCAAACTCATCATCATCCATGTCAAAATATTCTTCTGGATAATCAATAGATTTGAAATACTTATATCTGTCACCAAGCTCTCGTTTCCATTGCTCTACAAGATCTTCATCCATAATAATAAAACTAGGTTTTGTTACATATTCAGTTCTTCTAAGTGCCTGTAAATCACGATATTTAATATATTCAATGTCCCCAAAATATTCCCAATGATATACAGTGTTTTTATCAACTCCAACAGCAGTTAATTTCCACGGAGTAACACTTTTACATGGAATCTCATCATTAGGATTAAATGTTTTATGTATTTTTACAGGCTGTGTTTTTGCAGACTCATTTTCTGATGTTGTCACAGCTTTATTATCTGTAGGTGTATTATTAACCTTTACAAAATTATTGTTTGTAAAATCAATAGCATCATCATCAAGTTTCTGCATATGACTAGATACTTTATATCCATTCTCTCTTAAAAAAGATATTAATTCTTTTGGAGTAATACCTAGTTCTTTTGCTAATTCATATACTTTCATCCGTTTTCTCCTTTAAAAATAGGAGAGTAGAATATTTCCACTCTCCATATTTTTATATTAATCTAATACTAGGCAGTAATCTTAATCTCTCCAAAGAGTTCGTTAATCACTACACCAATACCTTCTTGGTATACTACCTCCGCATCAACAGTCATATCTTTCTTCAGACCGTCCATGCCTGTTTCGTAGTACATAACATCTCCTTCGTTTACTCTCTTAATTGGCTTAAACTCTGGATCTACAGGAAGAATGAAAATCTTCTTCTGATCTTCGGCAGAGAATACATTCTCTCTTGTGCCAGCTTTATTAACACGAGCAAGAGGTAAGCACTCATAACCTTCCCAGTTACCAAGAATACCATTCTGATTTCTCTCGTCTTTCATTGAATCAGAGAACATATTGTAATTTACAGTACCCTGAAGCTTCTGAATGGCTGGTCTAGTACCAACAAGAATAACATCCTTACCTGTAGCAGCAGCAACTGCTTCAATCTGAGCAATTATAGAATCCTTTGTAGACTCAGAAACTGCTGTCTGAAGAATCATATCTGTTGGGAGAGAAGCGTCCATTCCCATAAATGCTGTGTAAAGAGCAGCATATCTGTTCTCTTCGATAGACTTATACATCTTGTCTACAAGAGCAGCGAAATCAACTTTACCTGTCTGGAAAAGTACGAAATCTGTATAAACTTTTACACCATAAAATGATGTATCAATAGAGAATGCCTTACCAGGCTTTACTGAAGCACGTACAATGTCATGGTGATTTCCTGCGAACTTAGAAACTGTCAGAAGAGAGTTATCTTCTACGAAGAACTCATTTGCATCTCCTTCAGCAATATTTCTTTCGTCAACATACTCCATGAAACGAGCATTAGCTGTGTTCCAACCTGAGTTCATCTTGTCAGCAATTACATCTTCGATAAGAGTAGCGATTTCCTTATTATGATCTCTCCAAGCCTGTCTACGCTTCATAGAATTAGCCTCTTTAAAGTTAAGACCAAGAATCTTATCAAACTGCTTTCTAAGAATTGTCTGTGTGTCCTCCTTAGAATACTTCTCATATACGCTATTGCTTGCGTCCATCATGAGTGAGTTGAACTCAAGCATATTGTCATATTTATTGTCAAACTGTGCTAAAACGTTCGCACTGAAACATGTAATATCTTTCATCTATTTAATCCTCCCTTCTCTTACGCAATATCCTTGTTCTGAAGAACCTGAATACGAACGATTGTGTAATATGTACCTACTGAAAGGCTGTGAATCTTTCCAATGAAACCATTAGTACCCTGAAGAGTAGTAAGTTCAGTAGCTTCAGAAGCTATCCATGCACCCTTGCCATCAACTGTTACAAGATTTCCAACCTTAACTTTTTCTGCACTATCATCTGTGAACTGGTAAGAAGCAATACCAAAGATATCTGTATGTACAGATGGATCTGCAATCTGATATGTCTTTACTGGCTTGCCTGCTGGGTTTGTGTAGTTATAAGCCTGTCCCTGCTCAGTTGTAAGTGCTGTCTTAACCTCTGCTGGTGCGCCTGTTACAGCAATCTTGTCTGTAATCTTTGCGATAGTTGCATATCTTTCCTCAAGACCATTGCCTGAGTAGTCTCCAATCTTTAAAGCAACACCATTGTCTACTGGGATAGGGTTATTGCTTTCATCTCTTACAAGTGCATCGTAAATATTTCCCACGTCTACACTAAGGAGCTGACTAGACTCCCAAATTCCATGTAAGCCATTTTCCTTGGCTTTAAGATTTGTATAAACCATTTAAATTTCCTCCTTGTTTAATAAATTTTTGCAATAAAAAAGAACGTCTATTGACGCTCCGATTGATTTGTTAATATTCATTTTTAATTATTTCTTAAGTAATCCATCTAAGAATGATGATTCATGCTCAGTTCTAGCAAATGCGAAGAAAGAAGGCTTTGTCTCCTTATGTGATTCCTCCGCATCCATAGAGAATGTCTTTGTAGTTTTTACTACCTTACCAAGAGCTGCGTCTGCTTTCTCAACTAACTCATCCTTTGTGAATTTCTTTACATTTTCAACATCCATGAGTTTCTTGAACTCATCCGTCTCAAGATATTTGCTATATGCCTGATCCTCGAAAACAGTCATCTTATCTGCGATTTCCTCTGCCTCTTCATATCTAGCAAGCTTTTCAGAAATAGAAGAGTAATTAGCTCTCATATCTTCTAACTCGGCTTTCTCATCGGCAGTTACAAACTCAGCAAATACTTCCTGGCGTTCGCCATCAAAAGCAATAGTATCATTCTCTTTTGTGTAAGCCTGTTTGTAGTAATTTCCACAGCAAGACTCATAAATAAAATAATCATCATATACAGACATAATCCAGTAATACTCATTTAATGTCTCCTCGATTGGAGCCAAGAGCTGATATAATGCAGAACGTACATCTTCGTGTGATAATTCAAAAGTCTTAGAATATGTATCTTTGTCCTTATCATCATCTGTATTGTCATCAGTGTCATCTGACTCATCTGTTTCATCATCAGTATCATCATCGTCTGACTTATCTGATTCTGTTACAACTGTATCAGGAGTAGGCTCTGACTCATCAAAAGTAGTAGAGAATACATTCTCAAGTTCCTCGTCAGATAAGTCTTCATACTCGAAAGTAATATCTTCTACAGTTTTATTGTATTTTTCCAGTAATTCTTCAAATTTTGTCATATTGGTTTCTATATTTCCTCCTTTCTCAAATTTTTCAACTGTTGGATTAGTTTTTGAATTTATATTGAGACTGGATAAAGTTTTGTTAAGATTATCCAGAGTTTCAATTAATTTAGAGTGTTCATCTTCTGAAATAGAAGAGAATAAAGAATTGTTTTCTTCAGAAAAATCTTTAATAGATAACTTACTACCAGACATACCTGGTAGGGTATGAGATCCAAGAAGTGTTGTTCCTTGTACATAAAAATCGTCAAGATGAAGTGTTTTATCAGTATTATCCCAATGCATCTTACGAATACAAAGCTCAACTGAACAGTCAACTGTTTTGCGTCTACGCAATATATCACAAGCATCTGTGTACTCCTCGTACACTACAACATCTGCACATACAAAATTTCTATCATATTCCTCATCATATTCAAGATGAATACTTTCAGGATGAATAAAATGACCAATAGGAATTTCCTTATATATCATCTTGTCCAATGCTTCGTCATAATACATTGTATGACCTGAAAAATCTTTGATAGGATTTCCGTCTTCATCGGTTTCGTCCGTATCTACAATATCTGCCATAACTGGACGATCTTTAATTGACATCATTTTTTCTTCAAGAACATCTGTCTCTATATGAGACTTATTGTTGTTTGTTAAATCGTGAAATGCCCTAATTTTTCCATAAAGCAATCCTTCTGATAAGTCATCATTTAACTCAAATGTTGCCAAAGACTGAACAGCTATATTATATCCAGACTTATCAGCACTAAACGTCATTGACTTTTTTTTCTGACTATAGAAACTATAAAGATCTTCTAAAGTAAGAAGTTTTTTATTCAATTGTGTTTTTTACCTCCCTTCTGTGAAATTCTCCCAAAGAGGGAGTGATTTAAAACATCAACTTATTTGTAAATCCGATTTTATCTACTGGAATAGTGTCATCGAATTTTAAAGTTGAATCATTAATAAATATAAAAAAAGAACCCCCAGATGGAATTTCTGAGAATCCTAATTTTGTTAGATTATTTTTTGTTACCTCATCCGAGGTGAATAGAAATTGAGAATCATTTTTCATGTGTGTCACCTCAAACTAATTATTTGCTGAAGTACCAGCATTTTTGTCATTATCCCTAGTTTCTATGCCGCTGTCTGACAAATCATCATCATTCTTGGTTTGTCCACCAGAATCCTTTTTATTAGATTGTGTAAATGAAGTCTGAAGCGGAATCATTAAATTCTTAATTCCAATTGCATTTTCAAAGGTTAATTTGCAATAAGCTTCATAAGGGTTTCCCATAAGACTTGTAAGATAATCAAGAGCTGAACCACCAAGAGTAGCAGCATCTTTCATGGCAGACTGATATTCTTCTTGGTTATACCAAGTAATTTTATGTATCTTAAACGAATATCCATCAGATAGAACATTTTTAATATAATGATTATACCAAGATTCGATTTTATTAACTAAAACCCAACATGTACTTATATCATTTTGAATAGCATGTTTAAGTCCAGCCGAATTTGTACTTGAGCCACCACTAATAACAAGCTGAGAAGCACCTGCATTTGCAAAAATATTCTGAACAGACTGGGCTAATTCATTGTTTGCTTCGGTTGTATTTGACTTAGGGAATGTAATCATTTCCAAATCCATCGGACTGTATGCGGTGCCGACCAATTCAGGGACAACTTCATCAATAAGTGCTTGCATTTGTTGAACAAGTTCAAGGCTTAACGAGAAATCATCGACATTTTCAGAATTAGGAACAGTTGGGATTTTACTTACAAGAAGTACATAATTTTCAAGTGCTGTACGATTATTAATAAGCTCCTGTAAATCAATATCATCAAGTATCAACTCCATCAATGGGAGAAAAAATGGGAGAGGAGCATAGAACTCATCATCTGGACACGCAGTTAAACAAAAAGTAGTATTAGGATCTAGCCTATACCATTCATAATCACGACCATTGTTTTTATAATCTTCATATCCTTTAATATGCTGTTCAGACCATGTACCAACTCCATCATTATTTACACCATAGATATAGTTTTTATTATCATTCTTATCAAAATAAGCAGCATCAAAATAAACAATCCACTGATTATCTTGTGTCTTACCATAAATACGACAATACTGAACATCTAATGGCATCCATATTTTCCCATCTTCATCAGAATCATATAATTCCCAAACAGTAAATCCATCTCTTAAAGCCATATACATCTGCGAATATGAATCTTTTGCCAATTCAAACTTAGAGAAATTCTTCAATAAGTTTTGATAATTTTTAATGGATTTAGTTGGGTCAATTTCTTTTGTAAAATCATTTAACTGGGTAATATTATAATAGAAAAAAGGCATTGACGGATAATACATAAGAAGTTTCTTATAAAGCATTGAATATCTACACAAGAATCGTGATATTTCTCTAAGATTATCCTGACTGTTATTTGGCGAGCTGATATAATTTCGAAGTAGTTCTTTAGTATATGTAGTGAATGTTTTTGTAAAAGTTTTACCCACATTCCTCTGTAACAATTCCTGAAACTTTGCAAAATTTATTTTCTGCGCTCGTTTACGTTCTACTTCATAGCCAGACTCGTCAGTTTTTGTATAGACCTTTTGTACTATAGGCTGCTTTGCGTTTTTTGTATTACTCAAATTATGTGATATACCTCCTTTCTTTTAGAATCGTGTTACTTTCTTTGGTGCTCGTACTGAGAAGAGCTTTGTTATGTCGGATGGGGATTGGGTGCGCTTTTTCTGCGTAATAGATTTTCTACGTTCACACATTAAGGCATACGAAGCAAGACAGGCGGTATATGCCCTATCATCGTGCATCTTATTGGCTTTTTCAGGCGTTAATTCAAAAGAATCTTTTCCTGATTCACGTTTCTTACGAACCATGTTCACTAATTCTTCCTTTAGAGCATCCATATTTGCCAAAGCTAATTTATCCATCCAATCTAATTTAATCGTTTTTGTATTAACAGATTGAATTTTTCCAAGTTCATCATTTAACTTAACCTCAAATTCTTTTTCATTTACTTTTTCTTTTCGTAAACGTTTAGATATTTCTTCTCTAGCACTATTTAATTTATTTTGATCGATATCAAAAACAGTTAAATAATCCTTATTATCATATGGGGCAGTAAAACTAATTTTATTCTGATTTATTAATTCTATCATTGCTTCATACATTTCAGATTTATAACCAGCAGGAGATATAAGATGTATTTTATCCACTGCGTTTGGGAATCTTTTCACATACTCGGCAGAGTATTCTTTATCTATTAAACCTCTATGAGTAATACCAGCTGCATCTGTCCAATCTGGCATAAGATAATCAGCTATGTTTACACCACCTCCACCAGAACCTGCATCTATATAAATACCAACAATGTTTCCATATGCGTCTGCACCACCATTATAATCTAGGATTACTTTTTTTAAATATTCAATCTGATCTGGTGTTTGCATTGGAGATTTAATCTTTTTTCCAACATCAATTAAATTAATACAATTAACCAATCTAAGTCTTAAATCTTTACTTCCATCTACCTGTTCAAATTCATATAATTCACCAATAAGAATAACTGAATTATCACGACTTCTAGCAGGATCATATGAAATGATGAACTTTTTATCACCTGTATCATTATAAAGAAGTGGCTTTCTAACCTCTTCGTTTCGTGTGATAACTCCTCTTCTAATAATTGCATCGCTTCCAGCGTCAGTAGTGAATTCACAAAAATATTCTCGCCTAGCTTTTTCAGGATTAGTTCTCATATCTGAATCAATAGTAGATTTCTCAAACAGAGGTGCCATCATCTGACCATGGATAGTAGGGTGGAGTGGTACTTCACATGTTATATTTGCGACAAAGTAATCTTTATTACCCATTAACATTTGTTTTGAAAACTCACGATAAAGAGAATAATATTTTGTAGAAGTATCAGAAGCGGAAGATATGTAGAATTTTTGGTTTGGAATTTCTTTTGGTATTGCTCTTAATCGAACAGTATCAATTCGATTACCATCTCTATCTTTACCAGATTTAAAACTCTTATTTACAATTGCAAAAGCTGAATAAACAGACATCATTTCATCAGAGAGAAAACCGCACTCATCAAAAATTACGTTTCCCCTCATACCTCTTTTTCGATCCACGTTAGAATTTAAGGTCTGAGTAAATCCACCATTATAAGTTGAATATGAAAATCCATTGCTTCCGTGTGAAAATCCGTCCCCTGCTGCATTTTTTATCTCAATTTCAGCTTTAAATATATATCCAGTAGAACCCATCATTGTGTCAATATTATCATTTGCAAGTCGTTCCAAAGTGGTGAAAGTTTGTTCAGCCTGACTACCGCTACCGCTTGCAATATACGTCCAATAGTTGTTAAATAACATATCTTTTGACATTATGATTATGTCGATAAGAGTGGATTTACCAAATCCACGACTACATACTAATAATACATTAGGGCATGTCCAGCTTTGCTGAACTATCCATGCTTGTGCATCCAATAATTCTATATTGAAAAAGTCATTTATAAACCTTACTGGATTACATTGATAATATTTTTGAATATAAGCAATTTTTACCAAGGATTCAATTTTCCTTGACGACATTGCATATGTACCTGGTTTTACATAAATAATATCTTCTTGAATACATTGATCATCGTATTTAATCATATCTAATGAATCAGTTATATCCTTAAATCTCATTGTTTTCATCCTCACTTTCTGAATCATTTTCAGAGTCATCATTTTCGGATTCTTGTTCTGAAAAACAAGAAAACAAATCATTTAAATCAACCAAATTCATTTCGAGCTTTATATCTTTATCTTTTAAATAATCTTTTATATCCAGATTTTCTCGAAGTAATATACGAGATATTTCAATATATTTATCCAAGTCTCTTTGTAAATCAACAATTTTTTGTCTTTGTTCAGCAACCATGTCTGACCATTCGGATTCATCCAAAGCAAGTGTTTTCATAATAGAAGCGTTACTTAAATCCATTACTTGTTTCATCGCTTTACAAGTTTCCAAATCAAAACCATTAACTTCACCTTCACGAAGATTTAAATCTTTTATTTTTTTAATTTTTCCTGTCCAAGTATTCTCACCTTTTTTGGCGTTTTTATTATGTTTTAAAGATATACAACTATCTTGGGCAAGGCTTGTAATAACAGAAGTAATTTTACCCTTACTTTCTTGCAGGGATTTAATTGTTGCCGAGTTACGCTCAATATTAGAAATATCACTCATAAGTTTTGCAACAGTATCATCAATTTTTGACTGTTGTAAAAAACCACGAACAATAGAAATAGCAGAAGAAGTACGCATCATATCTTCGTTAGCATCTTCACTAGAATCAAGAATTCCTAACAATTGAGAATATAAAAATGGTTGGTCAGCAATATCCTCCTTTTCAAAAGGATCATAACTAAGTAATCGAATAACATCATTTTTATTTTTCAAAAAACTGTCATATGTATCTAATCCTGCGTGAGATTCGATAAGTTCTTCCTCAGTAGTTGGTTCTTTGGGAGTTTCATTTTCAGATGTATTATTACCAAAAACATCTGAATCTTTAAATGTTAGAGTGTTATATTGTCCCATAGCAACATTCTTTACATATGAATAATAACCATTAGAACGAACTTTTCCTGAAGCTAAATTTTCCGATTCTTGAATACTAGCATCCCATAATTTTGACAAAAAAGGCTTGTTGAGATACCTCATTGTTTCGATTACAGAGTTCTTATCAGGCTCATGTTCAACCTTGTCCTTCCCAATTTTAAGAGCAATCTTCTTTGCACAGTCTTTACAAATTGGAGTAAGACCACTTTTATTCATTGGATCTGTACTTACATAAAATTTATCCCTTGATTTATGTGTATCACACATATAGCACCAAGCACCTTCTTTTAAGGACTTGATTTTCTCTTCCTGTATTTCAACTTTCTTCTTTAATTGTGCAGCCGTTAATTTTATAGGCTGTGTCTCTTTTGTCGTAGCCAAACTAACGACCACCTCCTTTTATTTCAATATAAAAAAGAAGTCATTTCGTATGAAATGGCTTCTCAAACTTTCCAATATTAAATTTTCAATGAAAGTGCAATTTACATTGAAAAGAGTAGCACTGTGGCTACTCTCTATCACTCATATTTCTAATCGTTGTATATGAAATATCATGACTGTCTAATAAATCACAAACATATTTACCTAATCCAGTGTCATCAATGTAAATAGTTGTATTGTCTTTATTACAGTAAGAAGTAATTGTATAAATAAAATTTGCTTTATCTTTTTTTAAATCAAAACGAAATTTTCTTCTACCAACATATACAAGCGTCACATCAGTTCCATAGTCAATATACATTGTTGTACCATTACCAACAGTCCATTTTTTATGATTCCTAATTTCGCCAGAATGATTCTGTTCCCAAACAGCAACTTCTTTATGACAATCTGTTTCATATTCAGAATATTCTAAATGCCAATCATATTCCTTAATCAAAGATAATGTATCTTTTAGAAGTCGAAGGGTATCAATTGTCATTTTATTGCTAAATGCACAATTATCTGGATCAGCTTCTGCACTTACATATCTATTATATCTTTCTGTAAGAGCCTTTGCATCCTTGATTAACGTGTCAACAGTTTCATCAAAAATATTTTTGTTTCCTTTATTCATTTAATTTTCCTCCAAGCGGTAAGTCGCAACCTGTTATTTATTAATACAATTTTGTACTTAGCACACCTTCTACGATTTGAACATAGACCTGACGATTTTGGAGATCGTTGCTCTACCAATTAAGCTAAAGGTGTATATAACAAAAAGAGCCATCTCCAAAGGAAATGACTCTTTCTTAAAAAAAATTATCTTTCTCTAAACTAAATGAAACTATTTTCATTACGACTTTATCAGAATAATCTGCGTAGTTGTTGCCTACGGATAATTTAATAGGGCGGTAGTAAGTGTTGAGCTTACACACCTAAGTTTCGTATGCATCCAAAAAATAGGTTTTGACATCAGGTTTACCGCATAGTAGGACGTGCGAGGATCGAACTCGCATCGCAGCCGTGAAAGGGCTGTAACTTAGCCATTTGTCCAACGTCCCATAAACGACTTTATTGGGAATCGAACCCAAATCTTCCGATAGACAGTCGGGTATAATAACTTTTATACTATAGAGCCATAGCTGACTCGGTGGGGCTTGAACCCACAACGCCTCGATTAACAGTCGAGTGCTCTACCATTGAGCTACGAGTCATTAAAATCAGCATAAGCACTAACTAGCTGATATTGCACTGTACACATGCAGTTATTTAGAATATGATCGCTTATCAGCAACCTAATTCATGCTTCCACATTTTACTCATTCCTAACTCACGTGTCTTACACGTCAAATGCATGATATGTATATGAGTAACCGTTTACTTTAATGGTTCTCATTAACGTAGAGAAGCACGATCATTTCTATAGCTGATATTGACCGTTTTAGGACTTACAATACTACATGAATAGCAAATGCCAAGATGTGATACTTATATATTCTCTGTTTTGTTGCCCATTTAAGGATTCTTTTATTTGTTCTCTACATTGTCGTCACCTTTTTATATATACCTTTCGTGCCTGTTTATAAGGGCTTTATTGGGATAATACAGTTCTATCGGTCTGTTAGTCCGTCTGATTTTCACAGAATCTTGATGAGTGTATAACTCAGAGCATTCGGCTTATAATTATTCTCCATTTAAAAGCAAAAAAGATTAGGAAATTAATGTCGGTTTACGTTGAAATAGGTTTTACGCTGTTGAATGCCACCATCCAATATGCCTGTAAAGGCGCAACCTAATCTTTGTATATTTTATTATTCTCTGAATTAGACGAAGTGCTAGACAAAAGCTTCATCAGCATCTTCAGTATCTTCACGAATGACATACATCTGAGTTGTTTCGGAATGATTATTTAGTCTCTTCGTCAGCAACATCAGAATTTTTACTTCTTAAAGCATTGATTTTGTTCATAACTTCTGCTTTAGTTTGTTTCCTGCAATAGAACTCCCTAGTGGTTTCAGTCGAACGGTGATTGGCAAGCTCGGCTGCTAATGCTAAATCACCAGTTTCTTCATATACAAGATTTAGCCTAGTCTTACGCTGGCAATGAGGTCTATAGTCAGAAATTCCAATAATTTCGCCATATTTCTTCATTCTATCTCTAATTGCACTGTCACCCATAGGTTTATATTCTCCATTGTATTTTGTAATTAACAATGAATCACATTCCAAGTGGTCATAATCATTCTTTCGCATTTCAAGCCATTCTTGAATAAGTTCTTTTGCAACATCCCCAAAAACCACCTGTGTACGGTATCCTTCCTTCTCCCTTATATCTACGAACATGTTATTCTCTAAATCAAGTTTAGATAGTTGCAACCTTAACAACGCACCAATTCTATTTGCTGAGTCAAAACTTACCTCAAATAAAATTTGATCCTGAATTGAATACTTATCATTTTCAGATAATTCTCTACGGATTGTCTGAACTTGTTCTTCTGTAAGGAAGTAAGAGTTCAAAATATGTTCCTCATTAGCTTTCTTCATTCTATCAAGTTTACCGTCAAAAGGATGATACTTAACGAAACCACGCTTCATAGACCAAATATAGAATGAACTAACAGCAGAGATTTTCATGTTGATAATCTTTTTATGATTCAGAAGTGTTTCTTGACAGAACATAATATAGTTCTCCATAATATCAACGGCATTCTCCATAAACTCATCTGAATATAAATCTAAATCACCATAGTTTTCGCCTAACCACATAAGAAAATGACGAAACAATCCTTCATATCTTTTATATGTAGTGTCTTTAACATCCTGATTTTTAATAATATTTGATTGGAGATATTTCTTATATTTCTTCAAGTTATCAGGATTTATGAATTTCTCCTTATCCTTGGTAAAATATTTTACCCTTGTTACATGTGCCACTAAATCACTTCCTTTCATAACAAAAGAAGCAGTAGTATTATTAACTAACTGCTTCTAAGCGACATTTTCTATATTTAAAAAATCAAATATTTCTTCCATAGTTTTTGTTCTTAAATCATCTCTTTTAATAATCTTATAATTTAAATGATTTTCCTTAAACAATTTTTCTTTATATCTTATCTTGAAAAAATATATCTGTTCTTCACGACTTCTAAGTTTAGAAAAATCATATGTATTTATAAAACCAGCCATTTCAACATACCAAACAGTTCCATCTGCAAGAGTAAATCTATAATCACAATTCATTTTCCCTTTATAATTAGTAGTGAAATCTACATAAGGTATATCTCTATCATATTTTATACCTTTAGATTTTAACCATGTGGATATATCATATTCGCAACTACTATCACATCTTTCACCATCATCCATATAAAATTCTGGTCTTCTACAATTCGGTTTAAATCCATAATGAATACAAGTTTCAGCCCAACTTCCAAATCTTTGTTGATAAACCCAAAATGAAGGTCTTCCAGTTTTATTAAAATCCTGTATTGTTGGGACTCTATCATATTCGTTAACAAAATCCATAAATGCTTTATCTAACTCAGATTCTTTATATTCAGCTTTCTGATTTATTTTAAGACCAAGTGATTCTAAACAATTATTATATCCACCAAAATATTTTTTGAAATAATTTTTAAGTTCAGTTCCATAATATTTATTTATATCACGTATTCCAGGAATTTTATTATATTTTTCAATGTATTCAAATATTATATTCTGAAGGAATTCCGCATTATCATGCTTTAATACATAATCATCATTTTCATTTAAAACATAATTTTTTGCATATTCTTTTTCATCAAATCCACACTCATGTAAAACATTTTTCCAACTACCAAATTTGTTATTATATGTCTTTCTATTTGGCATACCGTATTCTTTGCCATGAGTATCGATAAATTTAGCACTTGGGATAAACCCATTTTCACTTACAAAATTTTTGACTGCTTCAATTAACTCTTCCTTAGAATATGAATGACCTCTATATGTACCAGTTTCTTCAAATCCTAATTCCTTGTTCATTTTATTAAAACTGCCAAAATAATATAGTATGTCACTTTTTTTAACCTGTTTATTATTTTCAAAATCAGAAAGTTTAATGTTTCTTCCCAATTGTTCTCTTAATTTAATTGCATATTCACATACTTGTTCTTTAGTAGGACGTTCTCTATAATATGCTTCTTCTCCAAGATATTTTAGAAAATCTGAAAATGTACTTATATTCAAATCATCTGGTGCATTTCCAGGATACCAACTCCAACATTTTAATCCCATAAATCCATACTTTAACATTGTACAAGTAATTGTTTTTTCTAATTGTTTGCAAGCAGATTTATATTTTTCTACTTCGTCATACCATATTTTTTCATCGACTTTGTTTATTCTCATAAATTTTTCCTACACTTTCCCCCTACACATACAATAAAAATAGAACAGTAGAAGAGGTGTGTAGGTTGTCTCATATACTTGGTAGCTACTCCAAGTACCTACTGTTCCATAAATCCCACAATCAGCTATGACACCAATCATGAGCACATATATTATTCTCTGTTTCCATATAAAGTTCGTTGCCGATTTAACATCTCCCAATCCGTATATAAAAACATTGAATTAGTGGGTGGAGTAGGAGTCGAACCTACGGTGTTTCTTATGTGGGAGATTTACAGTCTCTTGCCCTCGCCTCTAGGCATATCCACCCATACAAAAAGAGTGTGCAGCATATACCACACACTCAAAAAATTAAAATCCAAAAGCCTTTAACATCTTCTGAATATCTTCACGACTTAACTCATCGCTAGAGTAGTAAGAATAACTCATATAAGAGTCGCCATCTGACTTACTAGCAGTAAATCCGTGAGCATTTCCATCTTCGTCTTCAGAAGTATGTAGATAAGTCTCATCATGCGCAGGACAGTTCTCACAATCACCATCGCAGTCATCTTCCTGACCAAACAGAATAACTTCTTTATTCTCATTTACACAATAATCAATGATATTCTGTTCAATATCACCATCCATATCAATATAGAAAATATCTGTTTTATCAAGAACACAAAAGTCCTCAATAGGTACACATGTGATATATCCATCATCATCGACAGATACGAGATATTCGTCAACTTCCATATAATCAACAAGGTCAATTTCTTTAATACTTGTCTCGTCAAGTCTAATAAGATTATCCAAAATATATTCAGCAATTTCTTTGTTTACGACTGCACCAACAGTCTTATCAGTATGATAAAGTCTGTTAATATAAATTTTTACAATATCATCAACTTTATTCTCAAGATCAATCATCTGAATGTCTTCATATTTATTTCTCTTCAAACAATCACGACCTTTCAGATTAAGCGTTCTTAACTGCATTTTTAAAACCAGTCAATGCATGGAACTTTGGACTCTTAGAAGCTGCAATCTCTAATGGCTCGCCTGTCTTTGGGTTTCTACCTGTTCTTGCAGCTCTCTCAGCAACCTCAAAGTTACCAAATCCTGCAAGAGATACCTTCTCACCAGAAGCAACTGTATTAATAATTGTCTCAAGTACTGTATCTACAATAACAGCAACATCCTTCTGTGTAGCTCCTTCAATCTGTGCGCTTACATTCTTAATTAGATCTGTCTTGTTCATTTTTAATTTCTCCTTTATTTCCTTAATTTTATTTTGTAATATAAAAGAGGGTAGCGTCCATATAAGGTACACTCCCTCTGATAGTGGCTTCGTCAGCCTAAAAGACCAACATATTATCTAAAAACGCCAAAATAAGCAAAAATGAATAATATATTAGTCGTATATTAATTGTAGCTGTGAATATCTGCTTCCACAATTACTCCAAACTGAGCCGAACAGTGGACTACAATTGTTATTTAATTTAATGATATAACTTTCGTCTTAGCATCTATCAAATTACCATCTTTATCTTGAAAGATAACAGCGAAACCTTCTTTCTGTGGCTTTGTTAATCTACCATCCATGTAATTCATCTTATCTACATTTGCAAAAGCTCCCTGTTCAAGAAGTCTCACATATCCACGTTTTGAATCACCAATCATATGAGTATGTGCCATCGTAACGCAATCAAATCCTTCTTTATCAGTATCCTGTAGATAATCTTTTGCCTTATCAGCAGTAGCAAGCATCCCTTGCCTATATGCTAATGGATGAACAAACCAAGTTTTACCAATCTTACATTTCCAGTCATCAATATACTGAATATCAATATCATCAAAAATATTTACAAGTGGTTCATACCAAATCTTTGATTTACTGCGTTTATCATAGTGTTTAAATCCATCTACAAAAATAAGTTCCAAAGATGTATCAGGCATAAGTTCCAAGATGTCAGTATCTAAATTCTTTGCAAAATAATTAGCAAATCGCTTGTCGTGATTGCCATAATTACATACTACTTTCTTAGGACGAATATACTCAATTAAATCAATAAGATATTGTCTACCTTGAATCATTTCTTCCATTGGTGAAATTCTATACTGTTTTGAAAATTTTGATAATGCCTGGCAATCTACAACGTCTCCATTAATTTGTAGGATATCAACTCCACGATAATCTTTCAGTAACTCATATGGTAACTGAAATGGAACATGTAAATCTGACACAGATAGGATAGTAGTGGCTACACCCTGATAGCCATGAATATAATTATCATACTCTTCATATCCGACTGCCTGTTTTCTAAGCTGATCCGGTGTAATGTTCAATCCAAGCATATCTCGAATTTCAATCCAATCCATATCTGTCTCTTTGCGCTTTTTCGCAAGGCAACATCTCAATTTCCATTCAAAATCTGTTTCATTTTCTAATCTATGTAAGTCGATTATAATGTTCACCGCCTTACTCTTCAGAATCTTCCTCTACAGGAAGTTCAAATGTAATCTTGAATCCAATCTGATCGAATGGAATTGCGTTAATTACCTGCTGAGATAAGTCCTCACCCGTTTCAGCATCTACAAGCTTTAAATCCTTTACGGAAATGTTATCTAATTTAATTGTCTTCTTAGGAGCAGTAATTTTCTCCTCTGACTCAGTAATTTTAATCATTTTTCAATCTCCTTTTTCTCCAATAAAATAGGAGAGCAGTATGCCCTCCTTAAATAATTTCGCTAATATCTGTTACAATTTTATCTGCAATATGATATTTATTTACCGCTTCGTCAGCAAAAATCCACCAATCTCTACGATAATTGGCATCATATTCGGATTCACTGATAGACGTTCTTTCCAAAATATACTCTTTGATTTTTTCTTCCAACTCTTTTGTATATTCAAGATTATCAAGCATTTTACCAGTCGCATTCGTACCAGACGAATTGTACCCGTCATGAACAAGCACAGTACAACTAGGTAATAATAATCTTTTATGTCCAGCCATTAATAACAAAGCACCAGAAGAGTAACATTTTCCTAAACCAATTGTTATAATAGGCACTTTACTTAGTTTTATTAAATCAATAATTGCAAAAACTGCCGAAACACTTCCACCATCAGAATTTATGTAAATCCTAATTGGTTTCATTTTAGATACATCTTTTCCTACATCTTCTCTGTTCCAACGAATAATATCTTGATAAATTTCTACAAATCCATCATCAATTTCATCATTCCAAAGAATACATCTGTCGTCTCGTCTTGAGTAGTAATCAAGTAAAGTTGGATCAGGGAGTTTAACATTTGCGTAATTTCCTAATCCTGTATCATCTATTACATCCAATGTAATATAATCTTTATTCATAGGCATTTAGCCTCCAATTTCGTAATATTTCTCTATAATGAGATTTTTGTACCGCTATTAACAGCAACAACTTTTGTAGATTTAAGACAATCAGATATTGCATCTTCTAAATCATGTTTAAAATCAATTTTATTTGAATCACCATGAACTAAATAAATCTTTTCACAATTTATAGATTTGTAATAATTAATCATATCTTGTCGCTGCATATGACTAGAAAATGACTTTAAATCGTAAATCTGTGCTTTATTCTTAAAAGGCTTACCATTAATATTAATTGTTTTGTTATCTTTACCATGTTTTATTTTCCATGCTAATGTATCTTCACCAGAATATCCCATAAATAAGATACAATCAGATTCTCTTGGTAAAATACTCTGAGTCCACTTAATTGACCTCCCTGCTGTCAACATTCCTGAACTACTAAGAATGATTTTTGCACCTTTATCTGCAATAGCTGCCTTACTGTTTTCTGGTTGAATAATTCTTTGAACATTCTTCCATGACATCATTTCATCGAATAATTCTTTTTTATCACCTTCAAGAATAGAAGAGTAACAGTCTAACAATCTATTTGCCAATGGACTATCAATTAAAATAGGTACTTTGAAATTTTTATCTTTTCCAAATAGGGAATATAAAATCCATAAGATATATGGAGTTCTGTCAAGTGAAAATGACGGAATAAGAACTCTTGCATTGTTGTCAACACAATATTGTTCTATAACAGATTTAATTTTTTCTATATCTTTTTTATATGTTTCTTTAGTACATTGTCTTTCCTTGCTGCAATAAGTACATTCCATTATTGCAATATTAGCCGATGACACAGGTTTAAAATCTTCAACAAAAACTCTTGTATCTTGTGTGGCAATATTACCGAGATCACTTGAAAACAGAATTTTTCTAATATGTGAACCTCCGTTTATATATACTTCACATTGCTTGGATAGAAGAACATGCCCTGCGTCAGTATATCTAATAGCAAGTTCATTAGATAAATTTACTATCTTATCAGAATCAATCTCTTGAACAAATTCGAGTGCTTTATATACAATATCTTCAGTATAAAACGGCTCATAATTTCTTTCATTTTTAAGATTTATGACTTCAATATCTCTACAATTAATATATGAAGAATCAAGCCACATTTCTTTTAGAATCGAAGTTGAACCTTTAGGTACAATTATTTTTGCATTACATTTTCCACGAGCATATAATGTTGGAATCATGGCTATATGATCTGCGTGAAGATGTCCAACAATAATAAATTCGACTTCTTGTGGTCTTACTTTTTGAATATATTTCATATTGGCTCTATAATTTTCAAGCACAGTATGATTGCCTTGAATCATTCCACACTCAAAAAGATAGCAATGTTCAGAAGTTTTTATTCGAGTACAACTACCAGTAACACCTTCAGCGTTACCTCCAATAATTTCTACTTTTACTTCATGTTTTTTCTTTGCGATGGTTTCCGACCACCTTTCATTTTAGATTTCGTCTCTATCCAACGATTTTACTTTTTCTATAATCACTCAAAGCTTTTAAATTCTGGTCATCTTCAACCAGATAGTATTTTGCATGACCACTATAAGTCTTTTTCACATTCTCTTTTCCAACAAGCTCCCTCATTGCAAAAGCTTCTGTTTTATTAATTAATAAAATCTTTTTCACATCCTTTAATTTATTTCCTACAAAGTAGGATAGTAGTGAGCGTGGAGGGATTTGAACCCATCGACACCGTGATTAAAAGTCACGTGCTCTGCCAAACTGAGCTACACACTCAAAATAAAAAAAATCAGCAACCGTACTGAATACCATTGTTTTCAGTACAGCTACCGATTTTACGAAAGAAGAGTGATATCTGAGTATAAAACTCTCGAAATAGGACTAAAATCTATTTATAATTTCAATCAATTTAAATATCAGATACCAAAAAGGTATCTCAATCATTATCTTTTAATATTAAAATCAATAATCTTCTTATTCTTTAAGAATTTGCTCAAAATTAACGAAACGGTTATCAAAATAATGAAATATATCAAATTGTCAAAATATCAATAGATTGAAATAACAAATTGGCGCATAACAATTATGAACATGTGGCGAGTCAGTAAGTAAGATTCTATAGAAACCAAGTCTCAACACTTTGCCTAACTCAGTTACCCCTATTATATTTTTGCATGTTTTTGAATATGTAATCAAATATTTGAATATATAATATACACTTTTTCTTCCCATTTGTTATACTTGCATTAATATTGTATGGCTAATATTAGACCTTGCAGCGTTATAGTTCATCTGCAACTGAACCGATTGACAATCATAATATCAATCTTAGTCCTATTTCCAAAACTTTATGAGAGAAGGAGTAGTGGGATTAACCCACTACTAAATCCTCAAATGAATCATTTATATCAAAGAGACAATCATGAAATACCTGTGTATTAATGTCAATCTCGTCAAGTGTTGCCGAAATCTCATCACACTCATTACGGTACTTCTTGATAAGATTCTTAACAGAAGTTCTGTCATAATCTATACTTGTGGTTCTATTAATGGTGTAACTATATGGCTTCTGCTCGCCATTAACATCGAACTTATAATCTCTACCTGTTGTCTGAATTTCCTTTGGCTTGCGATTAGCAAGTGTCTGCAATACAGAAATAATACGCTGCTTTCTCTTATTCAAACTAATAGCATTATCAATATTAATTTCTGTTGTAGCTTTTGCTTCTGCAATAGCTGTGAAAAGTTTCTCTTTCTCATTAATAACCTTGACAATAAAATCAATAACCTGATTAGGCGTAAAGTCAACATCTATCTGCTTTGCAACAACTACACCAAGCTCATCCTCTGCATCTTTATTTGCCTTTGAACGAAGATGATCTTCTTTTGTTGTAGTTATAAAGTCATCTCTACAAAGATAAGTTTCTGCTGAGCTTAACAAACTCTCAAGAAAATTTGCGTAACGATAAGATTCCTTTAAATTCATGTTCATTTCTCCTTTTATTCAAATAATGTGTTTACTTGTTACACTATTATATTCTCTGTTTTATCAGCCAAGAAAGCTGAATTCATTTTAAATCTGCAATGCCACTCAAAAGAGCAGCAAAGCAGACATACAAAGATTGTCGGTTTGTTTCTTCCATGACAATCGTTTTTGTATCTTGTTTTTGTGAACATTTCACTATATCTACATTTAAGAAAATCGAATTATTTGTGAAAATGTGCCAAAAAGCCTTATAAATCAAGGACTTTAACAATTCTCTAAAAAGTAACATTTTGCTTTTCTCTATATTTCTTCATTCTTTCTTTTGCATTTGCTTCATTAATTTCTTTATAACATTTTGAACAATACATTTTTCTGTTATTAGTAATCTTGATTTTTCTTCCACATCCATTTGCACACTGCTTATAACCCTTTTTAAAATTCCCTATGTACTGATTACCAATATTTTCAAATTGAGTTACTTTATAAGCAATATCATCATTAGTGTCTCCTAAATCTATTTTGATATTAAGATTATTCACTTTTTTCCCGAAATGAATATAACCATTACTATATAACTCATGCAATAATTCATTTTTTTTATCAGATGAAAGAGTAACATTGGCAAGTTTAAATACTTCTGAAAGACCTTTTGAGTCTTTTTTATTTATCCATCCTTCACTATTCATATATCTTGCAATAGCAAATAATGTAAACATAAATTTCTTTTGGCGATCATTTGGAAGAGACTCCACGACTTTTAATTCTTTTTCATAGATAGGAACATACTCAAGTTCCCTAAAGAGATTTTTTGATTCTGAATCATATAAATCAATACATGTTTTTTTGATTTTGTTAGCATATCTATATTCCTGATATCCTTCAATATTGAATTCAAGCATCTTTGCTTTGACTGTATCAATTAGAATACTTGGATCTTTACCTCTATCATAATAATACTTAGCAATCAATGTTATCAGATATCCATTCGAGATATTGTCTGGTTTATTACCAGACGCTAATATCTCTCTAATATATTCTTTTTCATTCAGTATATACAACTTCTTCCTCCATTTCTTTTAAACGTTTAATAATTAGTTCTCCAATACAATCCCAACAAAACTGTCTATTACCTTTATATCCATAAGTCATATCAAGAATGATATTCATACGTTCATCATCATTTGGACATATTTCTTCAGCTTTCTTCTTAAACATTTCGACCATACTTGCACGTTGATAATATTTGTCGAATTCATCCTGTTTATCAAAGATATCAGTTCTATTTAACTGTATTCCTTTTTCTTTTCCTTGTTTCTTTTTATATTCTTTGATGCATTCACAATAATATTGTTCAAGTTCTCGCAGAGCTTGCCTGTGTTCTTCAGTACAACGTCTTTTAACCTTCAATGTATTATAATCAAATGAAGAGTCTTTATGTAATTGAGATTTGTAACCATCTAACTGACTTTCAACATATTTACAAATCTGATTCATAGAACAATTCCCTGTACCAACTGGCATTTTTCTCTCATACCAAAAAAGAAAATCTTCTTGTTCTTTTGTAAGGGTATCTTTATTATGTAAATCCTCGATAGAACATTTATAGATAGCATAGCATTTAGCATTACTTTCTTTAATGTATTGCTTGTACTGTCTTTTTGTTTCATCGTAAACATAAATCATAAAGTAGGGCTTTCTGTATGCGCAAAGCGATTGCAAATATTTATTCTCTCCGCAAGCACCTAAATTGTACCAACTGCTTTCCATTGGTTTTGCAATGATGCCCTTAATTTTGTCCAACTCATTTTGTTGATAGAGCTGACCACATTCTATTCTATATTCTAATTCTTTATATTCAGGTGAATCTTTCTCGAAATGAGATTGAACTTCCATCATAGATGTGACATAATTAGTGATTGTTCCAACTTGATTTCCCATACCTGCTTTATTTGTCTTTTTAACAGCAGCTTCAGTGACAACAATTTTTTCTGCATTTCGTTGGACACATTCAATAGCAGGTAGGTATCTATAGCGTCTTTTCATAACTGGATTATTAGTAGAAAAGTTCAGATCCGAGTCCCAGTCTTCCCCATTCTCAGCCATACAAAATGAATCCCAACCGTTTATAATCATAATAGTATTCATATATTGATACCAGTACTGACATTCATCCGAATTATTGATATTACACATTCGAATATTATTATGACTTGTCATTGGACTTCTAAAGAGTACAATTTCATCTTCATTTTTATCAATCCAAAATTTTGAATAACATTCATTTGCTTTTAATAAACCTGTAACTTCCAACCCACAAAGAGATTGCATAAGAGCAAATGGATCGCCACTTGCAATCTGATAATTACCATTTACAAATAATTTGCCAATCTTCGCATCATTCATTTTTTTCTTGATATATCTATGTACAGAGTCAATTATATATGGATCTCCCAACATATATTCGCTTGTATACAAAGCACGTTGCCATGAATTTACGTCAGTATTTTCATTAATACCAAGAAATTTAACGGTAGAAGAGTAGTCGCCACACATAGCATCTTTTAAATAGTTGATTGTTGGTGCGCACAATTCCTCAACATCTTCATCTGTAAATTCATAAGACTGAAGATATTGGTAATTCAATTCTCTCTGTTCTTCAAGAACATGTGGTGAAATTTTTGTTACAGAAAATCCGTATCCACATTCCTTATATGCATTCACATATTGCTCAATATTATCATACGCTCCCCATAATTTAAGAGAAGACTCTGTGACAATCATTTCACATTGACGAATATCTTGCATATTTCCCCAAATATCTTCAATCATATAATTACCATTATTGTATTTTTCAATAAATTCATAAATAGGGAACGGATAGAGCATTCCTTTAAGCCATGCGTTTCTCAAGCACACACCGCCAGGAATATAATCAAGACCTAAAGATTTAGCTACTCGCTGCATATATTGTATAGTGCAAAGATTAAAACCGTCAGATACATTGTTTTCAAGAGCTTTATCTTTAACAATTTCTCTTGTCGGTTCTTTTGAGTCTCCGTCATCATCGAGTGATATAACATCTGCAAAATATTGTGTAATACAATCTTTTACAACCAAAATTCCATGTGGATCACAAATCGGTTGTGATGCAGAGCATGTTAATGCTTTGTAAGCTTCGTATTTTGCAGGAACTAATTTAGTATCTGGATTTCTCTTACATTCACATAATTCATTTAATTTGTCAATGTATTGTGAATTGCAGAAGAGAAGAGTATTGTTTTTTAATCCACCAGTAGTTCCAACAAAGCGTTTATAATTAACACCATTTATGGTAACACCTTTTTTACCAGTCACTCTTGCAAAATCAGATTTTTTATCAACAACTACCTGCATAAATATCTTTGAAAAATCAATACTCCAAATAGGTTTTTCTAAAATCTTATTTGCCATTATACGGAACTCTTGAGCTTCAAACAGTGATATGAGTTCCTGATATTTGAAAGCCTCTTCTTTGGTAATCTGTAAATCCCAATTAGAATACTTTAGTTTATTTGTTCCAATTTTAAAAATCTCATATTGAGGTACGCTAATACCAGCCATAAATCCTCCTTTTGTTTATTATTAATATTTTCTAAGTTCATTTAGCATAAATTCCACATTATCTCCATGCAATTCAATTGAAATTTCTTGATAACCGCTATACCACGGATTTGTATAACAACCAAATTCAGCACATATGTCAATGATTTTAGATTGAATTGTGTTTCGTTTGGGTTCTAAAAATCTTTTCCTTTTAGTTGTATAGCATTCATATATTTTTCCAACTTCATCAGATCTTCCAACCATTATTTCATGTTTTTGAACTGTTGCAGTCAGAATGTAGTCGATGGCTTCTTTGTAATATTTCTTTACTGTTCCATCTTTCTTTTGAAAACAATACACTTTGAATCCTCCTTTTTTATCTACACTTATATATTCTCCAAATAAAATTTCTATTTACTTTTTAATAATGAATTCCTTTCCCATCCATTTAATATATACAACGTTAGGCAAGTCATGTATCTTAGGTACAAGTCCATCGAGTTTATAAATAATCCATTTTATCTTTCTTTTAATCCAATTCATACGACATCTCCTTTGTAATAACTCCCATTAAATCAAGCAACCTATTAACAGTTAAACAGTCTTTGTGATAAGTCCATCCATTAATCTCAACGTAATCGTCACCCTCAAGGATATACTCATCACAATAACCGCACTTAACTCTTGCCTTTTTACTTGGCTGCCAAAGAGGACATCTGTAATCATGCTCACCTATTCCTCTACAGTATGGACAGCTCATGATCTGTTCTCCTCATTCTCAAACTCAGCATTGCCACGCTCAAAACATTTCTGTGTATACTCATAAGTCTCGATCGACTTGTCAAAATATGAACTATTGGCAGCTTGCTCAACGATTGCACACACATCCTTCTTTATATTCTCTCTTGTGCTTGTAATGTATTGAGTATTAATTTCCTGTGAGCAAATCTGCATTCTGTCGTCAACTTCAGTATTACGAAGCCACATACTCAGTGCATATTTGTTCATATTCTTAACATATCTATATACGCAATCAACCACGTAACCTTTATATTGATTCTTTGGTAACTCGACAGTTATCATTGTTCCTTGATAATAATTTCTCAGCATAATGTAATCCTTCTTTCTATTTATTGTTGTTTATTGTAATTTGAAAAATGTAATTCTTAGACGAGTATTTCTCCATGAATAAGGGTAGAATTTTCTGTGTACTGTCAGAATAGTAAATTTCTGGCTAGAAAGGGTATCTCAGACACTTTTATTCTCACGAGCCTTGCGAAGTCTTTCAGCAGAAGCTTTCTTTTGCTCATCTGTCATAACTCTTGTTGTTTTCTTTGCCCTAAAGCTGATAAGCGTTTTATCCTTTAATAAATATTTTTTACCTCTACCTGTATCTTCGATAAGAGAGTACATATCAGGGCTTTCCTTACATAACTTGTCCAATTTCGTAATATATGTAGAATCGGAAACATATATTGTTGCAAACTTTTCATCACGCATTACATTAATACAAATTTCCTGCTCCTCAATTGATACACTCATATTTATATCTGCCATTATTTTTTGCCTCTCCTTATAATCATCTAATACAACTCTATTTCTTTCACATGACCTATCAAATCGCCATGCAGATTCAATACGTTCTGCAATATTTCGACTACCTTCATAATTAGTGCAAAAATCTGATATACAAATATTTCCACCATATGTATTTGCATATTTATGATTCTTTGACTCGATAGTTACAGTTCTGTTCATTTAATAATTCTCCTTTACTGTTTAAAAATAATTTGTTCATTGTAATCAGCTCCTTTGAGTGCTGCGTTTATAGTTCCTATATTTTATTATTCTCCAAAAGCTCTATCTGTTTTTTTATTTCTTTGTCAGGACTATATTCTTTATCAATCCTTTGTCCATGTTCATCATGAATAAAATGTCTGTAATCAGCAAACACCTTTGGAGTAGTAGCATATTTTTCTTTGCCATCCTTAATATATATTTCTCTCTTCATAGGCTGACATTTTACAATTTTGAGTGCTTCTAAAATATTAACTATGCGACTGATATATCTTTCAGAAAGTCCAATATCTTCTGAAATAGTCTTAAAATATCTATAACAACATAGTGGTTTACCATCCATTCGATTCAAATTAACACGAATATAAGAGAGTACAAGTAAGATATAAGCTGATGATATTCTTGCAGTATCAATCTCTTTATCTTTCAATTCTTCTTTGAAATTTAATATTGCATTTAACTCATCAAAATAAATAATTCCAAACTTGTCAGGTACATCGAATTTTTCTATATTAAGTTTTACTTGTTGGTATTTGACCGAATTGGTCTTTTCTTTTAGACATTTCTCAAAATCTGGACATGATTCAAAGTATCCATAATGAGAGAGAAGTAATAGAACTTCATAATATTTTTGATTTATCTTTCCATCTCTGTAGTTAGGTTTTAATTTAGACCAGTGGCAAAGTTCTGTTGTAGAAAATGCCACTGTATCATCAAGTGAACGCCTTGCACAAAGATATGAGAAGATTATTACACGTTTAGACGAGAGATCTTTATCATAAATGATTTCTCGTGGTATTTTTACATAGTTTGGCAAGATGTATCACCTCACTACTTATCAGGATGCGTAACCTAATTTTCTTGCTTCTAAACGAGCCTTTGCATTTGCGTCTGCTTTTGCTCTTAATTCAACACATCCACAACTTGGAAGCCATGCTTCTATGTAATCAACACATCTCTGATAATCACATTTCTTAGTTCTTGCTATTTTTGAACCTAATCCAGCGTTTTGTCTTGTATCTTTATATAACCTCTGAATAAAAATTTTGAAGTACTTTTTGATTTCTAACGGATCTTCACCAATGATAATTATCACTCGTTTTCTAGCTAGTTCAATAATCATTTCCTGCTGAGTTGTAGTAATTTCCTCATTTTCTTTTAGCTGAATAATATCTTCCTTCATTGTATTAACATCATCTGTTAATGAATTAACTGCTGTTGCAACAACCCCTAACTGTTTACTCATATTATTTACATTCATAGCTGTCTGCCCAGTAATATTCATTAACTGCTGCATATCAAAATTCTCATTGTTTCCATTGTAATTTGTCATTTCATTCATTATTAGTCCTCCTAAATTTAATTGTTAATATTGTTTAATAAAGTATCTGCCCATGAATAAACTGCATTTACGGCACTTATATAAGATTTCTTCTCATAATCTGGTAATTCATTCAAATGATCTGTAAGCCAAACATAACCACCTGTCTTTTCAATAAAGTCTGCCACTTTAGAACAGAAGAATATTGTTGAATCTTTAAGCTTTTTGTTATATTGCTCGGTTGGTTCTGTTATTTTCATATTCTCTATTTGCTTCCTTAAAGATTGTAATTCTGAAACCTTTTCATCAAACTGAGTCATAAGATTTTTATAATCTTTTTTGTAATCTTGTAGTTCACGTTTCGTAGACTCATAATCGGATGGTATAGGAGGATTTTCTTTAAGCTGTTTTATCTCATTGATATATTTTTGAACTTCATTCTTTGTTATTTTCTTAGTAGTATCCATAGAAGAGATGAGTTCAACCTGTTCATCTTCAGATAGATTACGCATTATAGCAAGGGCAGTAGTTTTAGTTACAATTCCTGTGGTGACCAATTCATCTAATTCTGGTATCATATCAGCAAGCATCTTATAATTCTGAAGAGTATCTACTGATATACCCATTTGTGTGGCGAGGTCGGATTGAGATTTTGCCAGAGCCGAATTATTCGGTTCTGCCACTTTATATTGATTCCCTCTGTCTCCACCATTTTGTATTCCATACAATCTCTCTAATTCTTTAATTCGTTTACCTACCTTTTTAGCAGAGCCACCAATTTCACCACGTCTACGAATGTTAGACTCAAGTAAATCAAGTAATACATCATCTTCTGATTTATAAATACGAATCTCTGCTTCTATAGTTGGTATTTTCAACTCCTTAAAAGCTCTTACACGTTGATGTCCTGATACAATAACCTTATCTTGTGTAATAATGATAGGCTCTATATTTCCACGCTTATTATCCTTAATACGTTTTCGTATAGACTCTAAAAGTTCTTCCCATTTTTCACCACTAATATCATCAAAAAATTCGTTATTCCTTGGATGTGGTTTTAATTCATCAATATTAAATTGTTGCATTTTTCTTTCCTTTCTTCTAAAACATAATTTACAGTTACAATTTGTGAGATGAGAGTGTGATAAGTGATTCAATAGTATATTCTCCATTTGAATTCACAAAACATTAAAAATTGCACTTGTATGAAATTATTAAAAATTCATTTAGGTACATGCTGTATGTACCTAAAAGTGAAAATTTACTTCATTTGGGTACATCCCAGCTATCAATTTTGTGCAGTCTATATCTATATAGACTCATATTATCAAGAGAAGAATATTACGCTTGTATTTCGCTATGCTTCATACAAGCTCCATAATTTTTTGTTTGATTGTTATTGGTTAATTTAGGTACATGGTGTTTGGGATTGATAGTTTCATTTGGGTACATATATGATGTACCTATAGCTTTATTCTCTCTTTTAATTATTATTTTACTGCAAATCAACATACTTCTCTTTGTGAATATCCTCTACAAAGAATACTGGTAATTTGTCATGATACTTTTCATATAATTCCTCACCAGAAATACGAGAGTAGCATTTGTATTTGCCTATTGGTGAATTAACTTCTTTGATATAATCTTTTACAATAGATTTATTTTCCTTAAATCGCTCATTTATTTTTCCACAAATAGTACAGTAGGTATATAAATCTGTATTAAGAAGCGTTTTTCCTATAAATGTGAATCTGTTTTGAATTAAACATTCTTCATAATGATGTTTGTGCTTTGATTTACGATTACTCTTTGAGATATTACTTTCTGTTGACTTGAGATATTTTGGTATTTCGTTTTCTTGTATCATGTAATTCCTCCTTTTTTAATACATTATTCTCTCTTTTAATCACAGTTCTTTCCAATATACCTCTTAATAAATTATGTTGTATGAATAATTTAATAGATCCCATATCTGCTTATAGCTTATTTCTTGTCTTGGAATAAGAAATGATGAAGTGCAATTGTCACTGTAATAGATATTTCTTCTCATGCCATTATATTTACGTATGCACTTGTTCCAAAATCCTCTTGATTCTTTTAAAGTTTCACCTACGATACATTTGAACTTGTAATGAGAAAATAAATAATCTATTACCTGATAGCCATAATGCTTATGTCTATATGAGGTGTAAATGTGCAAATATGTAATGATTATGATTTTATCCTTGCGAATAAATTCTATGTATCCTATTTCTTCTCGTGGTATATGCATAAAATTAAGATCTTTTTTAGAAAAACAATCTTCAATTGTATCTAATATTAAATATTTATGAGAAAGATATGAGTATTTTTGTAATTTGATCATGTTTGTCTCCTTTGATATATTATTCTCTCTTTGGGTGTTGGCTTGTTATCCGTTGTCTACCCTAGAGATATTCTTTTCTTGCTAACGCTGCGAAAAGACCGTCCTTATCAAGGGACTATATCTTGTGCTTATGCACAGATGCACATATTACATACATTGTTATTTTTCCTTATTGGAATAGTAAATTTGAAAAATGTATTGTTTAGCCAATAAAGTGTAAGGGTAGTAGGTTAGAATTTTCTACACACTGTCAGGATAGTAGATTTTCAGCTTATAGAGAGTATTATGAGAATGGATATTATACATTTTGTATAAAATACGTTACATTATTGATGGAGTGTTTAGCTATATTGTATAATTTGGGATTTGAGGTTAAAAAAATATGACCTTGTATTTTAGCTTTTAAGGTGTGTAAAAGAAAGCACGTGGAGAGATTGTTGTTTAAGAATTAAAATGGCTTATTTGGGCTAATATGAGCGTTAGAGAGCGTGGGTGTATATTTTGGCATAAAAATAAGACAGTGTAATTACTGTCTTGATAGTTTTATGTGTAGTTTTATGGTAGCCCCTATATGATTTGGAATTTTTTCTGGGAAAATCGTTATCGGTAAAAGTGCCTATAAATAAGGAAGATTTTGGATTTGTGGATGAATTTTTGGTGAGATGAGGGTTTGATTTTTGAGTTGTGAAGCTGGGAAAATGCTTAATTTTAATGGGTTTTGACGATATGGGGTGCGATAACATGTTATTTTGCATAAAAATAGAATTTTGCTTGGTTTTGTTGGGGTTTAAAGATATCGACAAGGTAAAATTTTGAAGAAAGTCTGTGGATTAATCAGCTATAGGGCTTGCTGCATTTTCAACCTTATTAGTTAGTTTTAACTACCCCCGGTTAGGCAAAAAGAATGGTTAATAGATATATATTATACATTGTTTTTCAGAACTATAAAACCATTATATATAGTTTTTAAAACTATGTTAGGTAGTATTAATATTGTTATCTGATATAGTTTCGTTATCGTTAGTTATCCACATTTTTATAAGTTATCAACAATCAATTAAAACTTATCCACATAGTTATCCACAAATTGTGAATAATTCACAATAACCCACACCAAAACTATACCAAAACTATACAACTTTAACAAATTAATAAAATCTCATAAAAAAGACTTGAAAAACTCTGAAAAAAGGATTATTATACAAGTGTCCTAAGGGATAGGACATAAAACAAATTCCATGTTAGTACAACTGTAAAGAGGACACCGAACCTTACACAACTCATTTGTTGTGATAGAACCATCCAAGAATGATGTAAAACCTCACGGCTACTTGTACAGCCATCCCGAAGCGGATTAAAAAAACTATCATATATAGCAACGTACATAGGCACTTGATAGCAGTTATTAAGAGGTTGACTTGACACCTTAAAGAAACAAGTCAGTAAAGCCACACTATAGCAGGCACGTAGTAGCAGGAACGATAGAAACCTCATTAATAGTCAAGTGGCTATTAATTACCATTACTGTGTTGTGTAGCAGTCGGATAGCAACCCATAAACGTATTAAATAATCTTTACAAGTGTATCACTTGTTTGTGGTAAAAACATTAAATTACATAGCAGGTTTATTATACCACATTTAAAAAGGTTGTATCAACCTAATAAGATTAAATAATACAGTACCGCTTTATATGTCAAGCGTTAAAAGTATGGCAATATGACATAAGTATAGCAAGACACGCAAGCTATACAGTGTAATTGTAAATTATTACAATAAGCACATCCGCACATTACAATAATAAGCCACCAAGTAAACATGAAAAATGTTGAATTATCCAGTCGCATTGAGCAGGCTCAGTCTACGCTTTTTTAAGCGGTTGTGAATTAAGCACATTTGAGAAGCGGTTCAAATCCGCTTGCGACTTTTACCAAAAATAAAAATATATTGCACTCATGCGTTAAATGAGAGAAGGAGACATTATGTTAAAATCTGAAAAATTCCACTCAAAAACTAATTCTTTAAAGGACACAAATTTTGACTTTGCAGGACACGTAAGAACTTTGGTTCGTAATAAAGAATTATCACGGATGCAGGATAAAAAATCATTCAAGGATGGCAAAAAAGCATTAGAGGATGCACACGCTGATATTGACATTATGACTTGTGACGCTAATATTATTAATCAGGTTTTAGGCAACGATGCAGGTCAATTCATCAAAGACCGTGAAGAAATTATTGCTTTAAAAGAAGAAATTGCTACACTTTTACCGATTGATAACGTGACTGCACTTTGTCCAACTGACCGTGTACATATTACTTTGATGGCTCATACTATCTATAAACCTGTACAGCTTGACGATGATATTTTCGATACTGAAAAAGGCGGTGTTGATATTTCTAAGGCTGTACAGGCTTACTACAATAAAGGTTCTATGAAGGATTTAAAGGACGCTTTACGCCCTGTATTCAACAAGTTAATCGGTTCTGAAGGTGACCATTTTTATGGTATCAAAACTAAAAAATCCGATTTTACAGATAAGGATTTACGCAACTTCCTTGCAACTTTTGGCGGTTCTGCTAAATGTGAACAGTCTAAGTCTAAGAAGGATGGGGTAGAAATTGTAAAATTCTCCGACTTTAACTACACAGACAAGTCAGGCAATAAAAAAGTGCAAATTGCTGCTTTTACAACTCTTTGTGCAGTAGTATTAGATAATGCGTCAAAACATGAGGTTATTAAACCGGAAACTATAGAAGAGAAAAGCGAAACAAAATAGGATGATACTGCTCAAGTAGTAGGTGTGCAGGGTTCGACTCCCTGCTCATCCTTTAACTTTTAAAGTGAAAAATTCAGGCTCAAAGTCTGTCTGAAATTAGGAGGAAAACATTATGAATACATTAGATATGTATAGAATTTGTCGCGAAATATACCGTGACTATAGAGGTAAAAATACATATGCAGAAACTGATGAAAATATTCTGAATTTTATTTTCAGACTATACAATACAACTGAAATTGATTGTGAAGAAATCAAGTCATTGTGGATTGAATGGCTCACAAAAGGCACTTTATCCATAAATATGCAAATTCAAAGCGCAAGAAACAGGATTGCAAATTATTAAGCAGGAGGATATAATCATGCCAAAAATCAAACATGAACCAAAATTTTACATTCGATTATGCAAGGGAACTGTTACACAATTTCCAGATAATTTTGCAATCTATCCAGGCTCAATCTATGGGCGTTTTACGGATAAGCAAGGTAAACACATATTTTGGGTATGCAATGACTACAGACTCACTAACGGAAAGTTACCTATAAATATTTTTAATGGAACACGTTGGACTTTGTGCCTAGTAAATGCAGATCATCCATGCTATAAGTGGGTAAAATCTGTCTGCGAAAAGCTGGGTTATATTCCTAAAATTCAAAGGGAAAATCTGACCTTTGATGATTGCCAAAATATGATGAAAAGTTATGCTTTGCATAAAAAGGGAACAGGTTCACGGATTAACACATATCAGATTAATAATCCTTTGCGTTGGAATGAAATAACAGAAACTGCGCATTGGTATGGTCACGGAAATGCAAGCGTTGTTGCGTCAAATATTAGAGATTAGTATGCAGTACCGAAAGGCAGAGTACACGAAAATTCTGCCTTTTCATAGTGCATATTAGCACTAGAATGGAGGTTCGATAGTATGGTAAAATTATAAAGGCAAAATAGGAGGATTACCATGCTAAAAATCAATGAATGGTCTGTAAACCGTAGAATAGAGTCTTTACGTCAGATGGATAAAATGTTATCTGAAATGAACGTAGGCTCACGCTATACTATATGGCAGGAATATGGTGGAGGACTAAAGGCAACCGCAGACGAAACACACGCAAACTGGAAATGTATTGCAGAAGATGACGAACTGTATCAGAACACTATTTTTTGTTATATGTGTTGCACATTGGAAAAGTATACTCTACAAAATTTCAATGTAAAAGAGTAGTCTGCCAAGGGCAAGGGACAAACTTTGCCCTTTTACAAAAGCAAAATTATATGCTAAAATAGGAGGTGAATAACATTGGAGGCATATAAAAAATGAAAATAGAATACAATAGACTATTTGACAAATTAAAAAGTGAAGGTATAAAACAAAAAGATTTTAGAGATAATGCAAGTATTAGTGGAGCAACTATGCAAAAATTATTGCATGGAGAATCTGTTACAACAGAAACAATATGCAAAATTTGCGATTATTTTCAATGTATGCCTGATGAGATAATGGAATTCATCCCAGATAGTAATTATATAGAGAAGCAACAAGCAAAGCAAGAGGTTCAGCAACAAATCGCTGAACTTCAAGCGAAACTAAAAACAATGTAACTGCGTCAAATATAACGCAACCAAGCACCCAATTTTCGGGTGCTATTTTAATGGAGGATAAAATATGCAAAAATATATTGTATGGTACAAAACAAGAAGTGGAAATTATTCAAGAGAAATCCCTTTTAAATCTCTTGAAAAAGCAAAGTCTTTATTTAATGCACTTGAAAGAGATTTTAAATATCTAATAGGTGTAGACGAAAATGGAATTCATCACACACTAGTATCTGCTGAAAAGTAGGTGCTATTTTTATACCCAAAAGGAGGTAACAGAAAAATGAAAGCAAAAATATTATATGTACTAACCACAACAGCACTCGTAATGAGTGCTTTTTTAATAGGCAAAACAGCTCATCAGCCATCAATCCCAGTCGATGACGTTGCAGCTTATTATGTAGATAGTAACGGAAATCTCAATCTTGAGATGAAAGATGTCCGTTGCATTAATGATAATTGGAACAACCCAATTTACACGAACTATCTGGCAGAGCAAGGTATACCAGATATCACGGCTCAAACGGAGAATAATATATTGAATCTTGCCTCAGTTACAGATTATGAGGCAACCGAAACTACATTGACACTTACAGACCGCAATGGTGATTCGTGGGTAATAGAGAAATAGAAGGGAGAATAAATAGATGGGCACAATAAAGTATAACGCTATCCGCATAGCAACACAATTATGCTATAGCGAAACAACAATCAACAAAATCAAAAATGCAACAACAGAAAGCGAAATCACACGGATTTTGCGCACAGCAAGAGAGGAGGAACTGTAAAATGCAGAAAGCAATTATGTACCGTGCTTACAACGGAGCAGAGATTATAGACGCAAGACCAGAGGCAGAAATTGTGTACTCAAATATGAAGTATGCAGAAGAACTTGCAGCAAAGAGAAAACAAAGAAATAAAATTAAACCACATAAATCATTTGCGGAGATATTATCCGCATTGTTATAGGAGGCAAACAATGATTAAAGGATATGTTGTGCCAGATGGGTACATGGGACTTGTAAAGGGAAAATATCAGCTCTTTGCAAGTGAAACAGATTACTTAGAGTATGTATTAATCAATGAGGAGGATGCAGCATGAGTTACACACTATTCAATGTTCCAATGTACAACGAACGGAAGGCAATCCGTTTATTAAAAAGAAAAGGTTATACAAAAATAACTGTAGTAGCAAGGCAGAATTTTACTTTGACTATTACAGGTAGAAGGGAGGTTGATTAATATGTTAGATTATAAAGATTTCTATTGTATAGCTGATTATGCAAACGCTCATTGGAAAGGCGGTTTCGCACCAATCGAAATCGCAGAGAATGCGTATAATTATTTATGTGAATTTCAGTCAAGCAAAGAGAAGGGTGAGCCAAATAATACAATCAAGTACTTGCTCACTAATCTTGACGCAGATATAGAGAACGGAGAAGAGCTTGAGGATGTTAAGTACTGGACAACGGAAATCCGCAAAGAGTTAGGCTTGAATGAGCCTATAATTTAGTTATTAAACGGTTTGTCGAAAGGCAAGCCGTTATTTTTATACAAAAAATATTAATTAAGGAGGACACAATTATGTGTAAGAGAGTTTATTTAAAAGCAAAAGAGGCAGAAATGGAAATGCAGGAAGTACGGAATGCAGAGGGATTCACAGGTAAAACAGAGAAACTTCTGATTGCGAATATGGTAAAGGCAGCTAAGAATAATTCTAGGATTGGAGATAAACTGCTCATGGTTGTTGATCTAAAACAGATTCATATACCAGAGTGGCAGAGAAGAATTAAGCTTGCAAGGGCTTATTCAATAGGCAATAACTACAACTCATACAAATGGGATGAGCCGAAGGTATTACTTTGCAATGGATTACTTCTTTGCATTGATGGTCAGCACAGAATTTATGGTGCATTCAAGGCAAAGAAGGAAGATGTAGTTGTCGAAGTAATGGAATGTAGTCTTGAAGAAGCAATTGACTTGTTCCTTAGTCAGTCAACAGATCGTGCGAAGATGCAGCCAATGGATATATATCATGCAGCTCTTGCAGCAGGGAGACCAGAATATACTGCTTTACGTGATATTTGTCATAAGCATAATGTAGCCGTTAAGGGAGACGATAAGACAGAGAATACAGTTGGTGTATTAACTTCAATTTCCGATGGAATTGGATTTACAAAGACAAATCCTGAACTTCTTGATTCAATGCTTACTCTACTTGGCAAACTTGGCTGGAACGGATATGCAGATTCTTACAACGGAAAAGCATATACTGCAAAAATTATTCGTGCCTTGAAAGCATTATATGCTTACTGCGAAGGCAGAACAGATGAGATGGAACAAGCATTGATTAAGCATTGCAAAGGAACTGAATACTTTGTTGAGAATATCATCGATAAAACCCAGGCACAGATTTTTGATTATCTGTCAGAAATTGTGCGTTACGAAATGGAAAGTCCTTTTACAGAAAAGAAGCGAAAAACAATAAAGAAAACAACAAAGAGAAAGGAGGCAATTTAAGAGAATAACATAATAGCTGAGATAACGGCTATACGGTCAAATAGGTGAAAGGAGAAAACAAATGAGCAAAAGATGGCATAGTGATATCCGTGTCGTCAATCCAGTAATGGAGATGAATGGGTATTATGTTAAGCGGAAAAACGGTTCTCATTACATATATGAGAACAAAAAGGGAGATGTAATAAGTCTTCCAAAGTCGTTAAATCGAATGTTGTGGCTTGGCGAATGTAAAAGGCATTCGTTAAAAGGTGGCAGAGACGTATTAAGTAAGATTAGCAGTAGGAGGTAAAACGAATGAAGTGGATTGAGATTTTACGGAATGGAGACTATGCATTACTGCAAAGCGAAAGTGATACACAGTATGCAGTTGTTAGTGGTTACGATCCAACGCAGTCAGAAGGTCAGCAGTGGGCGCATGGAACGTATTTTACTTATTTCCAGAATAATCCTAAGAAGATGTTATATCTTCAATCAGCTTATGATTGCTTTATGGAAAAGGTAAATGCAGATTTTATCCCACGATGCAGACTTGAAGAACTTGCAACGCTTTTCAAGGATGGCTTAATCTCTGACGACAGAGAAAGTGCATTTGAATATTTTGATGAGTGTTGTGAAATGTCAGAGGAAGAGAAATCTTTCTTTGGCATTGAAGAAGATAGTCCAATAACAAACACGAAGTTCGAGAATCCTATGTATAACAAGGGTTATGATGATGGGTTCTCTGATGGCGCAAATAGTATAGAGGAGGAATAAAATGAAAGTAAACGGAGAGGAAATTACAGAATTTGAAGTTACAACATACGCAGATATGTTTCACAGAAAGGCAGTTCTTGCTTATACATCAGATGGTGAATATTATGGAGATGTAACAATCAATATTCCACAGTATTCACTTGATGAGGGAGAATCATTTTTAAGCGCAGATTGTCCTGATCTGATTGATGCAATGGTTGAGAACGGATATCTGGAAATTACGGATGAGGTAAAGGTAAACATGGGGGTTTACAAAGTAGGTAAGTTTACACAAAAGTTTATTGACGTGTTTGAAAATGAAAGTGAGTGATTAAATATGACAGTTGGTGAATTAAAAAGAATGTTGGATGACTATGATGAAGATATGAAAATTGTATTTCAACCATCAGGTGATATGTATGGAGAATACATTGGATATATTGAAGAAGGTAAAGGCATAGCATCATTTAGAGGAAATGATTATAGAGCCTTAATTCTTACATCAGATGGACAGTGCGGATCTGTTTGTGATGAAGATGATTTGGATTTAGAGTAAAGAGTAAATGGATATTTCTTTTGGAAAGGTAAAGTGATTATATGCAGCATTTAAAAACGGAGAAATGTGTTATATGCGGAAATACAGCGAAAATGTGGCATGGTTATGTAATTGCCAAAGATAAAATGGCTTTAGGTAATTATATAGATAAAAAAGTGATTGCTGGATTTTGTGATAAGCATAGTGAAATATTATGCAGTGGACAAGATGGAAATTACGGTTGCTACAATTCTGAGTTGATGGGAAAATGTATTCCTTTATTCAACTCGTGAAATGCGTGATTCAAGGGAAAGGAGATGGTTGCATGTTTCCAATTATAACAAGCAAAAAACAAAAGGAGTTTGAAAAGTATTGTATCAGAAATAATATTACAAGTGATGAAAGTAAATGTAATGTGCCTTGTATATGTGGATATTATGGCAGAGCTTGCAGACAGACAAATGATGAGGCAAACAGAATGATTTGCATGGATTGTTCATTGCGGATATTTGTATCTACAGTTGAAACAATAATAGAAATTTGCGATGAAAAAGAAAAAATTGGAATCAGTCATCTATATGATTCAGATATTTTAGATATACAGAGCAAACTTAAAAAGGAATGTGTTATAGATGTCGAATGTTCTTATATTGAAAATGTCCTGAATTACTTGATTGAAAGTGATAGTTAGAAATACGTGATTCCTTGGAATGGAGGTAAGAGAAAATGATTGTAAATGCTTATTTAAAAGTAACTCAAAAACAATGGGAAGACATTAAAGAGAAATATGTAGAACCGAATATGTATCATATTGTAAGCAGTTCAAAGCGAAAGTGCAAGCGTTGTGACGGATGCAGTGCGTATAATCCTTGTACAACTTATGAAGGATATTGTACAGAAGTAGAAGGATTAGTTGACAGAAATTCTACTTGCGAAAGTTGGCACTAAATATGCGTGTTTCTTTAGAAAGGAAGGTAATTATGATGAAATGGAAATTATTTTGTACAGTAACAATGAAAAGCTATGAAGTAGAAGCCGAAAGTGAATTTAATGCACGAAAGAAATTAGCAAGTGAATTAAATGTACCATTATCTTGTATTGATGTATTTAGATAAGGCAAATAAATTCGCATTTCTTTAGAAGATTGGAGGATAGGACATGATTACAAGAGAAATGATTAGAAATGGTTTTGAATCTGGAACTGTTTCAATCGAAGAAGAATATGCAGGATGTATTGGCATTTGCTGTAGAATTGGTGATAACGCATTTTATTTTCTCGGTTCAGAAGATGATGATTTAACAAAAGAAGAATATTGGGAATCATATACATTAGATATGACAATAGATATGATTTTTAATATACTGAAAGACGTTGAATCTGCTGAAGAACATGGATTAGATGAAACTGAGTTAGATTATTATACATCTGTATTAGCGTATTAGCCAAATGAATCTAAGATTTATTAAGGAATTGGAGGAACAAAGATGGTGAAATATACAGAAATTTCTGATTTGAATAGTGATCAGATAAAACTGATTAACAAAAATGGATGGTGTATTTTTACAGAATGTGATGGTAATGGAACATATTATTATCATAAAGGGATTCATTGGGTAAACAGAATAGAATATATCATTTTATCAGAGAATGTCGATATAGAAGATATAAACTCGCATAAAGAATTAAATAAAATTGCAACATATGATGATGCTTTTGATAAATTGGTAAGAGAAAAACTGTTACCTGTAGCAGATAAATGCTATGTATTCTTAGTGAAAAATCCAGCAAATTATCACTTTGAGCAGATATGGACAAATAAAGGATTAGAAAAGGCTATAGAAATAGCGAAACTTAGATTTAGATTTAAGCATACATATTATAATTCAAAAGATTACGATAAAATGGAAAGCTTAATTCTTAAACATAATCGTAAAGTTAAAAAAGATACGGAAAAAGCAGTGGAAGTTTTAAAGGCAAATGGATTCAAAGTTGTGTCTGATAGATTTGCTGCATTGAGTTAATTTGGAGTAGGTATTAGTTGTGCATTTTGTGTAGATTGTGACTATTATGATTATAGCTGAAGAAACTGGGATTTTTTGATAAGATTGGAGGAATTAATATGGAGGAAAAAATTAACCAAATTCGTGAACTGGTAAGAGAAATTAAATCTTATGATGATATTTTGTATATGTATGAGAGAGATAAAATCGACCTTGAAATAAAGAAACAGGAGCTGTGGGATTTATTACAAAAATTATAACGGTTGAAACTAAGTTTCTTAAGAAGGAGTGAAGCGAAATGAGTAAAGAAAAAGAAAATGAAATATTGGATGCTGTAGATATTGTATGCTTGAATTGTGTAGAAGACACACTTAATGATAATAGTGTATGCAAAAAGTGTCCAGTAAGGAAGTTGTGCAATTCATTAGAAAAATAAATCTAGTAACTAGACAAAGGCAACCAGAGAATAAATAATTGGTTGTCTTTTTTTAGTAGAGAAAATTAGAAGATTTCTTGGTAAGATTGGAGGAAAAATTAATGGAAAACAAACCCTGTGCAATAGCAGTACGGATTTATGAATCGAATGGAGCAACAATGGCAGATATTAAGACTTCTCCTTGTGACGGATTGAGAATGGAAACAATTATATGGACAAAAATAAATGAGAGGGAAAGATTCTTATATAATGGATATACATTGTTTTATGATGAACGAATTGAAAATATGAAACCTTTTGAAGAAATTAGATAAGGAGTGGAGCGAAATGACAAGTATTGAAAAGTCAAAAGAGGGCGCACGGAACTTAAATGAATTCACGGATCATTTGATTAAATTACTTGAATCGGATGATAAGCGGTTCTCATTTGAATTTTGTGCAGGTGGCACAATGGAGATTTACGACAAAGAAAAAGAAATCGGTTATGTCGTTCACATTACACCAATTGAATATGATGAAGATGGAAACGCAATTAATTTATAACAACCGCAAAGGCAGTTAGGAGAATAAATACCTAGCTGCCTATTTTTATTACAGGAAATGGAGGAAACGATTATGTATGATTTCACAAAAAATGAAATGGAAATGATTAAAGACAATTTACGGGCATTTATTGCAAACTTTGGTTATCCACGGATTATAAGAGGAGACGATGGAGAGAGTTTCTATGTATTCACTGATGATTCAGATTCATGGAGACAGTATTGTTACAACATTGATTATCTGAATGGTTGGCTATATGGATGTGTTCAGACAGCTTGTGGAAATCCAAAGCGAGATGAAGAGATGAGAGAAATGTGTGATAGTGCAAGTTTCAGAGAAAGATATGCAATCTTATATGGTGAAAGAAAAATAAAAAATATCAACGGTCATAAATGTTATGTATTCACATATTCAGAAGACGATGAATACCAGGATGCAAACGGAGCTTTATATGACACAGTAACAAGAAGTTGGAGAAATTAGAAAGGCAGGTTGATTAGTATGAAATATACAATAGATACATTAAGAGAGATTAACGCAAGATTTTGTAGTTCGCATATACTTATGAATTACGATGTAGATAAGGCAAATATGTATGTTGAACTTATAGAAAATACACGGTCTGAAAAGACTCCAAGTATAGGTGATTGCGTTAGATATACAAATGAATATGGAGATTACTATGGAGCAGCTCATATTGAAAAAGCAGATGCGAATGAAATTTATATCTGTGAACGACCATATACACCTTTTGTTCATGAATACGAAGGCAGAATTAATTGTAATACAAGTGGTGGAGCGTGGACACATTTACCAACAAGAGAACTAAAATATATAGGTAAAATTGAAAAGAGATTTTGTGATTGGGGTAATTGTGGAGGCTGTGCAGATGGTGCTATTGATTTTATAGCGGAAGTAAATTTATGGGAATATGTAGATAGTAAAAATCCTTTTGTAAGTGAAAATGGATATAAGTTCACAACAAAGGATTTTGATAAACAGTATATATCATTCAATCCTAAAGATGATTCACCTTATGTATATTTTGGAGAAGGTTGTGCATGGAAAAGTAAAACAGATTTATATGCTTATCTGAGAACATATAGAGCAGAAATTTTCAAAGGACATTGGCAGAATCAGTTCATTGTGTGGACTTGGAAAGAGAAACAGCATCATGTATCACCAACGGAATTTGATAGTCTTAAATTAGAAGAAGATACATTCCTGATGAATGGTGACATCATGAGATGTAAAAGAAAATATGATGAAATTACTCATACTGTACACACATATTATGTTTGGTATTGGGACGATCCAACTAAAGACTTCTTTGAGGCAAGCGCAGAACAGAATAAAATAAGAGAAAAATATTATACACTTGATAGAAAAACTCCAACATATATTGTTGCGAGAAAAGAAATAAAGTCTGGAATTGAAATTCCAAAACATAAGGAGGTGTAATAATATGCAGAAAACATTAATGGAAATGCTGATTGAAGCAGGTTATCCGAAAGAAGAAATGTATCATCCTTCGTATGGATCTGATTTGTATGTATATGTAACACCACTTACAACAAAGGTGATTGAAGAATGGTGTAAGTCACATGATTATAGAATGGCTTGGCATTGTCCTACATTTAAAGACCAGATAACAGGCAAAATGATGTACGATTGTGCATTTCAGTGGTATGAAAATTAGCAGATAGGAGAGTGATTATATGGCGAAACAGTTTATAAGAGAAATAAAATCACATGTAAATCTATATAGAGATACATTAAATGGAATTGCGTGGATTGAAGATGGTTCAACTGGACTTGGAATTAGTGTTCATCCAAATATAGATAAAAGCGGCTCTGTTACAGGAATGAAAAATCTTGGTTATTGGGACAGATCAGACAGAATAGTACAGAGTCATGGATGGAAATATAATATTGACAGATTCGTATGTGATAAAGACAACAAATTAGAAATGATTGTGGCTGATGAATGTATGTGTCAAGGTTGCATTGAAAGGAGACAAAAATATGGCAAAACAAATATATTACTTGCATAGTTGCAATGAATGGAAAGAATATTCCAGCATGAGACTGTTATTCATTGGCACTTCTCAACAGAAATTAAAGATGAAAATCTCAAAAGAAATTGAAGAAGGCAATATGGAATATAAACCTATTACTTCAAGATATGACTATATTGATGGAAAATTTAAGTTAGTTGACAAAGAAAATACTCCAAAAGAACAGGCAAAACTATTCAGGCAGGATTGGGAAACAGAAACAATGGATAATATTAAGTCTGAATTAAAATATGGAGATTTTGATTATACATATAATAATGAAGAAATGTAATCAAAGGAAATTGTAATTTCTTGGTAAAATAATTACAAGATATAGTGGTACATGAAACAGGCAAATACAATATATAGTATAAAAAGGAGATTAAAATCATGAAAGTAAACGAAATTAGAAAAACAGAAACAATTGAGAAACTGGTAAGGACAGAGTACATTGCAGAGGATGGAACTGTATTTAGTAACGAAGAAGAATGTAAAAAATATGAAGAATCAGCACTGTTTGCAATTAGTAAAGAGTTAAAGAGACTTGACAATAAGAAAAATGGAGCTTCTGAATATGATATTTATGATGAATGCCTTGATGACCATCTGGTAGAAATTTTTAATGCAGAAACAGAAAGAGATATTGAAAATATCAGAAGATATGTATATCTTAAAGCTCTTTCCAACAGTTCAGATGAACGTAAAAAGAATTTGTTTATGTTCCTTAGCGGTGCTTTATATATGAAACAGCATTTAGGATTTTATTAGGAGGTAAGCGAAATGAAAATGCACAAAATTTATGGTGTAGATAAAAATATCTGCACAGCAGAACAGAAAATTGCATACAATTATGCTTTCAGTCATCGTAATTGGTTGGAAAAGATTTATAAGTCAGACAATACAGAAGCCGTTAAAAGCGAAGCATATCAAGACGTAATTAGTTTAGTGGCTAAATGTCTCAAAGATAATGGAACTAATAAAAGATATAACATTGATGCAATTATTCATTGCTTTAGAAATGGAATTGAAAATTATATGAAACAACATTCAATTATTAATTCTTATGAGCAAATAGGCAAAACATTTGTGTGTTTATATGATATTGAATAGAGGTGATGAAGAATGAAAACAATCCGTAAGGGTGCAATAGTTGAATGCATAGGTGATTCAAAAGAGAAAATGAAAGTATGGGGAACACGGTTTAAAGTATATCACAAAGAAGGTGATTTTGTGAGACTTGAATCATTAGAAAAACCGTGGGTTGGTATTTGTGGTGTAGTTCCTATTAAAAATGTAAAACTTGCTGAAGCATAAAAAGAAAGGTTGGTAGATAACTATGATGAAATTTACAATGAACGCAAAGGATTTAAAGGTAATGATGGAGAAGGGAATGGCTGCAATTAATAAAAAGGCAACACTCTCAACACTGACAAGATTGTATTTCCAGATAGATGAAAATGGAATTCTCAAAGTTTGGGGAACTGATATGGAGCATTGGGCAGAAGTCAGAACGGACAATGCTTATGATACTCAGCCAGGAGTTCTTGGAATTGATGTGGATGATATTAAAATCATTTCAAAAATGAGTGGTGAAATTACATTAGAAGATGTAACTACAGAGGATATGGAAGTAGGCAAAATTAATATCAAGTGTGGAAAGAAAATTGTTACAATTCCACGTTATCAGGACATAGACATTTTCCTTCCGTCAATGGATGAAAGCGAAAAGAAAATTATGTCTGTAAAAGAGAATTGGTTACTTGAAACACTTGTTAATCTTAATACATATACAGCAGATGATGACAACCGAAAGATAATGCAGGTATTCAATTTTAATACAAAGTCAAAGAGAATTGAAGCTCTTGATGGTTACAGGATTGGAATGAGAACTCTTGAAAATCAGATCATTTATGAGACAACGGAAAATCCATTTGATACGGTAAAAATTCATAACAAGTGTGTTCTTGTATTTAAAAAGCTAATGGATAAGAAATCTGAAAAGGAAATTGAAATCTATCAGGATAAGAAATATATTAAGGTTAAAGGAAATGATTTTACATATATTATTTGTAGAATTGACGGAGAATATTTCAAAATAGACAGTATGCTTGATATGTCTGATGATTATAGATTTGTACCTAATAGAGATCAGTTTCTTGAAGCAATGAAATATGATGCAGAATTAAGAAAGACATCTGGTGCATATAAAGTACCAGTTGTATTACATAGCGAAAATGGAAATTTGTACTCATACATCAGAGCTTTCAGATATGAGGCATTTGATGAATTTGAGACAAGCGAAAATAGTATGAAAGACAATTTTTATATTGGCTTTGATCCCCAGTTTCTTACAGACGCATTTAATATTGTTGATTCTGATAAGCCTTTATGTTTTGGTACAGGCAGTAAAGCTCCATTGCTTATCAATGGAAATGAATACAAGATTTTAGTATTGCCTGTAAATATTGTAAATGAAAATATAGATTATAATGCAGAATTTACAAAGAGAATTAGAGGTGAGGTGGCATAAGCCACCTTACTTTGAAGGGGGCGGTCATATGCTATATGATGTAAACACAAAAGCAAAACATGATAGGCGAGTTACTGAAATGTTGGATAAAGGATTTATTTTTCCGAATAATATGAAGCCTTATAGTTTTGAGCAAGCAAAAAAGTGTTACCACGGAAATAGTAAGTTACTATTGCAAACTTTTTACAATGATATTACAGGTAAAAATGAAATGCAATATACAACAATGAGTGTGTACTTATCATATACAAGTATTCATTCACGGAAAACTTTTAGAGAAGAATATGTTGGATAGAGGTGATATCAAATGAAAAAATTCAAAGAATATATTGAAAAATGGTTAGATGGACAAAAAGTAAGAGGTATTCAAGTATCATTGCTTGATATAAGAGAATGTGTTAGAATATATAATGCAATGGTACGGAATGAAAAACCTAAGTTCATCAATGGTAAAGTAAAAGAAATACTTGATAAATGCAAAATAGAAACAGTTGTAAAAGAGATTGGATGGAGGATTGCATAATGAAAAATTGTAATAGCTGTAAACATTTTTGGTATGATAATTCAACAGGCACTTCTGAATGTGGTCAGTATGACAATATGACAGAGGATGAAACCGACAAGTATTATACAAACGGAGAAGATAATTGTCTGTTCTATAAGGAAGATACCAATTAACTAATGAATACAATTTAATAGAGAGAATAATTAAGCAGATAGCAGATAATGTTATCTGCTTTTTTAATTCCAAAGGAAAGAACTGTTTCTTAAAAAGAAAGTGAGGTAAAAAATTATGATGACAAGAGAAAGATTTGCAGAGACAGGTTGGAAAATGACATATGAACAGTATCAGAAATGTGATTGTACAGAATGTGATAAGGCAGATTGTATTCACAGAAACGCTTATAGAAGAGTACCAGAAATTGATGGCGGTCTTGGTTTATGTCCAAATTTGAAGGGAGCGTGATTAGAATGTACAGAGTTTATCACTTAACAGACGAAGAGAAAGATAAAATTGTGCGATGTCGTTGGGATGGAGATACACATTACTATGATGTATTTGAATCACAAGAGGAGTGCGATGAAGAACAGAAAAGATTGGATAAAATTGAAGCAGAATATAGAAAAAAGAAAGCTGATTATTTGAAAAATTGTAAAGGAGAATGATTAGTATGTATAAATATATTATTAGTTATGATGGCGGTCAGTTAAGAAATAGTGGAGATTTTGAATGGGGATTATTTGATTCCTATGGTGAAGCAGAAGAAGAAGCCAATAACGCAAAAGAAGAATATATGAATGATTGGGACATTGAAGACAGTGAATATGATCCTGATGATTTCTGTATTGAAATTGTGGAGGTGTAGATATGTGCAAAATTTCAGGGATTATAATCGAGCATGGTAAAGATGACTTCGGTTATTGGGAAGGGTTTAGTCTTACCGAAGCTGAAGAAAATGCAATTTGGAACATTTTGAGAAAACATGATACAGAAGGTTGTTCTATTAGAGGAACACGAAAAGAAATTGCAGAAGAGATTGGAGAGTGATTAGTATGTATCAGCATATAGAATTTATTAATGGTAGTAATCCTTATATCAGTAAAACGGAAAAAGATTTTAAACGGATGTGTGAAAAATATCTTCTTATTCCAGTAGCTGAAAATTGTTGGAAGGCAACAGACCGAATTTATTACATAGTGGTTGGATTCACCGACAAAAATAAAACAGCTACATTTGACAAAGATTACAAGTCAAAAGAAGGTGCGATGAGAGTAATTCGCAAGGCAATTGAAGATCATAGATTTGAATGTATTATGCTTAGGAAGGTAGTTGAGGACTTACGAAATAATGCTGAAACCTTTTATAGCTTGAGTGATGTACCATTAAAACAATGGACATTAACAGAAAATGGAGAATACAAAAAAGAATTATATGGTAAGGTAAAAATTGAGACGGAATTATATAACAAGATTTTATATGAAGAAAGATATGAATCTAAAACCTCAATGGATAATTTGATAACAAATATTCTTCTTGCAGTAGATAATGCAATTGAAGATGGAACGGACATCATAAAAGAAGATCCACAAGATATTATCTGGTGGGTTAAAGAACAAGGTGGATTAAGCGAATTTGATTATGAAGCATAGATTGGAGTGATGGAAATGAAGAGAACACCAAAAGTAATTAAGCAGCAAACGGAAGAATGGTTAGATGAACGGTGGATAATTGCAAATATGAAAGATGCAAGACCACAAGATATGAGTTATTACAATGGAGCTTTGAAAGCCCTTGAATTTGCAGGTTACGAATGGAAACGTGATGCAGATGGAAAACACACATTATTTAAGTAGATTGGAGTGATGGAAATGAAAAAAGAAAATTTTATGAGAGAAATTGCACTTCTTAAAGAAGATGGAGACAGCTTTGGATTTGTATTAGATGGAAATACACAAAAAGGTATTGTGATATTTGTTGTTCCTGATTGTGATTCTGAAAGTGAAAATGCGATGGAATATATGATTGAAGGCAATAACATTGTAGATGGTGCTTTTGAACCATGTTCTGATTACAATTATTCGTGTGCTTACCCAGATTGGAATGAAGCTTGGGAATTGACTCAAATGATGATTAGAGAATTGTTGAAATAGCAATTTCATTTTAAGATTGGAGGATAAAATCATGGAAGAATTAAGAGAATACTTATTAGATCAGGATATATGGGAAAGGGAAGTTGATGAACTTCTTGGAAATTTTAACGACAATGTAACAGAAGATGATTTACATATTGTAGCAATATTCGATTCCGCTTATGACTTGGCAAGTAATTATATTGATAACGTAATTGGAGAATTAGATCATCATATTGAGGCGGTTCTTGATTATACAGAGCTTGGAAATCATATTGCAGAAAATGGAGATGAATATGTAGTGTTAAGTTCTGGAAGAATCGTGGAATTTGAATTATAGAAAGGATGGTTGATTGTATGGCGAGATATAAAATGATAATTAATACAGATACATATAAATGCGGAAGATGTAGTAAAAAGAATTGGGAACCTGGCACACGAAATGATTATATGATTGCAATAAACGGAATAACGAGAACTCTTTATAATATGAGAGAAGTAATGTGGCAGCTTGAATTATTCCACGGAAATTCATTTGTTATGTCGGAATACAGTGATGATAACCCAGAAGAAAATTATGGATTATCTGATAGATATATTAAATTTCTAAAGAAAAATACAATTAAATATCATGACAGACTGTGTAATTTGGATAGACAACAGTATTTATCAGGCTATGGTTGGATGCAGGGCTATTTTTCTATTGGGGAAGTAATGGAAAAATTAAAAGCTGAAGGAACTGTAAAAATACCTTTTAAATGGCTTTACGACATTAGACAGTATGATAAGGCTATGGATGGTTGCTACATGGAAATAACAAAAGTTGCATAAGGAGTGATAAATTATGACAGCGAGAGAATTAAATAGAGATCAGTTACACGAATTGAAACAGGCATATTATTCAGAACTTGTAAATGAAGGCACTTTTGCAGAAGTGATGGGAGTTAATATCAATGAACCATCATATGAAATGATTGCAAGTATTGATGAATATGTTAGTGATGAATTTATTTATGAACACTATGATGGATATAGTTTTACAGAAGATGATTTCTTCTGTAGTGTAGAAAGGAGTGCTTAATATGTTAGATTATACAAAAATTACATTTAATGAGTTAGATGACACAGACAAACCATTACAGGCATTTTACAATTATGATTTAAAAGAAAGCGAAATTGATGACTTTTTAGAAGAATATGCAACTGTTGAAGAAGTTCCAGAGGGTGTATCTATTCAGAAAGCGGAATTATGTTTAACGATTTACGCACAGCATGATTTTAAATTAGAAGCTTGTTGTACAGATACAAATAACGAACAATATTGGATTGAAATCAATAAACAGTTTACAAATGCAGATGAATTTATTCAGATGATTCCTGATTATGGAAAGATAAAATTATAAGATTGGAGGTATAAGGTATGCATATCTCAACAATAGAAGAAGATTATGAATACAGAATGAAAAATATAGTTCGGAAGTTTGTTAAGGATTATGAGCTTGAAAGATTAAGTGCGGAAGAATTGCAAGATAAAATATGGTCAGAATATGCAGAAGAATTTGCTCATGCAGTGTTACAAGATATGACTGATTTTTCTGGTAACGAATTATTTGAGGTTGGAGAGTGATGATATATGAAATATTGGATATACACATTTGACGATGACACTTATGGAATTGTAAAAGCTGATACAGAAGAGGAAGCCAAACAGAAAGTATTAAAAGCATATACAGAGCATGGAGGATACGAGTCAGAGATAACAGAAGATATAATTGAAATTGAAAATATTGATAATCATTGGTTTGCTGATAATCCTGATGTTCTTGAATTAGGATGTATGGGATAAAATGGAGGAATAATGAATGAAATTTACAGCAGAATTTTCAACACGAGGATATTATGGAAGTCAAATTTGTAAAGCAAATTCAATAGAAGAATTAATCAATATTCTTGATATGAGAGGCTTTGATTTTATTTTCAATCCCATAAAGGAAGATATTGTCAAATGGAGTAAGACGACAAATAAGAAGTTTTATGGAATGGGTATTATTATAAGACGTGACAAAGATGAAATGACAGGATATACGTCACTATGAAACAAGAATTTTTTGAAAAAATAGAGGTAATAAGAATGCAGAATAATACAGAAATTATCAATATTATAGAAAAATCATGGGGAGTGAATTCTATTGGTTGCCCTTTCGGTTCATGTACAGAGAAATTTGCGAACGAAAAGATGATAGAAATTGCCAATAAAAATAATTTCCCTGACAATATAATTGGATTGATTAAAGATAATCCGATTAAGTTTCATAAATATCAGAAATTTGACAATGGGTGTGGTATAGGTAGATACTATGCAAATTTGATAAGACAAACAAAATGAGGATTTCTTAAAAAGGAGAGGTTGTTATTATGAGCAGAAAAACAAAAAATATAGATCACGAACTTTGTGATTATGATGAAGCATATGATCGTGAATCTGCAAGTGATATTGGATGGTGTGGTAAATGCAAAATTCCAGAATGTCCATATAATAAAGATTTGAATGAAAAGAGACGAATGGGTTGGAAAAATCGAAGGAAACGATGATTTACTGCGGAAAGTGAGGAAAACAAGTATGAAACATTTAGTAATATTTTATACGGAAAACGGAATATATAGTGCGGTATATAATTTTAAAAATATTCCACCAACTATAGAAGACATAAAAGAAATGCAAAAAGATATACAGAAAACAGAAAGCTTAATTCAAATGCCAGCGGTTGTAAATTGGCTACCGATTAGCGATTAGGAAGAAACGGAAATTTCCTTAGAGAAAGCGAGGAGAGCTAATGGATAATATATTGTTAAAAGATACAAAAGAGAAACAGATAATACTAAATCAAAATCTGCTCACCAAGCAATTAAGTATTACTGTTTATAACAAAATAACTAAGAAAAAAATAATATACACAAATCCTAAGAGAATGTGTATATTATTTGCACAGTGTTTGTAAAGGAGGTTGATGAAATGGAAATAAGTAAATATGCGATGTCAGCAATTGCAATATTTATGGATGGCGATATAAGAGAGCGGGTACATAGAGAACTTGCACCATGTAGCAACAATGAATTTATTAAGAGATACTGTGAGCTTGATCCAGATTTTGAGAATGTCTTGAAATCAGAGTTTGGAATTGATATAATGGATTTATGATATATCAGAAAACAGAAGTGCATATTTTTTATATGATATGATTAAAAAATGGAGGTACAAATATTATGAAAGAATTAAGAAATAATGTTGATACAGAGGTTGTTTTTACGAAATTAGAAGATGCAAAGGAATGGTACTTGCCAAAAGATAATATTCCATGTACTAGGGAAGAGTATTTAGGTGATGATTATGAAGGATTTTGTAAAGAATTTACTGAATACAAAAAAGAAATTGAGCAGTCTGAAACATTAGAAGAGTTAGCTAATGTACTAAATAAATATACTGATACATATCAAGATGGGAGAGAGAATAAAGTTATAGAGTTTTAATATAAAATTGTAAATTAAATATGTGACTTGAAACAGGCAATCGAAAGGTTGTCTGTTTTTTAGTGGAGAATAATATAATGGAGGTGATTGTATGTTTGAAATTAGAGATAGGCAGGGTGGAAATTTCATTGACAGTTTCGATTCATTAGAAGATGCGACTTATGCCCTTAATGAGCATGAGGAAGCTGATAAGCTGGATGGTATCTATGAAGAGAATTTCTATGAGATATTTGATACTATTAATAATGAAATAGTAGTGATATAATAATAGTAATATGGTAACGAAAATAAGATGACGGAGGTAGTTATTATGGCACAGTTAATTGGATGTTTGATTGCAGGATATTTATGTATATATCTTCCTTGGAAAGCTAGTAAGGAAGATGAAGCAAAAAAGAGAAGAGATATGTATAATAATCTCAATAAGAAGTCTGTAGACGAAATGGATAAATGGAGAAGATAATATAAGAAAGGTGGCTGATGAATATGTTCGGTGGATTGTTGGCATTTTTAGGAATTTACGCAGGAAGTGCTGCAAAGGCAGCTAAAGATAACTATGATATGAAGAAAATTACTCGTACTGTTGATGAAAAAGGAAATGTTCATTATGCAGACAGATTATGCAATGAATACATCAACGGAGAGCGAGTAAAGAGAGTTGAAACAACTGATAAAAATGGAGTTAAATTATATTCTACAGTTGGTGTGAATAGCAGTAAAGTATATGACACTTCTTACGGAAGAGGTACACAGCAGTTATTCGAAATAAGTGAACATGACAAACAGGACGCAATTGAAAGAGGTAAATTAGCTTATATGCAGTACAATCCATACTTCGGAAGATCGGTTACAACGGAGATTGCTACTGGAAGAACAATTACTTGTCTTTTTAAATGGGAACATGGAGATAAACCAATTTATAAGAAATGGTACTTCAGACCTGAATGCCAGGATAAATTCGGTTATAGAGAAACTGTTAAAGGAGATTATGGAATCGACATTACAAAAGAAGAATATTATAAGTTGCAGACTATTGGAATTAGTTATTCGAATCTACCAAGTGATCAGAAAGTATTAAATGACTTATGGGGAAGGAATTAATAGTTTTATGTGCAATGTTATAACAATGTATTGACAGTGATGCAAATGGAGAATATAATAATATTAAAGAAAGGAGTGATATATATATATGGCAAATACAAATGTAACAATGAGAATTGATGAAACACTGAAAGCTCAATTACAGGAGCTTATGTCTAATCTTGGAATGGATATGACTACTTTCTTTACAATGGCTGCTAAACAAGCTGTAAGAGAGCAGGCTTTACCATTTCATCCTGATATGAATACGGGAATATATGGCTTGAAATCATATCAGTTAGCAATGAAAAATACAAATTACAATAAAGAAGGGAAAGCGACAATATCTTCTGTTGACGATTGGGCAACTGAATCAGAATGGGATGATATGTTTAAGCAAATGAAAAAAGAAAGAGGTATTGAATAATGAACAAAGGAGAAGTATGGTTTGTCGAATTTCCATTAGAAGAAGATCCAAGTAGAATACTAAATAGACCTGTTGTGGTGCTTGATGAAAATTTACTTGGTGTATTATCTGTCAAGATAACAAAGCATAAGGTAAGAAAAGAAGATCCTTATGATACTCCTATTATCTATTGGGAAGAAGCAAGTTTGAGATTGGCTTCGACTGCGAGAGTATCAAAAGTAACGCTACTTACAAAAGATAGCTTTATATTCAAAATCGGTGATTTACACAAAGATGATTTGAATAGAATTGAAAACATGTATAGAAAATTTTTAGAAGATAATGGTGCTGTATAAATTATAGCACCATTACTTATTAAAACAGAGAATATTAAAGTAACAAGAAACCAAGTTTCTTGTGGAATAGAAAGGAGAATGATGTAATGGAATTTGCAAAATATTATAATGCAAGTAATCTCGTAGAAGAGATGCAGAAAGCAGAAGAAATTGATTGCTACCCAACAGACAATGATAAATTTGAAGGTGTATATGTTTGTATGGATACAAACGACTTTTGGATTAGCAGAATTAACAAGGGATATAATGAAGAATATGATAGAGAAGATGGTAAATATCTTGTAGAACGTAATAAAATTAGTATCTATGATGTCATGGATAAACTTCATGAACTATATTCTAAGAAATTACCTGACTTTAAGGAAAATGATTTACAATTTGAAATGAAAAATAAATGTCATAATTATTTAAAGAGATTTAAAGCAAAAGATATATGTAAAGCAGTCATCCTTTTAGACGATTATGACGGATTATCAAATTGGGATTGTTACGAAACGGATTCGTTAGAAGAGGCTATTGAAATTATTGATGGTGGATATGGGATTTTGCCATTAGTAGCTTAAGAAATCTAAGCTTACTTATGTGTAGAAAGAAGAATAAATTTGTATGGAGATACCTAAATATATACAGAATAAAATCAAGCAGCAAAATGAAGCTTGCAAAAAAGCAAGTAAATTAGAAGTAGAAATTGAAAATTGGTGTCAATTATCTGGATTTGATCCATATTCGAAAGAATATAAAGAAATTAAAGGTAGATTAGTAGATGCAGTTGCACCATTAAATGCAGATAAGATAAAAGAGATTGCTAATAGAATTGAATATTGATGGAAAGGAAAATATTATTATGAATGGAATTTATGATTTGAGGATTGATTTAGATAGACTAAAGCATTTCGAAGAAAAACAGGATAATTACAAGGTAAATGAATATAAGGATCTAATTGTAAAACACGCAAATGAATTAGTGTACGACCAAGATCCATATTCAAAGGAATTGCAGGTAAAAGAAATTCTATCAAAAGAAATATTTGAGAAAATGTCAGATCAAGGAGCTGCACAAGTTTTAAGAAGTATTTTACTCGCAGATAGAAATAATGTAATTGATTGGGGACAGGCATTTTATTTTATACAGAAATATATGCCAGAACTGAAAATGTTTGATTACCCCCAATAACTTTAAGTTTACTTGTGAATTGAAAGGAGAAATATAATTATGAGTAACGAATTTAAATCATTTGATGGTGGAAAGCCATTTTTACAACCTGAAAAGCCTTTTATGTTAGTGTATGAAAGTGAAAAAGATGGATTGTCTATTGCATGGTTGGAAACAGAAGAAGATATGATGGAAACTATTGAAGAAGTAAAATCTTATGGTAGTACAATTGTTGATGCAATAGAAATTGGTAGCTACAGAGAATTTAATGACTAAGAAATTAAGTTTCAAAGAAATGGAGAGCAATGTGAATATAGAGAATAGATTAAGACAAGAGCATGATCAATGGTATATTGATATTACAGACATTGCGATTGAAATGTTTGGCGATATTGTTGATAAGGTAGAAATTACCGATTTTTATGATTATACAAAAGAAGAAGCAATTGAAGGCGCAAAAGCTCTTATTGAAGAATGGAAAATAAATTTAAAAAAACATAGAATTACCTTTGATGGAGAAAACATGCTTGTTACTTTTAAAAATGGAAAGAAAATTGAAATTTGGAACTCTGAATGGGGTGGAATTAGATTTTCAAAAGACAATGAATTTTAATTTTACTATGAAAGGAAAATAGAACATATGGAGAATGAATATAAGGTAGAAGAAACAGATCTTGGGACTAGAACTTCCCATCCGTCATATGGAACTATTATGTTTAATAGAGCTTATGGTGGAAAGACACCATTATTCGGAAGCAGTATTGAACATAGTAATGTAATAATAATGGAGTTAAGACATGCAGAAATAGAGCGTGGCTTAAATAGAGATTGGGTTTATGGCAAAGCTCCTATTGCAGAAATAGAGATGAGTTATTCACAATTCGCTGAAGCGATTACATCTTTTGGACAGGGTACAGGAATTCCAGTAACAATTCGCTATACCGAAAAAGATGGTAAAATACCTCCGTGTGATTTCGTTAGCAAAAGAGAACAGTTTACTGATGAATTCAAAGGTAAAACAAAAAATGCAATGAATGAGTCACAGCAGTTAATTCAGGATGTAACTGATTTGTTTTCACAGAAGAAAGCACTAACAAAGGCAGACAAAGAAGCTGTAATATCTAAACTTAGAAAATTAAGTATGGATCTTGGATGTAACTTGGATTTTATTGCAGACCAGTTCAATGAACAGATGGACAAAACGGTTATGGAAGCAAAAGGAGAAATTGAGTCCTTTTGCCAGAATAAAATAAATGCTATTGCAAGTGCTGCGTTGGTAGAGCATAGAGATGAGTTTCTAAAACTGGAAAATCCAGTTGATATTGAATCAGAATAAGCCAAGTAAATTTTAATTTTACTATGAAAGGAAAACTTATGGGATATTCGGAAACAATTAAAAATGTTATTACTAACATAACTACTCAAAATGATATATATGTAAATATAACCAGTACAACTAGAATGCATATATATAAAGAAGATCTTGATAAAACATGGTATATAGTTGCTTGCGAAGTTAAAAAAAATAAAAAATATATAGAAGAATCAAATATGTCGGCTTGCAACATAGAAGATTTAAAAAGAATTGTTGGAATTAGCTATATGTATTGTAAAGAAATTTAACTTTCCTTTGATGATTGGAGGTAGAAAAATGGAAAATAAAAATTTAGATAGCTATGGATATTTATTAAATTGCCCAGATGAAATGCTTAGCGATGTGAATAAAACGATGAACGATAAACGAACCATTATAAATTGGAATAATTTTAATGTAGGTGATGCTTTTTACACAGAAAATATTTACAGATGTGTAATGGTAGATCACGTAATGAAAAGAATTATGTTTGTAACTGAAGAGGAATATAAAAATGAGTTTGAGTTAAAACACAATGATAAACCAATTGATGAATTAAAAATAAATTATAGAATAAGTAAAAATGCAATTGGAAATATGATGTTGGCATACATTGATCATAAACAAATTCTTGCCGAATATGAATCAGAAATGGATGAACAAGAAATGGAAGAAGATGCAAATTATAACTTTCATAAAGGATGTTGCGAAACAGCGGAGTGCTGGATGAGAGCGATCGGTGTTAGTCCAGATTGTGAGTTTATTAGAGAAAAAATGAATGAATGAAATTTAGGTTTTAAAAATGGAATGAAGAATAGATCATGAAAAACGAAAGGTATGCAGTTGCTTATAATGATAAAAACGGAAATGGATTTATAGAAACGGAACCTTGGATTTTTGACGACTTTGATGATATAAGTCAGGGTAGAATAGAAGCAAATAGATTGATTAGATCGGGGTATAAGAATGTAATAATGTTTAAAATCTGCGATCAACCGCCAGAATGTATTACATGGTCATATGTAAAGAAACATGAAATTAACTTTCCTTGGAGGTGATATATCATAAAAGAACACAAAAAGCAATGGATACTCAATTATATGCAACAACACAAAGATGAGTTTATTGATGTTGTATCAGAGAATTTTGTAAATGCATATATAAATGAGTTTAATCCGAAAGTAATAGAATGGTATCTATATGGAGTGCCGAAAATCCCTGAAATTAGTAGGCTGCTCGCAGAATTATACAAAGAGAATAAAGTAAGCAGATATAGGCATTATTGCGAATTTTGGCAAGACGGATATCCAAAATGGTTTTATATTTACTTTTTACAAGGATAAAAAGAAAGAATGATTTGCTTGGGAGATTGGAAGAGGTGGTATAGTGAAAGAATTTAGAAGTACTGATGAGATCACAAAAGAAGACCTTGAGAAAATGTATAACGCAATTGCTAAATTTGATAATTATATTTCATCAGCAACAAGGAAGCCAACAGATGAAAACATTGGATTATATGAACATTGGATTGATTGCAGGTATGATATAGAGAATTTAATTGTAACTGAGAGATAAGAGGTGAAGTAAATGGAAAGACTTGATATTTATAAAACTAATGATGGGAAATCTTTAGTTCTTTTAAACAATGAAACTGATTCGAATGGATATATAAATTATTTACCAATTACAAATAATGCAAATGGTATGAGTGTTAATACAAAATCTGGTAATCCTGTTATTATAGATATAGATAATGTATCTATAATTAAGCTGAACAAGTTAGAGTCATACATTGATCATGTAATAGAAAGTGATTTTGATTTTAAAATTAAGTGGTATATTGATGGTGGGCAAAGAGAAGAGGTAAAAGATTGAGGTGAGTAAAATGAAAGACAAACCAAATAAAATAAAAGCGAAATTCATTGTAGAAGTAGAAGCAGAATTTTATGATGATGAATCATCAGAAGAAACATTGAGATATTGTGTTGAACAGGATTTGGAAGATGCAGGATTAAATGTTATTGATGTATCTGTGATGAAAGAGGTAGTATAAATGGAATGGAAATGTCCTGTTTGTGGTAAAGAATTTGAGCATTTTGGTATTAAAGATTTTGCATCAGCACCTAAAACTACGTTATTTGGTATATTTAAAATTAAAGACATTAATGGAAATATTAAGACCGTAGATAGGAAACTAAATAAACCAGTTTGCTCAGAAGAATGTAAGCAAAAGAATGAAAATCAATATTTTGTTGAAAAGTATAAGGGAAATAATATTTATTGCGTAAATGGTAGATATATGCCTTATCTTGAATGCGATTATTGGTATGACGGTATTGAAGGAGTTAGAAAAAGAATTGATAACCCACATTTAATTCCGGCTACGCCACAACTAATGCGTGGATTGCATACTGTAATGAGTGGTGAGCCTGGAAATATATAATAAGAAATGACGATTTCTTATGGGAAATTTGGAGGTAATAATATGAAGGTGCTTGGAAGCTTTGTAGATTGTGTTTATGAGCCACATTTATATAAAGAGGATATTAGAGATATTAGAACAAAACTTATAAGTAGATTACCAGATAAAAGAATCTGTGAAATGGCAAGTGTACTTATAATCGACACAAAATATGATGCATATGTTGTAAAAATACGAAGACCTGAACTGAATAGTAGTGGATGTGTTGATATAAAAAAGACTCATAAGAAAATTTACGAAACTGATTTTATCGAAATTTCAAAAAGAGATTATGAAGGATTAGATTGGAGAGAAGCCGCTAAGAAAACGGAAGAATTAATTGAACTAGGATCGTTCGTTATTTTTAAAACAGATATTGATGTAGATGTATTAATTAAATGAAAAAATACTTTCTTATTGAAAGCAAATTAAATATAGAAATAAGCAATAGAAGCAGAAATCATCTGCTTCTTTTTTAGTACAGAAAATGAGGTAATGAATATGAGTAAACGACACGACAATACGAGCAGAGCAAGTGAGTTTATCTGCTTAAGATGTCTTAGCAAAAATCAAGTTGGTGATAAAATACGCAGACCGAATATGAGAGAAAAGGATCATGTAAAAAACTTGTGTTGTCTATGTACAAAGTTACAAATGAGAACTAAAAATCTTGAAGTTAGGTGGTGCGATGATTTTGATGAGCGAATGGAATATGCAAAGAAAATTAAGTCAAAATATTATGATGAGAATAATGAGCTGCTACCTGAATGGAAAACAGAGAATATGTATGTAGGAAAGTGAGGTTGATTAATATGGAAAATTATAAAATCGGTTATAATGGTGATGCTTATGTTGAAAATATTCACCATATAGGTGTTGAATATAATGGAAATTATTATAGTGTGATTTTCGGAGAATATGTAAATGGAGGGTTCTTTAGTATTCCGAATTGGAATTGTGGTGGTGAGTTAGCTGAGTTTAGTGATGTCCCTTGGAATACAGAATCTATTCAGAGATCATTAAAAAGTAAAAGAGCAGCTAAAGCTATTGCAAAAGCGATAGCAGATTACACAAGGGAGTGATAATTATGTGTTACAAAATAAAAATACAAAATAAAAATGCTGAAAAGCTTAATAGAAAGTTGGATGAGTTAAATCTTCCTATATATATGAGAAAATATTTTACTGTAAAGATAGAGAGTAAAGCAGGCGCATTGAATTATCTTGGGGTTATTGTAGATTTACTCAATTGGTTTATTAAAGAGAAACTTATTGATAAAACAAATATTTCAGATATTGAGCCATCGGATTTTACTGACATTATGGCAGAAGATATCACGTTATATTTAAAGACAAAAGAGCAGAATGGAATGTCACCTACAACATTAGAAACTAGGAAACATATAATAAGTAGCTTTTGGGATTATATGAGCAGAGTAAAAGGAACTGAAATTAAAGATAAATTCTTTAAAGATGTAACATATAAAGGAATTCCATCTGGGAACAACTTAACTAAAAAACTCCCAACAGAAAAACAGCTTAATGATATGGAACAGAAAATAATGTGGAAAAAGGATATTCCAGTAAGAAATAGGAATATTGCTATCTTTCGTGTGTTAAGAGGAACTGGAATAAGAGAATCTGAACTTGCTGGTTTGGATTTATCTGATTTACATTTGGACGAAGAAATGCCATATATTACTATTCTTGGTAAGGGCGTGTATAGAGAAATGCAAAATAGAACGGTATATCTTAGTGGATCTGCTTTAAAAGCTATAAGAGAATGGTTAGAATACAGAAGTACCTTAGACAATATTGTAGATACGGAAGCTGTGTTTGTAAATAAAAACGGTACACGTACAACAGAGAGAAATATCAAACAGATATTTGAGAATTATGGAAATGGTATTACTCCACATATGATGCGACATTATTATGCTAGTATAATGAACAGAAATGGAAATCTTGCATTTGTTCAGCAGCAGCTTGGACATAGTAGTGTAAATACAACAGTTAATAATTATGCAAACGGAGCTGTTGGTATGAGAGAAAAATTAATGGAGATGTGATTATGGTTAAATATATCGGAAAGAAAATCAGAACCGAAAAGAGAATAAAGGCAATGGAAGTGCATCCATTTGATTTAGTTAAATTTGTGTAATATGTATACGACACTATTTCTTAGTGTCGTGTTCAGATATTAAAATATCATTAGGAGTACATTCGAGAACGTCACATAATCTTTGCAATGTATCAAAGTATATGCGTTGTGCATTACCATCATACAAATTGCATGTTGCTTGATATCCTATTTTTAGTTCTTTTGAAAGCTGATTTCTATTTAGTCCTTTTGCGTCAACTAATGGTTTTATATTAAGTTTCATATATATTACCTCCTTGATAATATATACTTTAGCATATATTGTTAAAAAAATAAATATAATCTTAAGAATAACTATTGACATTATATTGTTAAGGGTGTATAGTATAAAATATCAAAGGTAATCCAAGGTACATAAATACAAAAGAGAGGAGGAACGTACATATGGATTTACAGAGATATGATGTTATAAAAGCGAAAATCAAATATCAAGGCGAAGGATCAGTCCAGACTAAAGAACGTCCATATGTGATCGTATCAAACCCAATTGGGACAAAACATGCTACGATAATTACAGTGATGCCTTTGACAAGTAAAATTAAAAAGACAAATATGCCAGTGCATGGATGTCTTGAAGCCAATGGAGAAAATGGATTGCAGCTTTATTCAATGGTAATGGGCGAGCAGATAATAACTATCTCTAAAACGGAGGTAATGGAAAAACTTGGTACAATCATATGTAAGGAAGATAGAAAAATGATTGATCAGACGTGTTTTAATGGTTTGTTCTTTGGAACTGGATATAGATTAGAGGAGGGAACGACATGTATATAAGCAAAGAAGAAGCAAAACAACTAATAGACGAAGCTCCTGGTAAAATCTGGTTGGATTCCTTTAATGGAATTACGTTTATTCATACAAAGCCAAAACAGATTACACCCGATGAAGGGAAGAGAATAATTAATAAAGCTGATGATGAGATTGATTGGTTATCTAATAATGTGTTCAATCGAATCAGCTTGTCTCATACAGAAATGGTGCATAATATAAAATTTTGTAGTTGCGAGGGCAGAATTTGGGACTCGCAACGTGATATCATATAAAAAACAGAATGAATGTTCGGTAAAAGTATTGACAAAACCGAACGAACGTTCTATTATATTAAATGTGAAATACAGAGAAAGCCGAGCATCATAGTGCTGGAACACTCGCTCGACTTCCTCTAATAACATTGTTTATTGAATTGTTGTTCATGAGCGTACTGGAATATGCTCATAGTTATAATACATATAAATTGGCATTCTGTCAATTAAATTCAAGCAATTCAGCACATTTTCACGTTATTTAATTTTAATTTAATAAATTATAGGGCTATCGCCAAGCGGTAAGGCACAGGATTTTGATTCCTGCATTCGTTGGTTCGAATCCAACTAGCTCTGCTATGCACTGAATCACACCCGATGTAAGTGCAGAACACAAGGTACTTGTTTCTTTGTACATAAATTTACCTTGTAAGAGCAGAATGTGTAGCTGCTATAGTTCTACCATAGTTTAATCCACTAACGGATGAGGCATCAGCTTTACAGGAAAGCCAAATCATGTAAGGTTCAACTCCTTGATGCCTCTTTATTTATAAATAAGAAGAAAGGGTGATAGAAAATATCAAATAGTTGGGATAGAAAACGGAGAATAATTAAATATCAAACATAAGGAGTGGTAACAATGAAAAACGAAGAATGGAATGAAGATCAAATGAAAATTCTTCATGAATACTGTGATAATGAAATGACAAAAATAAAAAAACTGTGTAATTCAATTGTCATGAATGCAGGTGGAATTAGCGAAAAAGAATATGATGACATATATAGTTTGGCACAATTTCTTTTATTTAAGTGCGTAAAAAAATACGATGCAAGCAATAAAAAAGGTGCTTCTTTCAAGACTTTTTATAGAGGAATACTTAATCGAAGATTATATGCTACATATTTACGAGATAAAAACCGTCAATGTCGAAGCAATACAAAAACAGATAAAGATGGCAATAAAATATTTATACCAGATGTATCACTTGATGCACCTACAAAAGATTGTGTTGATATATTAGAAAGAATTTCTATATCTTCTACATTAGAGGATGAGTTCTTTAAGCCAGATTTAAAAGAAAAAACAAAAGAGTATCTAAATAATTTGTCGGATGAGCAGTTAGAGGTGGCAAATTTATTTATGGAAGGCTACCATACAAATGATATAAAAGATATTTTACATATAACACAAACTGAATTTAATAATCGCATGAGTGGAATGAAATCGTATAGAAACATTTCGATTTTATTATAAAACACATTGAATAATAGGAGGAATAAACATGGCAAGACCTAGAAAACAAACATATACAATGAGTCAATATCTGGATAATGTTAGCGAAGGATATATAAAAAATGATGCTGACACTCAGAGAAACCCTGCATGGAAAGCAATTATAGATGGACTATCAGTTACAATTTTAACTGATGACTATATTCCTCCTATTATCCTTTCAGAAGAAGATAGTGGACAAACTAAAATTGTTGATGGTGGAAGTCGCACAGCAGCTTTTCAAATGATTAAATTAGGCAATTATAAAATCAAATCGTCTGTAGAAGATTCTATCATTAAATATAAAAAGATGATAAAAGACAATGAAGGAAATATATCATGGGACGATGCCGAGTTTGATATACGCAACAAAACATACAGTCATTTTCCAAAAGAACTTCAGAAGAAATTCGATGAATATCAGGTTGAGACAGTCATTCATGAACATTGCAATAAAAAAGAAACTGCAAAGTATATGAAACGTTATAATGAGCGAAAAAACTTTACGACAAGTCAAAAGCAATTTTTGTATTTACCAAATTTTGCAGATCAGATTAGGTCGATTATGAAAAGAAATTTCTTTATTAATTGCTGTAATGTTAAAGAAACAGACAGAGAGAATGGAATTCTCGAAAGAATAATTAGTGAGTCTGTTATGACTATGTTTCATTTTAATAAATGGAACAAAAATGGAAAGAAATTAGCAATATATTTAAATGATAATGCAACAGAAGAGCAATTTAATATATTGGACAAAAATATTAGTCGATTAGGGAAAATAGTTGATGCAAATACTAAACAGTTGTTTACCGTTAAAGATTCTTTTATCTGGATTACATTATTTAATAAGTTTTCAGAAAAAGGATTGGACGATGAAAAGTTTAATGATTTTTTAATAGCATTCATTAATTCTTTAAGAAAGACTTCTGTCGATGGTAAATTGTTTGATAATGTTGATGAGAATGCAAGTACAAAAGATAAATCAGTTATTGCTGATAAATTACATATTTTGGAAACTCTTATGAATGAATTTTTACATATTGATGATACGGAAACAGAGAACAATACAAGTGAGAGCACAATTGATAATGTCGAGAAATCAACACTCTCATTTGTACAGGAAAATGCAAATCCAGAAGCGACAGATGAGGACATTGATACTTACTCTGACCTTGTTGATTATTGCTTTGACCACAATGGAATTGAAGTCAATGCTCCAATATATCAGCAATGCCAAACAGCTCTAATCGCATTAATGGCATATGCTTGTGAGAATGAAAATGAGGATAAATTTGAGGAATGGGTTAATAAATATAAGAATACAAAAAAGTTTAGTCCATCTCAGAAAGTAAATTATGACTTCATGAAGAGAAGTTTTGATAAGATGGCAAACGCATAAATACATAAAGGAGAACAAAATAAAACATGAAACTAACAAGTATTATAATTCCAGATTACCTTGCAGAATCTGTACCAAACGAGGCAAAGATGAACAGGGTAAAAAGATATTTTATAGAGCATGGGGAGCTGGACAAGCCAATTATCATCAACCATGACAAAGAGCTGGTAGATGGATACATAAGATACTTGGTGCTTAAAGAGTTTGATGTGGAATATATCAAACAATATAGATATGAAAGAGAGAATTGTAAAGTAGTTACATACATATATGGAAAACACCCGAATCAGCAGAGTGATAAAGAATACGTTTGGAGAGTGCCGACATCCGAAAAATGGAGAATGTTTGTAGAGAATATATCTGTAGGAGATATAGTCATGTGCTACACAAAATGGGGTGTTAAGCCAGTTATTATAACTAGAATTGTCAGATCTGACTTCAGACCAATGGATATTCCAGAGAATATAAAGATTAAAAGAATTGCTAAAAATCAGAGAGGAGCAAAGTATGGAAAAAATATGTAGTAGTTGCAGATATGCTTACAAAGATTCCGAGCAACCTTGTGCAATTTGCAGTAGTAATTACACTAACAAATGGGAACGTGCTACAGATGAGCAGATTATGCTTATAAAAAGTGGTATTTTCGATTTTAGAAACAGACTTGAAAAGAGATTGCTTGACACATTGACGAGCTATACTGATGTCTTAAGAGTTAATAAATTGATTGCTGATATACAGAGTGAAATGTTAAAGGAGTTAGGCGATGGGACTGATTGACGATGACAAGTTGATTGAAAAAAGTTACGAGATTTCAAAGAGTGGTAAAATGACGAATACTGGATATGAAATATTGTATAATACATTTTTCCAAAACGGAAATATGAATCACTTAGAAGAATGTAATAGTGTAAATTATCATGCAATAACACATGAAGATACAGAAATACTTGGCGCATTTTGTGATGTAACAGGTTTTCATGGTAATGATTTACAGAAACTGTTAATACTTGGATATATGAGTTGGCAAGGAGAGAATGTGTCAATATGAAAGATAAGTTGTTCATTATAGGAATGTTTATAGTAATTGCGATACTCGCTATATTGGTAAACATTGGGATATTTAGCATGGTCGTAAATGCTGATATACCTGATTGGTTAAAATATTTATTGTTGAGATAGGAGGATTAAAAAATGCCAGAGAGTGATTTAAAAATTATTGAAAACTGCTCAGATGATGAGAAGAGAGAGCATTTACATGCTATGAGTAAAGAGAGACTTGTAGAGATAATAATTAGATTAACAAGGAAGTAAGGTGAACTATGTCAGTTAAATTTGCAAAAGATCTTATATAAGCGAGGAAAATAAATGGAAGTATCAGAAAAATTTGAAAATATTATTTGCCCCATATGTAATGGTAATGGGAAAATACAATGTTCAAAAAGATTAAATTGTTACGAAGATCAATTTTGGGAAGAAAAGTGTAATTATTGTAATGGAAAAAGAATAGTGAAACGAAGAACATTAGTAGAAGACTTGGAAGTAGATGCTTTAAAAATAGACACAAGCAAACATATTTGTTAGATTGTGAGGTAGAAAATGGAAACAAAAATTAAAGAAGCAATAGAGCTTTTAAAAGATAATGGATATTACATAACAAAAATTCCAGAAAAATTATGTAATGTGGCAGAAGAGTGTTCTGAAACTGGACATGGTGACTGTATGGAGTGCAGTTGTTTTGTATGTTTGATAGGAAACGATTATTAAGAAAGTTCGATTTCTTTGGAAAAATGAAAGGAGAAGATTATGAGTCAGTGGACACATGTAGCAGCAATTTTTAGATTAGATAGTTTTGGAGAGATTTCAGATGAAGATATTTATAAAGTCTTCGGTAAAGAAGTAACTTGGAATGATTTATACGACTATGACGAATCAGATAATACAAAGACATTGCCTATGGGTAGCGAAGGAACACTAGAAATGAGTATTTGGCATAATTCAGATAAAGGTTGTATGGCATCCACAACAGTATCAATCTTTGGAGATTTAAGAGATTATGGTGGAAGCGATATAGATAAGCTAAAAGAGTGGTTTAATGATTGTTGTGGACAATTTATGGTTAGACAGGCAGTAATGCATGTGATTGACGAATATGCCGATGAACCATTAGTTGTACAGTATGTTGAATAGAAAGAAAGCTTCGTTTCATTGTAAAAAATTTCTGAGCGATTCAGCTCAATAAAATTCCCAAATTAAAAAGAGAATATAGATATGTAACCAATTAGCATTCATATATAAAAATTATAGAAAAGGAGAGTAAAACAGATGAATGGATTGAGTAGTAAAGAAGTTCTCAAAAGTAGAGAACTTCATGGAAGTAATAAGCTTCCTGAACCAAAGTTGGACAAGTGGTATGACTTCGCAAAGGAGGCATTAAGTGAGAAAATCACAATGATTCTTATTGCAATTGCAGTATTGCAGTTATTCCTTGGAGTCATGGGAGTAATGGATTTATCAGATCCAATTATGATTCTTGTTGTATTAGCAATTGTAACATGTATTGCTGTTAAGACTGGACTTGGCGTTCAAAAATCAGCAGCAGAGTTGAGAGCTAAAACATCAGTCAGGTATTGTGATGTAATTCGTGATGGCAAAGTTCAAACAATTAACAAGGATGAATTGGTAGTTGGTGATCTCGTTTGTGTAGGAATGGGACAGGAGATTTTTGCAGATGGATATCTCCTTGAAGGTAAGATTTCTGTAAACAATGCAGCTATTAATGGAGAAACAAAAGAGTGTAAGAAAACACCGATTGAAGGATATGTTCATAAGAAAACTACTTCAACAGATGCTTATACGAATCAGAATTGCTTATTTGCTGGTACAACAGTAATGTCAGGCGAAGGAAAAATGATTGTTACTGATGTAGGGGTAAATACAGTAAATGGTGATACACTTATTAAAATGCAAACACTCGAAGCACCAAAGACAGCACTTGATATTGCACTTGATAATTTGAGCGACTTTATTTCTAAGTGGGGAACAATCGCAGCCGTTATTACATTTGCGGTGCTTACGATTTCAGGAATTGTACAGGTTGGATTTGGAGAATATTTTAGCGGTGGGGTTCTGAATATTATTCAGAAAATCGCACAAAACTTCTCAGTAGCATTAACAATTATTGTAGCTGCTGTTCCCGAAGGATTGCCTCTTATTGTAAAACTTGTAACAAAACAGAATGTAAAGACAATGGAGAAATTCAATATTCTTGCTAAGAATCCTGGTAAAATTCCAGAGTTAGCATATGTTGATATTATCTGTACTGATAAGACAGGTACTCTTACGACAGGTATTATGACTCCAAAGAAGATTATTGATGGTTTTGGCAATGATGTAAATAAGGATTCAGTTCTCTGGAATAATATCGAGACAAACATTTCTTTAAATAATAGTGCAACATTTGATTCAGAAAACAATATTACAGGTGGTAATTCAATTGATAGAGCAGTTCTTAGCCTTGTAAATCCTGAAACATATGTTGACATTCAGAAAAAATATCCAGTTAAGTTGAAACAGGTATTTAATAGTAGTAATAAGTATTCAGCTTTTACGACAAAGGATGGAATTACATATTATAAGGGCGCACCTGAGAAACTGATTGAGCATTGCACAAAAGTAATGGACTCAAGTGGTGAAATTATAGAGAATAACGACAATGAAACATTAAGTAATGCAATTACAGCAATGACAAGTAATGCAATGAGATGCATTGCAGTTACAATGGCAGATGGTGATTTAGTAGAGAATGAAATACCAAATGACATGACATTCCTTGGAATTATTGGTGTTGTAGATCCTGTAAGAGATGAAGTACCGAGTGCAGTAAAAACAGCACATAAGGCTGGTATTCAAGTTATTGAAATTACAGGCGATTGTATTGAGACAGCAGTTGCAGTTGCTACAGAGTGTGGAATTTATAAAAATGGAGATTTGGCACTTACAAATGATGAATTTGAAGAGATGTCAGATGATGAAGTAAAGAGTATAATTCCTCGATTGAGAGTTATTTCAAGATGCTCACCAAACACAAAACTCAGACTTGTCACATTAGCACAAGAGATTGGAAAGTCAGTTGCAATGACAGGTGATGGTGTAAATGATAGTCCTGCTTTAAAGAGAGCTGATGTTGGTTTTGGTATGCAAGGTGGTTCAGATGTTGCAAAAGAAGCATCAGATATTGTATTAACAGATGATAACTTTGCAAGCGTTGTAAAGGCAGTAGAACTTGGAAGAACATTTATGCACAATATTATGATGTTCCTTGAATTCCAGTTACCTATCAATATTTCACTTCTGATTCTCAGTGTTATCTATCCAATGATTGCAGCAGGTGCATTACTCGCTTCAGTTCAGATTCTGATTGTAAATATCATTATGGATTCCCTTAATTCATTATCATTTGGTGGTGAACCTCCAAAAGATGAGTATATGACAGAGAAACCTATCAAGAAAGGTTCTGGCTTATTCATAAGAGGAGCAAAGAAACGTATTGCAATAAGTACAGTAGCATTTATTGTACTCTATGGAATTATTACATTTAGCCCAATTGCTAATATGTTTGCGACTGAGACAGAAGCTATAACAGCGAGATTTGCTTTATTATGCTTCATGGCGGTATTTAATGGATTTAACATTCGTACAGAGCATATTAACTTATTCAATGGCATTGGAAAGAACAAGTTATTTTCAGCCATTGCAATCGGAATTTTTGTAATGACGTTTGCTCTTTGCAACTTTGCAGAAAATCTTATTAAGGTCACAGCTTTAGATTTCAAACATTGGGTAGTAGTTGTAATTTTAGCATTTATGGTTATTCCAATTGATCTTATTAGAAAGATTATTGAGAAGAAAAGAGAGAATAAGTAATTGAGGAGATGAGAATATGATAAGGAGAGATAAAAGTTATAAAACAATAGAGATTATTACTCTTATATGTTTTTTCAATTAGTGTTATTACAGTATGTATTACACGCTTTATTCCATTTATTTTTCTAACGTTACTCACATTCCCAATTTCTTTTAAATTATTAAAAGGGAAGGTTGACAGCCTTCCCAAGAATAAGGAGGAAAAACAGTATGTCAATTAGTTTAGTTAAAGGTCAGAAGATTGACCTTACAAAAGGCAATGCAGGTTTAAACAAAGTCGTATTTGGTCTTGGATGGGATACAAATAGATACGATGGTAATGCAGATTTTGATTTGGATGTATCAGCATTTTTTACTGATGATTCAGGAAAAGTAACAGGCGAACAGGATTTTGTATTTTATGGTCAGCCACAGCATCCAAGTGGAGCATTGATTTATTCTGGCGATAATAGAACAGGTGTAGGTGATGGCGATGACGAGACAATGATTGTTGAGTTAAATAAGATTCCATCTAATATTACAAAGATTAGCTTTTCAGCGACAATTTATGATGCAGAAAATCGTTTACAGAATTTCGGAATGGTTGATAATTCGTACATTAGGGCATACAACGCTGATACAAATGAGGAACTTTTCAAATATGAACTTAATGAGGATTTCTCATTAGAGACAGGTGTTATTGCAGGTGAGTTGTATCGTAAGAACGGTGAATGGAAGTTTAATGCAGTTGGTTCAGGTTACAATGGTGGTTTAGCTGCTATTGGTAGAAATTTTGGTCTTGATTTATAAAATGGAAGGAGAATATATATGTCAGTAAATTTAGTCAAAGGACAGAAAATTAATTTATCTAAGGAAGTAGCAGGTGGTCTTACAAAGATTATGGTAGGACTTGGATGGGATGCTGTTAAGAAAGGATTTTTTAGTTCTAAGCCAAACATTGATTGCGATGCTTCAGCAATTATTTTAGGAAAAGATGATAAGTATCGTACATGTGTTTATTATGGTGACAGATCAGCAGAAGACAGATGTGTGTATCATCATGGCGACAACCTCACAGGAGATGGAGACGGTGATGATGAGCAGATTACAGTTGACCTTGCGAATATTACAAATAAGGTTGAGAAGATTGTATTTGTAGTAAATATCTATGATTGCATTTCAAGAAAGCAGGATTTTGGACTTATCAAGAATGCGTACATTAGACTTGTTGATGAGTCAACTGGTAAGGAAATTTGTAAATACAATCTTTCAGATGATTATGCTGGCAAGACAGCAATGGTATTTGCAGAGGTTTATAAGAAAGACGGAGAGTGGAAATTTAACGCTATCGGTCAGGGAACAAATGATTCAAGTGTTGGCGAATTAACAAGAAGATACAAGTAGGAGGATTTAATTATGTCAGTTTCATTAAGTAAAGGACAGAGAGTAGATTTAACAAAGGGTAGACCATCATTAAAAAACATTCTTGTTGGACTTGGATGGGATATTAATCATTATGATGGAGAAGCAGATTTTGATCTCGATGCCTCTGTGTTTATGACAAAAGAGAATGGCAAGGTTGGCAAGGATGAGGATTTCATTTTCTATGGTAATCTTGAACATAGTTCAAAGAGTGTAAAGCATATGGGAGACAACCGTACAGGTGAGGGAGATGGAGATGATGAGGTTATTAAGATTAAACTTGATAAAATCCCATCAGACTATGAGACTCTTGCTGTGACGGTTACAATTTATGATGCTGAGAGCAGACTTCAGAACTTCGGTATGGTTGGAAATGCATATGTGCGTGTAGTAGACGAAGAGACAGGCGAGGAACTTATTCGTTTTGATTTAAGTGAAGACTTCTCTACCGAGACTGCGTTAGTCGTAGCTGAAATATATAAACATAATGGCGAATGGAAGTTTAAGGCTGTAGGAAGTGGCTATAACGGTGGATTAAAGGCATTATGTAATCAGTATGGAATTGATGCAGAGTAGGAGGATTGTATGACAAATTTTATGTTTATTATAATTGTGGCGATTGTATTAATTGCACTGATTCTTTTCTTTACTCCTTTTGGTAAACAGCTTCGAGTAAAGTTTAAAGGAAGAACGGATGAAGTAATGCGTCAGGATGCACAGACACCAGAAGGTGCTAGAGATTATTACAACGCAGCAATTAGAGAAAAGGAAGATTTTTATAACAAGGCATCTGCTACATATGCTGAAATTTCAGGAAAGCGTGATACAGCAGAAAAAGACTTATATCAGGCGAATAAAGATATTATGCGTGTTACACAGCAGATTAATGCTTGTCTTGATGAGAATAAAGAAAATGAAGCAATGCAGTATGCAATGAAGAAGTCTACTTTGGAGAATAAGATTAATGTACTAAAAGATACAATCGAAGAGATGAAAGAAGCACAGGCTCATCAGAAAGACATTCGTGATCAGGCAGCCGAAGAATTGCAGAAACTTAAAGAGGAAAAGGAACAGGTTCTTTTTCAGATGGAAGCAGATAGTCAGATTATCGAACTTCATCAGAGTATGGATAGTCTTAATACGAATAATGAGAGCGATAGAATGCTTGAAAGAGTTCGTGAAGGAGCAAGAAAGACAAGAGAACGTGCAGAAGGAAGTAGAATTGCATATGATTCTAGCGCACAGGCTAATGAGAGAAGACTTGCTAATTCTGAAAGAGAGCGCAATGCTCGTCAGATCCTTGATGATATGAAGAGACAGAGAGGTAATAAGTAATGATTGTATTAAACATTGGAGTTTTCGTAATCTGTCTCGGTGTATGCTTTGGAGCAGGTTTTATTGTAGGAAAACGTAAGAAGAATAAATAATTCAAGAGTTGGTAGGTGTCATAGCCTACTGACTCTATCAAAGGGCAATAAAATAAACCTTTCAATTTATAAAACGGAGAATATAACAATAGAAGCAATTAACAAAAATAAATATAAGAAAGAAGAGGTACAAAATATGGATGGATTTATGAAATTTAAGAAGGCTTTACAGAAGCACTTCGATGAAATGCAGAAAGAGTCGACACATTTATTTGAAGTAAATGTGGACAAAGATGAATTATGGAATACATATCTTGATAGCTTCCCTGCTGGTACAAATGAGATTTTCAGAGAGCGTAGAGAACATGATTGTAGTTGTTGTAGACAGTTTATTAAGAATATTGGTTCTGCTGTCACTATCAAGGATAACCAGATTCATACGATTTGGGAACTGAATCTTGGCGATACAACATATCAGCCAGTATGTGATGCACTTGATGCTTTTGTAAAAGCTCATACAGTTACAGATATTTACACAACTAAGTTCCCTAAGATTGGTACAGATTTTAACTTTGAGGAAATCAATGGAAAGTCTCATCAGTGGGATCATTTTTTCTTAGAGCTTCCAAGTAAGTTTGTAAATAGAAGTAGTCGTTCTAATGAGGAAGTTAAAGGACAGTTCAGAGATACAAGAAACGTATTTAAGCGTTCTCTCGATGAGATTACTATGGATGCACTCGACACAATTCTTGAACTTATCAATTCAAATACACTTTACAAGGGTGAAGAGTGGAAAGGTGTGCTCACAGAGTTCAAGAAGTATAAGAAGGAATACGATAAGCTGACTTCTGATACTGAAAAGGATTTATATGCTTGGGAGAAGTCGGTAACAGCAGGTATGGCTATCGGTAGAATTAGAAATCATTCTATTGGAACACTTCTTATTAATGTAAGTGAGGATATGGATCTTGATACAGCAGTTAAGAAGTATGAGCAGATTGTCGCTCCAAGCAATTATAAGCGTCCAAAGGCTATTTTTACAAAGAAGATGCTTGAGGATGCAAAGAAGACCATCACAGAGCTTGGATACATAGATTCATTACAGAGAAGATTTGCTAATCTAAATGATATTACTGTAAATAATGTACTGTTCTCAAATAAGAGTGCTGCAAGAAGAATGGTTGGTGCAGATGATATTTTTGGTCAGATGGAAAAAGATGTTGCTGTAAGTCCTAAGAAGTTTTCTAAGGTTGAAGAGATTTCAGCACAGGATTTCATTGATAAGGTACTTCCAACTGCAAAGGAGATTGAAGCTTTTGTAGAGAATAAACATGAGAAGAACTTTGTTTCTATGATTGCACCTGTTAATCCAGACGCTAAGACAATGTTCAAATGGAATAATGGATTATCTTGGGCTTATTCAGGTAACATTACTGACTCTGATATGAAGCAGAATGTAAAAGCTGCTGGCGGTAATGTTGACGGTGTACTCAGATTTTCAATCATGTGGAATGAGGGACAAAATGACAATAGTGATCTTGATGCACATTGCAAAGAACCTGATGGAAACGAGATCTATTTTGGCAATTGTAGAAAACCTAGTATGTCAAGATGTGGCGGTCAGTTAGATATTGATATTACACATCCTATGCAGCAGATGGTGGGAAAGCCTTCTGTGGAAAATATTACATGGGCAGATATGTCACATATGAAACCAGGTGTTTATAAGTTCTTTGTAAATCAGTATGCAGCAAGAGGAAGTAAAGGATTTAAGGCAGAAATTGAATTTAATGGTGAGATTTTTGCGTTTGAATACAATAGTCCTGTTTCTGGTAATGTTCAGGTGGCAGAAGTTACACTTGATGAGAATGGCAACTTCTCAATTAAGGAAAAGTTATCTGGAAGTTCATCTATTTCAAGTCGTGAGATTTGGGGTGTAAATACAAATCAGTTTGTTCCTGTATCAGTAATTAGTTACAGTCCAAACTATTTTGACGAGCAGGATGGAATTGGTCATAGACATTTATTCTTCTTCCTGAAGGATTGTGTGAACAACGAAAGTCCTAATGGCTATTACAATGAGTTCTTAAAGAGTGACCTTGAAAAGCATAAGAGAGTATTTGAGGCTTTAGGTGCTAAGTGTCATGTAGAAGATACTGATGATCAGCTTTCAGGAATTGGATTCTCTATGACAAAGAGAGCAGATTTAGTTGTTAAGGTTAAGGGTGCAACAGAGCGTGTAATGAAGATTAAGTTTTAATTAGAAAAGGAGATTATTATGACAAACAACGAATTATTTATCAATGCAACAAGAGCTAACTATCAGTTCCCATTCAGAGGAATGATTAACGTAATTGATTTGTGGGATTTATCTCTCACAAATCTGGACTCAGTATTTAAGATACTCAATGCAGAAGTAAAGAAGTCTGAGGAAGAGAGTCTTCTGAATACTAAGTCAAAGGAAGATGAGGAGATTTCCAATAAGATTGAAATTGTCAAGTATATTGTTGGCGTGAAGCTGGATGAGAAAAAGAAGAGAGAAAACGCTAAGAAAAATGCTGAGATGAGACAGAGATTACTTGAAATCAAAGCTAAGAGACAGGATGCAGCACTTGAGAACATGTCTGATGAGGATCTGGATAAGGCACTTGCAGAATTAAGTGAGTAATTGTTACAATATACCATATATAGCATTAAAAATAAGCGATATATACTATATATGGTATATATTTTACATTAGAAAGAAAACGCACTTTCGTTTGGAATTTTGGAGGTGAAATATGAATATTTTAAACATTATTTTATTGATTATGGGAATTTTTAACCTTATTGTTGGGATAACATGGACGAAAAAGAATGTTATCAACTTTGTATTCAAGTTATTATTCTTGGCAGGTGATGGACATGTATTATCCAAACAATATGAAAAAAGAGGAATTTGATAAATACCTTGAAGAGACTGGATATGATGAGAAATCTGAATAAATCAGAGAATAATATAAATATAGGTGATCACTTATTATATAAAAACAATATAAACATGCTAATTAAAGAAAGGAATTAAAAACTATGAAAAAATTATTAAGTGCTTTAATTGTAACCATGATGATTGCAGGTTCTACTATCCCAGCATATGCCTGTACTCCACCACTTAATCCGCCATCTGTTAAAATCCCAGATATCAACTTTCAGCCTGATGGTGCTTTAGAAGATGCTATTAACAATGCTGTAAAAAATTGGCTCGAGAAATGCGTCCTCGCTACTCCGGTGGTGAAATATGCATCTTACTACAAGAGTGCATCGAGGTATTTTCATTACAGTCACGTAGCAGTCAAGTGGTCAGAGGTCGAAAACGCGACATCCTATAAGGTGCGTATCACAAAAGCCGATGGAACTTACAAAGAATTTGATACAACACATACATCATTTTACTCTACCAATTACAATGATGATTTTATCGCAGATGGTATGGACGGAGCTACAGTAAGCGTCAAAGCTTATGGCGATAACGATACATTCGGCTGTTGGTCAGATGATACTAAGATTGTGAGATTTAGATACTAGGAAATTAAGTGAGTAATTGTTACGATATACCATATATAGTATTAAAAATAAGGAATATATACTATATATGGTATATGTTTTATATTCACAGTAAATGCACAGTTCTTCGGAATTTTTGGAGGTGAAATACTATGGGGCATTATGTTTATAAGTATGTTTATAATAATGAAATTATATACATAGGGAAAAATGATACTGATTTAGAAAGCAGAATATATCAGCACAAATTAGAAGATAAATTTAAACCTTATTTACAATCGTGTAAAATATATTATATTGAACTAGCAAATAGAATAATGTCAGATGTAATAGAAAGTGAATTAATAAGAAGGTATAAACCTAAATTAAATGTAGCAAAGATGTCAGATTGGGACGGATTGGAATTTAAAGAGCCTAACTGGAAATTGTTTAATCCTTGTCCTAGAACTATAAAGAGAAAGAAACCACAACAAAATAGGAAAAATACTATATCTACTAAAAAACAAAAACTGTTAGAAAGATACAAATTAATGGCTGAATATTATTGCCCTAAAATATTAGAAAATATTTCAAAAGCTAAGGAAACAGATTCATCTTATGAAATAACAATACCACTTAGAAATAAAACAGATTTTCATGAATATTGTATTCCATTGTATATAGAGATTGATAATGAAGATGTGTATGGCGGTTTGACATTGGGCAACTGCTATAATGATGGTGGAGAAAATATTACATATATGTTTAGAAAAGATTGTATCTTTGAAGAGTTCTATGGGATAAAGCAAGGATTAATTGAGAGAGTGCAATATGCACAGAATATGTTTTTTAATAAATATACAGAAATGAAAATGGTAGTCTAAATTAGAAGGAGAATAATACAATGTCAAACTTATATGTATATTTAATTCGTTCTCGAAACAAAGACAATAAAGATGTTCCGAACTTCAAGGGGCGAATTGAAACAATCCTTGAATATAAAGAGAATGAAGACAAAATAATTGAAGAATTTAAGAGTTTTGCAGCCAAAGGAGTTCCTGGCGAACAGACAAGATTATATAGGTCGGTTAATTCAAGGGATGAAGAAAAAATTAGAGAAGAATTTATTATCCGTCTGTTGAGAGATAAGCCAAGTATGACACAGCTTAATCGTACATTAGCATCTGTTGCACAGCAGGTACAAAATCGTGATGAGAGTAAATGGCTGTTTGATTTTGATGTGGACAATGATAAATTAGCTTTAGGATTTATTGATGATATTACAAATTATGGATTTGTATTTAATCAGATTGAAATGTATAAGACTCCTCATGGCTATGCCATTGTAGTTCCGCATGGATTTGATACAAGAGAGCTGATGGAAAAGTGGAAAGATTATGATATCACATTGAAGAAAGATGAGTTGTTGTTTTTGGATATGATAACGAATAAGTGATATTTTATAAATATACCGAAATTGAGGTGAATTTGAATGAAGAAATTGAAAATTGAAATTCCATCTGGTGCAAATGAAATTATCCATAGTCTACAAAATAATGGATATGAAGCTTTCTTAGTTGGAGGGTGCGTAAGAGACAGTATCCTTGGAAGACCAATTCATGACTATGATATTACAACTTCTGCCACGCCATATGAAATGATGAAAGTATTCAAGGATAAGAGAATTATTGAGACTGGATTGCAGCATGGAACTATCACTATTGTAATTAACGGTGAGGGATATGAATGTACCACTTACAGAATTGATGGTAATTACTTAGATAGTCGTAGACCTGACAGTGTTGCATTTACACGAAGCCTTGAAGAAGATTTAAAGCGTAGAGATTTTACAATCAATGCAATGGCATACAACAATGAAGCTGGTCTTATAGATCCGTTTAATGGTATGGAAGATATTAAATACCACAAGATCAGATGTGTTGGTAGAGCAGAAGATAGATTTTCAGAAGATGCTTTAAGGATTTTACGTGCTATTCGGTTTGCTTCACAACTGGGATTTATGGTTGATTCTGATGCAAGTTTGAATATTCATAAAATGTATAAGAATTTGGAGAATATATCTACTGAGAGAATCAACAGTGAGTTCTGTAAAATTGCATTATCAAGCGAGTTTTATATACAGATAGTATTATTCCGTGAAGTATTCTCGTTATTTATTCCTGAAATTAAAAATATGTTTGGCTTTCAACAGAATAATCCATATCACATCTATGATGTATGGAATCATACAGTACATGCAGTACAAGCTTATGAATGTGATTGTGAACCCGACTTGAATCCAAGAGATTTGATTACATCATTGGCTGTATTTTTTCATGATATTGGAAAGCCACATTGTTATCAAGATGGCGAGGATGGCGTTAGACATTTCAAAGGTCATGGAAGAGTCAGCGCTGATATGACTGATACAATTATGAAAAGACTTCGTTTTGATAATGATACAAGAGAAAAGGTAGTGCAGCTTGTTTATTATCATGATGCAACTTTTGAAGTTGGTGAAAAGTATATCAAGAGATGGCTCAATAAGATTGGAGAAGAACAATTTAGAAGATTACTGAATGTTCGTAGAGCAGATATTAAAGCGCAGGCTTATACAGAGCAAAGAAGTAGGCTTCAGAAAATTGGCAACATCGAATATATCTTAGAGGAAGTTTTACAGAAAGACGAATGTTTTTCACTGAAAGATTTGGCTGTTAATGGAAAAGATGTAATGGATACAATGCTCATTAAAAGTGGAAAAGAAGTTGGCTACTGGCTCAATGAAATCTTAACTCGTGTAATAGATGGGAGATTAAAAAATGACAGAGAAGATCTCATTTATTGGATGACTGGTATTACAGATGGTTGGATAGAGTATTAACAATAAAATATAGCAGATATATTGATATGATTCAATATATTCAAGTGAAGGGAGATATGTAAGGTATGATAAAATTATTTACTCATACCGATCTTTGATGGAATCGGTTGTGGTATTTTGGCAAAACTTGCATTCGGAGATGATGTAGATATTTCATATTGTGATTATGATAACATTGATTCAAGTGTCAGGGAGTTTATTGATAGTGAAACAGAATTTGATATGTGTATTATTACAGATATCAGAGTAAATGAAGATACAGCGAAAATTATTGATGACAGATTTAATAATTTTTATTTATTAGATCATCACCCAACAGCTCTTGGATTAAATAAGTATGATTGGTGTGATGTAGTTATCGAAGATTCCAAAGGAATTAAAACATCGGGAACTATGTTGTTTTATCATTGGTTAGGTATGAATGGTTGTCTGAGTGAAGAGTTAGAGAATAATAAAGCGTTAGAGAGATTTGCTGAACTTGTGAGAGATTATGACACTTGGAGATGGTCAGAACTCGGTGAGGATGGTGTTATTTGTAAGCAGGTAAATGACTTACTTGATCTGTATGGTCGAGATGATTTTATTCATTGGTGTATTTCAGAAATCCATGATAAGGTATTTCCAAGATTATATGCTAAAGATGAGGTTATTCTGAAGATTAAGCAGGATGAAATTGATAGATATATCGAAGAGAAGAATGAAACCATGTTTACCAGTTCTATGTGTGATAAGGTTTGTGGTTTTGTATTTGCAGATAGGTTTGTTAGTGAATTAGGTAATAGACTTTGTAAAATGCATCCTGAAATTGATTTTGTGGCAATGATTGATATTGATGGTTGTATGGTATCTTATAGAACAGTTAAAGAAGATATTGATCTTGGTAAAGACGCAGCAAGTTTATTTGGTGGCGGTGGTCATCCAAAAGCTGCTGGTTCAGAATTTAGTCAAAGTATTAAGTTAAAAGTTATTGAGGAAATCTTTGGATAGTAGGATGGAGAGTGACTATGTATAATACAGGAGACATTTACAGAATTATTCAAGATGCATTAGACGCAAATCAGATATATTGTGCAGATTCTAAACTTGGTGATGGTTCTGAAGATACTTATGAAACAGATACGGAATTTGTTTCTGGTAATGATAGTCATTTGATTGCGACTGTTAAACATCAGCACTTTGATTATAATCGTCCTTATCAAGAAAACGAACATATAGAAACAACAAAATTTAGGATTAAAGGTGAGATGATAAAGTGAGGTGAAATGAATGTTTTTAAGTGACATAGATAAAATTGGATATCCAGTTGGCACATTTAAACTTGGTCAAAAAATATATCATATTGAGAACAAGGAACACAGGTTTAAATTTCATAAAAAGTGTGAATATTGTGAAAGTACAGGACGTGTATTGATAAAAGGAAAAGAATTTATATGCCCTGCTTGTAAAGGTGAGTACATATATAAGGAGATAGTTGAAAAGATTATTGATGATTATGATATAAGAATTGGCAGCATTATTAGTCTTCAAAATAAGAAAAACGCTTATGAATATTATGCTACTGGTTCAGAGAGTTGTGGTTTACAAATCCATAGATGTGATGATGGTAGTAATACATATTTTGGAACAAAAGAGGAAGCTCAAGAGGCTTGCGAAAAGTTCAATAAAGAACATAATATTGATTTATATTTGGAAGAATATAATCGTGCAAGTCTTAAAGAAAGCATAAGAGATGGGTTCTAAACGAGGTAGAAGAATGAAGTATAGAGAAGAAAATAAAGACTTATTTACAGTACCAGAAGATTATTATTTAGCACATTGTATCAGTGCAGATTTTGGAATGGGTAAAGGAATTGTAGTTGAGTTCAATAAAAGGTTTGATATGAAGAGAAGGTTGCTGACAAAATATCCATATTATTTTGACCAGTACACTCATAAAAGAATTGGTGGTGACTGTTTATTAGAAGCTAGAGTATTAAATCTTATTACAAAAGAGAGATATTTTCACAAGCCAACAATTATCACAATGAGACTTGCACTTGAAAAGATGAAACAGATTTGTTTGGAGAATAATATTAAAAAGATTGCAATGCCTGTAATTGGTTGTGGTTTAGATAGGCTGAACTGGAATGATGTCTCAGAACAAATTAAAAATGTTTTTGCAGACACGGATGTTGAGATTTTAGTATGTAAGAGGTAACTATGGCAGTATATGTAACAGGTGATATACATGGAAATCCTGTGAGATTAAGTAAAGATAATTTCTATGAACAGAAAGATTTTTCTGGTAATAGAGATGAGAACACTGTAATTATTCTTGGTGATTTTGGTCTTGTATGGAACAGAGATGGTGAAAGCAAGCAAGAAAAATATTGGTTAGATTGGCTTAATCAGAAACCATTTACAACAGTATTTGTTGATGGTAATCACGAGAATCATAAAATGCTTGCGACTTATCCTGTAAAAAAATGGCATGGTGGTAAGGTTCATGAAATTAGAAGTAATGTATTACATCTAATGCGTGGTGAAGTTTTTACTATCGAAGATAAGAATTTCTTTGCGTTTGGTGGTGCATCAAGTCATGATATTCAGGATGGTATTCTTGATTATAATGACAAAAATTGGAGAGAAAAAGCCAAAGAACTTGATAAACAATGTAGGTATATGTATCGTATTAAAGATTTATCTTGGTGGAAAGAGGAATTACCAACAGACGAAGAAATGCAGCATGGGTTAGATGTTTTAAAAGAGAATAATAATGTAGTTGATTATATTATTACACATAGTCCTTCTACATCAGAGTTATGTCTTATGGGTAGTAAAGGATTATATGAACCAGATGTGATAACTAATTATTTGGAAGAAGTGAAAGCTGCAACTGAATATAAAAAGCATTTGTTTGGTCATATGCATGTGAATAAGGCAATTAATGATAAAGATATTTGTTTGTATGAACAGATTGTTAGGATATTGTAAAGTGAGGTGAGATGAATGGTAAATGAATTTACATTATATGGTGTAATGGATAAATTAACAGGTAAATTAGTAAGTAATCTTACAAACCCACGACACAAATATTGGGAAACAAGAAAAACTGCTGAGAATGCGGTTAGAAATTTTATGTCAAGACGTTATAACGCTGATAGGCAGCTAGAAGTTGTAGAAATCGAATGTAAGGTAAAAGTAATAAGCGAGGTGAAAGAGTGTTAGATTACAGTAATGCAGATTTCCCTAAAGTAACTTATTACATAAGGCATCCAAATCGCATATATTTTCCTACAGATTTTTATGATGGTGAAAAAATATTCTATTATGGCAAACATACTAAACCAAGTAGTAATGCGAGAGGATATAGGTGGTATCGAAATGTGCATGGTTTAATGAAACTTGTTCATTGGACTGATATTAAACATGGGAAATTATTTCAAAGATAGTTAATATAAGTAGAGAATAATCTAATATAGAAGTAATTCTATTCACGGCTGATCAGCCAAATTTTCCAAAAGTAAAAGTAACAAGAAATATTTTTTTCCTATGGTTTTAGCAGACGTGTTAATTCCATAGGATTTTACAACAAAATAATTAAGAAGAAAGGAATTAAGCAGTAACTCCTAGGTAATTATGGTTACGTAACCTCTGTAAAATAGTGTATTTTGACAGAGAATAAAGAAAAAAATAATTCTCAAGGACTACGAGTATTAAGTTTATTTGACGGAATCTCTTGTGGAAGAGTTGCATTAGATAAAGCCAATATTTCGGTCAGTGAGTATAACGCATTTGAAATTGAAGAGAATGCAATCAAAATCAGTAGATATAATTATCCTGATATCAAAAGATACGGTGACGTATTTTCTACCGACTTCAAGGATTTTAATGGAGTCGATCTATTAATGGGTGGTTCACCTTGCCAGTTCTGGTCGAAAGCCAAGTGTAGTAAAACAGCAAAATTGAAGAGAGAAATTGATACAGAAGGCGAAGGTTGGAAACTTTTTCAGAAATTTGTGGAAGCAAAGAATAACACAAATCCAACATATTTCCTATATGAAAATAACTATGGAATGGCTGATGAAATTCAAGACGCTATTAGTGAGGAATTGGGTGTACAACCAATTATGATTGATAGTCAGTTATTATCAGCTCAGAGAAGAAAACGTCTGTATTGGACGAACATACCAAATATCACACTTCCTGATGATAAAGGATTATTAGTAAAAGATGTTATCTGTGATGATCCAGATTTAGTCAAATACTTTGATGACAGAATCAGGAACACAATGATTAAGTGTGAGAATTACATAAAATATGATCTTGGTGGCAAAGGTCATTATTCGCAGCAGGACAGGCTGTACTTTTTAAATAAGAAAGCTCCAACAGTGCCACGTTGCAGAACAGAAACAAAATTCAATGTTTGGCTTGGTGGAGAAAAATATAAAAAGACATGTCCATTAGAAATTGAACGACTTCAGACACTTCCAGACAATTATACGGAGTTTGGAATGGATGAGAGTGGCAATGTAAAAGCAATGCCTAAGACAAGAAGATTTGAAGCAATTGGCAACGGATGGACTGTTGATGTTATAGCTCATATTTTGAGTTTTATGAAGTTGTAACAGAGAATAACATAACAGGAAGGAGTAAGAGGTTTGGTATACCGAAAACGCAGCGTTTACTCCTGATACATAATGATAATAAATAGAGTCTGGCAGATGCCAAATAGTAACACATTTTCAATTAAGCCAATTAAGGAGCTGATTGAGAAATATGCAATAGGTAAAATTGTTGATCCATTTGCAAATAGTAATAAATTAGCGACAGTAACAAATGACCTAGATACACAATATGATACTGATTACCATATGGATGCACTGGATTTCTTAAAGATATTCGATGATAACTCAGTAGATACAGTGTTATATGATCCACCATACTCGCCACGACAGGTAAGCGAATGTTACAAAAATCTTGGACAGACAGTAAATATGCAGACAACACAAGCTTCATATTGGTCTAAACAGAAGGAACAGATAGGAAGAATTGTAAAGAAAAATGGCATTGTAATTACTTGTAGCTGGAATAGTGGTGGCATTGGTAAGAAGTATGGGTTTGAAATTCAGGAAATTTTACTTGTTCCTCATGGCGGCTGGCACAATGATACGATTGTTGTGGTTGAGAAAAAGATTGAGTAGAGAATAACACAATATGAAGTTCGCAGGAAAGCGGAATTTCTTGTGAAAAATTTAGGAGGTGTGTAGATGAATTTATATCATTTGTGGAAGAAAATTATTAAACAGCCAATTTACATTCTTAATCATACGAAAGCAGTTGTATTTATAGATGATAAGGAATATGAAATTACAGGTATTCGATATAAAAATGGTAAATGGTTAGGCTTAGAAGCAGATAGCCACGTATGGCACAACAGAGACGATTATCCAGAAGAGAGAAAATGGATAATTGTAAAAGATAAAAATGGAACAGAACACAAATATCATCAATGGATGGGACACACATATTATGAATTTACATTTGATGCAGATGGATGTGATGGATATATAAGTGATGTGGATATTGCAAGTTGGCGATACGATTATTCAGATACGGAGAAATAAATGGTAGTTGGTGTAAAAATAGGTGAAGCAAAAAAGACAGCAAAAAAATATGAAAGTTTAGGATATGTATATATTAAAAGTAAAATTATAGATAACGAATATATGAAATTGATATTCCAAGATCCAATTGCTTCAGAAGAGAATAACACAACAGATATTCAATTTCATGAAGATGATTTTGTAGAAAATAAAGACGGAAAAATTGGATATATTTCATCTATTTGCCATTGTGATGAGTGCAAAAAGCGTGGATTCTTTAAACCAACAATTACATATCTTGATGGAACAACAGATTATATAAGCAATTATTCTGTTAAAACTGTTACATCTGATTATAAACAGATTGGAATTCAGAAATTTTCAAAAGAAGATGAGTTGAGAAATAGAATAGCTGCACTTGAAAAAGAGAATAAAGAACTAAAGGAAAAGGTAAATCATTTGATAGAGAGGTAACAAAATGAGCAAAACATTAATCGTAGTAGATATGCAGAATGATTTTATTGATGGCTCACTCGGTACAAAGGAAGCACAGGCAATTGTATCGAATGTAGCAAAGAAAATTAAGGAGTATAAGGATTGTGGAGATAAAATCATCTTCACTAGAGATACACATGATACAAATTATCTCAATACACCAGAAGGAAAGAAACTTCCAGTAGAACATTGTATCTATGGTACTCATGGTTGGAAAATTGCAGACGGATTAGAAGTAGAGAATTGTTATTATGTTGATAAGCCTACATTTGGATGGACGCATTGGAATGATTTAATTTTTGAAGACGAGATAGAACTTGTTGGACTCTGTACAGACATTTGTGTAGTATCAAATGCTTTAATTTTAAAAGCAACGTTCCCTAATGCAGATATTACAGTCGATGCAAGTTGCTGTGCAGGTGTTACTCCTGAAACTCATAAAGCTGCATTAGAAACAATGAAGATGTGTCAGATTGAAGTGATTGGGGAGAATAATGAATTATAAGAATTATATCATTAATACTTTCAGACATTTTAAGAAAGTCTGTACTCATAAACGTTGGGTGTTCTACTATTGCTGTAAAGTGGGAATTCCATTTCAAGGGTTAGTACATGATTTATCTAAATTTTCTCCAACGGAATTTTGGGAGAGTGTTAAGTATTATCAAGGTACTTCAAGTCCAATAGATGCTTGCAAGAAAGAAAACGGGTGGTCGGCAGCTTGGATGCATCACAAGGGAAGAAATAAACATCATTACGAGTATTGGCAAGACAATTTTGATAATGGTGGAAATCCTATTGAAATGCCAATGAAGTATAAAAAAGAAATGCTTTGTGATTATCTTGGAGCAGGTAGAGCATATCATGGTAAATCATTTAATTTTGAGAAGGAATTAAAATGGTGGGAATCTAAGAAAAGTAAACCAATTGCAATGCATCCAAATGACATGGCTTTTATTGATAAGTACATTAATCTGTTTTATGAGTACGAAAACAGAGAATATGATATTAGAACAATATTTAATCAAATCAAGAAAGAAGGAAAATAATATGGAGCAGATTATTAACAGCTTATTAGAAACCGATATGTATAAATTCAGTATGGGACAGGCTATTTATCATCAGTTTAGTGATTATAAAACCACTTGGAGTTTTAAATGTCGTAATAAGGATGTTCATTTTACACCAGAAATGGTAGAAGAGATTCGCAGACAGATTAAATTATATTGTGGTTTGAGATTCACAGAAGATGAACTTACTTATATTGATAATATCAAATGGATGAAAGGTTCATATGTTGATTTTCTGAGATTGTGGCAGCCAAGATATGAGGATTTTGAGATTACAACAGATTCAGATTGTGGTCTTTCTATCGAAACATTTGGCACATGGCTTAATACATCTATGTATGAGATTCCTACACTTGCGATTGTAAACGAAGTATATTTCAGAATGGCATATAACTATGAGGAATTGCTTGACAGTTTCAAAAAGAGATTAAATGAAAAGTACGAAAATCTCAGAAGCGGTCATTGGTACGCTGGTACATTTTCTGAATTTGGTCTTAGAAGAAGACTTTCTGCTGAAGCACAGGAGTTAGCTGTTGAGAAGTTTTCACATTTGAATGATACATTGCATAGTCCATCTAAGTTTGTTGGTACATCTAATGTATATCTCGCAAAGAAATATAATATCACGCCTGTTGGAACTATGGCTCATGAATGGATTATGTGTTCTGGTCAGGGCAACCACAAGCACAATCCAGCATATTCAAACTGGTATGCCCTAGACGCATGGGTTAGAGAGTATGGTGTGTTAAATGGTATTGCGCTCACAGATACAATTACAACTGATTGTTTCTTGAAAGATTTTCAGTTGACATATGCAACATTATTCAGTGGTGTAAGACATGATAGTGGAGATCCAATTGAATGGGGCGAAAAGATGATTAATCATTATGAGTCACTTGGTATCAATCCTAAGACAAAGACACTTCTGTTTAGTGACAGTCTTGATTTTGAAAGAGCGGATAAGTTATTCAGACATTTCCATGATAGAGTGAATGTTGCATTTGGAATTGGTACTTATTTGAGTAATGACACAGATGTTCCTGCTTTAAATATTGTAATGAAAACCACTAAATGTAACGGTATGGATGTTGCAAAAGTGTCTGATGTAGAAGGTAAAGGCATGTGTAAAAACCCTGATTATGTTGATTATCTAAAGAGATGTATTAATTGGAGAATGGATCATGAATAAAATTTTACTTATACCAGGAAGTTTTAATCCAATTACCAACGCCCATGTTGATATGGCATTGACTGCGAAAAAAGCGGTTAATGCTGATGCTATATTGTTTATTCCTGCACATGATACATATGTTGCGAAGAAAAAGACTTTGATACCTGGATATTGTCGAGTGTCGCTGATTAATTCAATGCCAAATTGTGAGGAAAATAATATGTGGGCATCCGAAGTTGAAACAACCAGCTTCTTTCCACAGAGGACATACAATACTATTACTCAGATAAGAGATATGAATGAAAAAGATTATATCTTTAATGAATATTATATATGTTTAGGAATGGATAATATTGAAACACTTACAACTTGGTATAATTGGAAACCGTTTGTTGAGGAATATAATTTTGTAGCATGTGTGAGAGAAGGTCAGAATCTTGAGACTGCTTTAAGAGAAGCAAATCTTATGGAATATAAAGATCACTTCACAGAAATTCAGATACCAGAAAATCATACTTCTTCAAGTTTGGTTAGAGATTTATGTGAAAAGGGTGAATTTGAAAAGGTAAAAGAATTAGTTCCTAGAAATGTATATGAGTATTTAATTCGGTTCTATGATGTGATGAATCGAATGTAGAAAGGAGAATATATAATAGAAGAAACACATTTAAAAATAGATAATCCTATGTTTAAAATATCTGAATCACAAGCAAAGGAAAGACTTGGACAGATAGTTATTAATAAACAGGGTGAAAGAATGAAAATAATTAAATATAAAAGTGCTACAGATATTGATATTCAGTTCTTAGATACGAACAACATTGTATATCATCAGGCATATAGCAATTTTATTAAGGGTACTACATTTGATACATTTTTACCTACTGTATTTAATCACGGTATAGTAGGAAATGAAATAATAAAACAGGATAATTCATTTACAAAAGAATATTTATACTGGGTTGGTATGCTAAAGCGTTGTTACAACAAAATAGATTTATCAAGATATCCAACCTACAAAAAATGCGAAGTAGATGATGAGTGGTTTTATTTGTCGAATTTTTCAAAATGGTTTAACCAAAATTATTATGAATGCGGAAATGAAAAAATGTGTTTAGATAAAGATATATTATATAAAAATAACACAATATATTCTAAGGACACATGTATATTTATTCCTGAACGTATTAACATTCTTTTTACAAAAAATAATGCAAAAAGAGGTAATTATCCAATAGGAGTATATTTCAATAAAAGACTCGGAAAGTTTATTGCTCAAGTTTCAAAGTTAAATGAAAATAAAAAGAATACGAAAAAACCAATACATATAGGTGTATTTAATACACCAGAAGAAGCATTCCATGCATACAAAACAGAAAAAGAAAAATACATAAAAGAAGTTGCGAATTATTATAAAGAAAAATATGACAATTTCCCTATAGTCGCATATAACGCATTATGTGATTATAAAGTGGAAATAACAGATTAAATTATAAGGAGATATCAATATGCATAATTTTGACGTTAAGAAAGTAAAAAATGAGATCGTAGAGTGGATTAGAAATTGGTTTGAAAAAAATGGTAAAGGTTGTAAGGCGGTAGTGGGAATTTCTGGTGGTGTCGATTCTTCTGTTGCTACAGCGTTATGCACAGAGGCTCTTGGGAAGGATAGGGTATATGGCGTTTTAATGCCACAGGGAAGACAGAAAGACATCGAATATAGCCATTTGCTTTGCAAATTTTTAGATATTTCATATCAGATTTTCCCAATTGGATCAATTGTGAATGTTGCTGAATACGAAATTAAAACAACATTGGATACTGAATTGTCGAATCAAACAAAAATTAACTTACCGCCAAGAATTCGTATGGCTACATTATATGCAGTCTCTCAGACATTAAATGGTCGTGTCATAAACACTTGTAATATGAGTGAGTCTTATGTTGGATTCGATACACGTTACGGAGATAGTGCAGGAGATCTGAGTCCACTTGCAAATTTTACAAAAACCGAAGTGATTGCATTGGCAAAAGAATTAGGTCTACCAGACGAATTAGTTCATAAAACACCGCAAGATGGTTTGACTGGGTTGACGGATGAGCAGAGTTTTGGATTTACCTATGCTGAATTAGATGCATATATCAGAGATGGAATTGAGCCAAATGAGGAAGTAAAAGCTAAGATTGATTCAATGCATGAGAAAAACTTGTTTAAATTACAGCCAATGCAAAGTTTTGTGTATCAGGCGTAAATGAAATACTATATATAGTGTTTATAGAAAATATAGACACTATATATAGTAATATTTTTACCAAGAAACATAGATTTCCCTTGGAGAATAAATTAGCAGGAGGTAAACAATATGGAATATAGAGAGATTGATTTTTGTTACGGTTGGACTATTGAACGAGCTGTAAAGGAATTACACAAAAGAGCAAAGGATGGCAATAAATATTGTGGTGAATTCAATGGAAATAAACTAACATCTGATATGTCTTTAGATGATGCTTATATGCTTTGTATAGATAAAACTTTTGACGAATTTAATAAAGAGCAAGAAGAAAGTCGTCAAAGATTAATTCGTGAAGAGGAAGAACACAAAAGAAAAATCCCTGAATTATCAAAGTATTGGATAGAAGAAGGTCATAAGGTTTTATCTAAAGAGAAATGGGATATGTGGGATAAATGTGTTCCCATTCGACTTAGTGATCTATATAGGGGAATGGAACTTGGTCAGTGCTTAGATATTATCAAAACTGTTAAAGAAAAATCTATCCAAGATGGAATTGAAATTATGAAAAATCAGGGACATTCTGGTATGTCATGGGGATTAATGAAGTCTATGGTTAGAGAATTTTGTGATTGTGGAAATGAATTCTTAGAACAGTTAGGAGAATAATATGGCAGGATTTGTATCAAAGCAACCAAATGGATTATATTGTAGATTTTCGACTGTCACGGATTGTCCTACCGCATGGAATATGACAAAAGAAGATTATATCAATATGAAAATGCAGGAAGCAAAAGAGAATGCTGAATATGTATTGGATAATTATCTGAAGCCATTTGATATGGTGGTGGACATGTATTATCCAAATAATATGACAAAAGAGGAATTTGATAAATTCCTTGAAGAGATTAGATATGATAAAGAACATGAAAATCTAGTAGGAGGTTCAGTATGAAATACAGAAAGAAACCAGTAGTAATTGAAGCAATACAGTGGACAGGGTTGAATTTAGAAGAAGTAAAGGAGTTTGTTGGAGAATCGTTGACTTATGACATTATTGACGATGCATGGAAACTCGGCAAAGGAAGACCGTATGTGTTTATGAAGATTAAAACTCTTGAGGGTGATATGGAAGTATCTGAAAAAGATTTTATTATAAAAGGTGTCAATGGTGAAGTATATCCTTGTAAGCCTGATATTTTTAAAAAGACTTACGAAAAAATTTAGGTGATAGGAGAGTAAATCATATGAAGAAGAAAATTTTAGCAGTCGTATTAGGATTGACATTATGTTTTGGAATGACTGGATGTGTATCTACTGGAAGTAAAAGCTATAACGAGTCCTCAAAACTCATTTCGATAGAAGGTGAAAATGATTTGTATTATTATTCCACAACTCATATCGTTTATATAGTATTTAATGAATTTGAATATCAAGTTGGATATGGTTATATGTCACCATATTATTCAGAAAATGGTAAGTTATGCACTTATAATACTAATACAAAACAGATAGTTGAAATTGGAGAATAATATGATAGACAACGAATTACGTCAGCAATATAGACAAGCTGTTGATGATTTGAGAATAGCATTTAAGAAGACTTGTTTGTACAGATTTTGCGAAGAAGTTGTGAAAAGATTAAGTAAGATTTTGAGATAGTAAGGAGAAGTAGTATGGCAGATTACAAGATTGGTCAGATTTTGACCTCAACAGAAGATGTAGAAATTGAAAAAGCATTATCAGGTGAAAAGGTGAAAATTCCAAAGGGTAATAAGATTATTATTGGTGCAGATAAATTTGCACATCATATCAGAAATGGTTTTATTCAACCTTTGGCAGAAGGTTTAACAGTTGAAGGGTATGACACTACTGGTATCGCAGAATATCTTTATATTGTACTTAGAAATCACTTACCTATTGATGAAATGATGGAAGATTATGAAATGACTAAGCAAGAAATTATTAATGAAATTGAGTGTGCTTTAGATGAAATTTTATAGACCACAGTAAACCGAAGTTTCATTGGATGATAAGAAAGAGAGGTAAGATATGTATATTTGTTTAACAGTATTAATTGGATTATTAGGACTTTGTGTTGGAGCAATGATTGGACTTGGAATTGATTTTAAAATTAATCATACTTACATACTTGAAATGAACAATATTACTAAAGATTATTTAGAAAAAATAATTGATTTACAAAAAGGATATTTCAATACAATTGCGACAGATTTAGCAAAAGCAGTAGATGACATTAACAAAGTATATGAGAAGCCAATTTGGAGAAAAACAGAGGAAGAATTACCACCATGTTCAGGATTGTATTATGGCAAAATTAAAGGTAATCCACATGGAGAAAATGCTATGTGGAAAGTAGTATATAACGACAATGAATGGAGCTTATCTGGCTATCCTGATAACAAAGTAGAAATTAGCGAATGGACAGAGATCTATTAAGAGAATAATACAGAGAGGTGAACGAAATGGAATTAATATTACAAGGTTGGATAGGACGTAATAGCGAAGGCAATTTAGGATTAGCTGAAGAAATTGATGATTATTATGAATCAATAGCAGAATCTATTATGGATTATTTCAATTATACAAAACTAAACAGAGGACTTGGTGAGAAAATCACCACGATTCCAAATGCAAATTTACGCTGTTGGTTCTCTGATGAAAAATGTACTTTAGAAGAAGCACAGATGAACTTTGACAGTTATATACTTACAGGAAATCTACTAACACAAGGACATTATACTGGATATTCTGAATGGACAATCACAGGATTTAATATTGATGAACTTGTGATTGGTGGTCACGATTTAAAAACAGAGCTAAAGGAACATATTGGTCAGTATATACATTTCATATTAACCGATTAAGAGAATAAAAATAATGAAAGGAGACGAGGTTCGTGTACACAAGAAGGAATTCCTTACTCCAAGTAATTAAATGGTATATCAAGGAAGTAAAAACAGGTTGGCAAAATTTTTAGTGCCGATTATTCAGAAGTATATTGATGATAATAGTATTAAAACTTACATAGAGCCCATGTGTGGTAGTTGTTCGATTATTGAAAAAATTCAATGTGATAACAGAATTGCAGCAGATGTAAATGATGAATTGATAGCATTGTTGCAGTATGTAAAATCTGATACAAATTTGTCTATTGCCCCTGAAGATTGTTCTTTTGAACATTATACAGATGTAAGAGAAAATAGAAAATTAGGTACAAACAAATATTCAAAAGAATATACAGCACTTATTGGATATTGTGCATCCTATGGAGGTAGATATTTTGATGGTGGATATGCCAGAGATAATACTGGAAGAAATATGTACAAAGAAAGAATTCTAAATCTCAAGGAAGATTGTGAACTACTTCAAGATAATAAATATTAGATGCAACGATTATAAAGACTTTGCAGATTATAAGAACTGCCTATTCTACTTCGATCCACCCTATAAAAATACGAAACAGTATTCTAAACAGTCAATCGACTATGACTCATTTTACGATTTTCTTCGTAAACTTTCAGAGAATAATATAGTGTTAGTAAGAGAATATAATATGCCTGATGATTTTAAGCGTATTTGGCAGAAAGAACGTAAAGTGCTACAGAAATCAGATAGAGTTACAGGTGAGAAAGCAGTAGAAAAGTTGTTTGTAGTTGGAGAATAACATAGCAAGGAGGCGAATAAATGGCTGATAAATTAATCAATAAGCAGTTAGTAGACATTGACGAATTATTACGGTTTCTATCAGATAATGGATTTGATATTGACGATGGAGTTTGGAATAAACACGAAATGTCATTAAGAAAAGTGTTTGATGAATACAAGAAGAACACTATTCCAGATGTAGAAATTGGACAGACTGTATGGGTTATTAGCAGAGATTATCATGACATATATTCAATCAAAGAATGTCATGTGCATAAGAAACAGATTAGAGCAAGATACACGTTTTCTGTAAGAGGTAGGCATTATTATTGCGGGACTTTTACGAAAAACAGTATTGGGAAGACCGTATTCTTTTCAAAAGAAGCCGCTATTCAGTCTCTAAATGGCAAGGAATATAAGTTGGAAGAGTGGACTTGAAACTCGCATTCATTTTAAGAAAAGGAGAAAAAAATATGAAGGTAACGATTGATTTAGAAAACTTAGAGTCTCTTGTACAGAATACAATGGAGACTAATATTGAAAACATTGTAAAAGAACAGATTGAAGGTACTGTTAAAAAGGTTGCTGATAATCTTGCTAAGAAAACTATCGAAGAAAAGGTTTCTGAGAATTTTCAGCGTTTTGTTGATGAATACATAGCAAATACCAAAATCAAAGTTGGTGGAGATTATTGGGGTGATACAGAAGAAAAAGAATATACAGTAGAGCAGTATATCAAGAAGGAATTAAAAGAAAGACTTGATTCTAAAAAGCTTAGAGCTAAGAAGAAAGGACACACAAGTTCATATAATGATGATTTTGAAAATGTGTCATTTGAGGAATATATCAACAGACAGTTTGATTTTGATGACATGATTAAAAAAGATCTTGATAAATTCATGGATGATATTCGTAAACAGGTTAACAAGACGATGAAAGAGACTTTTGATAATTCAACGAAGAGTATGTTATCAAATGCAGTGCTTAATATTCTTGGTGCAAATGAAACTTACAGACAGATAGAGAATAATATTAAGTGCATTGCAGACAAGCAGGTATAGTTTATGGAAGAAGAAATCTATGAAAATGATTGGGAAAACTGTGACTATTGTGAAACGACATACTGTGAAAGTGATATTGGATATTATGAATATGGTTGTAGTTTTGTGACAGGCAATGAAAGGGACTATCCTTGTATGGGCGGTGAGTTAAGTTCTGGCTGTCCATTGTCATTCAAATATAGAATTGAGAAAAATTGAACTTCAAAAAGTGCCTAAAAATAAGTGATTGAAATTTGACAAGAAATTTTGGTTTCTTGGCTTGTCACGAAAACTATACAATATTCAGGACAAAGGTGATTGATTATGAGAATTGAAGAAAGAGAGTATATTGAACCAGAATCCATAAATAAAGAAATTATAAATGCTATAAATACAGTTAAAGAGTATTGTAGTACACATGAAGAATATGAAGATTGCAGAAGATGTGTTCTTGGAGATGGTATTCATCATTGTGGATGTAGTAGTCCTTATTTATGGAGTATTAGAAAGAAGTAACAGAGAATATAACAAAGTAAGTACAATTAAGGAAAGGATAAATGTTCACATGTGAGTAAAGCTGCGCAGCTACTATTGGTGAACAAATTTGAGTAGTACAAATAGAAGTAATGCAAGAGATGAGCATATTGCAGATTATTATGTCACTCCTATTAGTGACATTGAATTATTTTTAAAATCATTTCAGAAAGTTGTTCCGTTAGATTGGAACAATTCTATTATCGTTGATCCAACTTCAGGAGGCAATCCCAAAACAGATAAAGATGCATATCACCCTATGAGCTATCCAACAGCTATTAAGAATATTTATGGTGATTGTGAAATACATACATATGATTTACGAGAAGATAGTTTTGCTGAAAATAAGTGTGATTATTTAAAGGAAAAATTACCTTACAAACCTAATATCATTATTACAAATCCACCGTTTGCCATTGCAACGGATATTATAGAAAAAGCGTTGCAAGATGTAGACGATGATGGATATGTGATTATGTTACTTCGACTTAATTTCTTTGGTAGTCAATCAAGAGAATGGTTCTTTGAAAAATATATGCCTGAATGGGCTTTTGTACATCATATCAGAATTGGTTTTACAGATAAGAAAGATAAAGATGGATATACGATTTTTGATAAAGATGGAGTACCTAAACGTGGTAGTACAGATTCTATCGAATATATGCACGCTGTTTGGCACAAGAGTAATCTAAAGCCCGATTATACAAAGCTTGTATTGATTTAGGAGGGCGAATATGAAATACAAAATTAATATAGAAGAATTATTAAGCAGAATAGTAGAGGTAGAAGCTGACAATGAAGAAGATGCAGAGAATAAAGTAAGAGCAATGTACAACAAGGAAGAAATTGTGTTTAATGCCGATGATTTATCGAGCGTTGAGCTATTTGTACAGTAAATTGAAAAAGGCAAATAAAACCACGTTTTATGTGGTCATGAAAGTAGGTGAGAATAATGTATTTTGATTTAAATATTGAAGAATGGAATTTTAAAAATGATTATGAAGACATCTATTTTCTGCTTCATTGTTTATACAATGCAAAAACTGAGTTATACGACAGAACTCTTACTGATATGAGAAGCAGATATGATCCGACTGAAGCATTTATAGATGGCTCGTATAATGGCTGGAATAGAAGGAGATCGAATTGGTATTCCAAGAAATTATATGATAAATGTGTGAAATGCATTGAGTTAAAAACAAGAGGTTATTTTGTACACAAACGTTGGAAAGAATGCGTTTGGAAGTACAAAGGTCTTTCAGCACAAGAATGGATAAATTTATATCAGCAATTAATTAAAGAAAATAAATACGACAGTTGGATAATAGAGTATATAGAAATAGGAGAATAACAATTTGAAAAACACACTATTAGATGTATTTCAGAATTTTGATAAGATGAGTGATTCAGAAAAAGCAGAAGTAAACGATAATGTCAGAAAACAATTTGACAATATTATTCATGGTAAACCTCCGAAAACGGAACGAGAAAAAGAGATTGACAAGCTTGCAAGAGAAGAATTAGGAGAGTACAGGCGAAAGAAGAAAGCTTTTTATGATAATCCTATCCATTGGGATAACAATAAGCGTAGAAGACATGGACTTCCTGTATTAAGAGGTAGTGTTAATAAATACCGTTCAAAAGAATATCCAGGATTTTATCCGTCTGTACGATTCTTTGGTATGATGGAAGATTTATTTGATGAGATATTGATTACAACTATGGAAGATAATCTAAATTCTTTTGTAGAAGTAAAAGATTTGGCAGTTGGTGATGCAAAGGTGTTTAGAGTAAGTGAATAGGAGAATAACAGTATGGAGTTATCACAAGATGAAAGACAAAAATTTTTAGAATTAATAGATAAAGTAAGTCCATGTGCTGCAATTTCTGAAAAAGAAAATCTTGAAAAGTTTAAAGAGTGGCTGGATAGTGATAGCTCAAAAAAAGTTACATTTGTTGAAACTCCAAAAATATTCAAAAGTCAGATTGAAAATGACAAAGTGCTTCTTATACCAACAAATGACGAAGCTATAAAGCCAATAAGAGTAATATTCGAAGGAGAATAACAATATGAATAAAAGACAGAAAAAGAAGTTATTTAAACAGACGCTTATTAAAGTTAGAAAACTGCATCCACAGAAGGGTGATGTGATTTGTTTTCAGCCAGATTTAGATCGAGTTGATGCTGAAACTATGTGGCAGTTTATGAAAGTTTGTTCGAATAATGATGTTTTCGGTGAATTAAAGTTAGCTTTTGTACCTGCTGATATTAAGCAGCTTAGACATAAAGGGGACGCTCAGATATATATTGATAAGTTACAGAGTATTGTAAATCAGATGGGAGAATAAAACTATGGGTAAAGTTGTAGATATGAGTAATTTTGATCCGTTATTTGATAATTTGGAAAAGTATGTGAATAAACAAGGATGTACTCTCGGTAAAGACGCTGAGAGATTACAAGAGTTATTACATTCAATTCAGTATTGTTATATACATGGAGTATTAACAGAGAGTCAAAATGAATCGGCTTGTAAGAAATTTAGAAAACAATTTCAGAAAGCTTTATATGAGAAATAAGAAAGAAGCATTTCTTTAGGAAAGGAGAACAATAAATGGAGACATTTTCAATAGTAGATAAGATAAATGTGGATAAGTTAAATACGAAAATTGCAGAATTCGTATATAGAGAAGGGCATGAACCTTATATATTTGCAAACAAAGAGACGCTTGAGACATTAGTTAAACCGATTGAACATGAATTAAAATTCGTATCGCCAATAACCAGTGTTACGACCTCGTTTAAACGTTGTTTTATTGGTAAATATCGGGGTAATAAAATGTTTGAAGATAACACATTAAAATTTGGTGAGATTGAGCTGAGATAAGAGAATAAATATACATAGAAAATAGAAAGAAAGGTACTGAACTTGGAACAGAAGAAATTTATGGATATTTCACGTATTAAGGAAGATACGGAATTAACAGTAGCGAATACAGGTGGTTTTCATGTAGGAGATCATATTGTAATTCAGGAAAAAGTAGATGGAAGCAATTCAGCTATTGCTTATGATAAAGAAACAAATAAGTTAGTTGCATTTTCGAGAAGGCAGACTCTTGATTATAACAATACATTAAATGGATTTTGGAATTGGGTGCAGACATTGGCAGTTGAACCATTTTCAAAATATCCAAATTATGTATTTTTCATGGAGTGGCTTACAAAACATACTATTAAATATATTCCAGAAGCTTATGGCAAATCATATTTTTACGATGTATATGACAAAAAGAATGAATGTTATTTACCTCAATCAGAGGTTAAGAGACTTGCTGACGAATTGAATTTGAGATATGTACAGACATTTTATGATGGAGAATTTATCTCATGGGAACATTGTATGTCGTTTATGCACAAGTCAGATATTGCGGTTAATATTCCTGAAGGAATTGTTGTTAAGAATCAGACAGAACTTAACAATCCAAACTCAAGAACTCCATTTGTATTAAAGATTGTAAATTCACAGTTTAGTGAAATCAAGAAAGATAATCACAGACAGAAAGTAGAAGATCCTCAGAAATTAGCAGCTAAAGCAAAGGCTTCTGAGATTGTGGAGCAGATTGTTACAAAAAATCGTGTTCAAAAAGAATTATACAAGATGATTGATGAAGGTGTTTTACCTCAAAAGATTGAGCCACAAGACATGAGAATTGTTGCACAGAATTTACCTAAGAGAATTTTTGAGGATTGTGTAAAAGAAGAGAATGAATTAGTTGTTGAGGCTGGTGAATTCTTTGGTAAGATGTGTGGTTCTGCAACTATGAATTGGGCTAAGAAGATTATTTTTGGAGAATAAATATGTGTAAACGTTGTGATTATGACTCATCTGATAATCGAATATATGTTGATCAGTAGAACAGATTGCACAAGTTTGGCGACATAACAATCTGCTCTACAGAGAATAAAATATAGGATAAACTATATTTGTTCTATTGTAACAAATCTATTTGGCTAATTCAAGCCAGTTTATCCTATAACAATTAGTCTTATGACTACGGGCTATTTTGAGTCCGAATAGTGAGGAATATATCACTCGCTGAAAAGTATGTAATTTGTATGTAATTTGAGGTTTTGGAAGTATATAAAATTACATGCTAACAAAACTGTTTCCATCCTGCGATTTATTGTTAATGCGTTTTTGGAAATAAAATTACATTTCATTAAGAGAACATATAAATGAAATTAAAATCAATTCTATTGCGGTAGATTTTACTGCCGAATCGTGAGCGCAATGCGACTCATTGAAAATCTGTGTAATAATTTTGAGGTTTTAGATGCATATAAAATTACATGGATATAAAACGAATGTCAAGGTGTCTTTGCAGCCGTTTCTGCTTTAGATGCATATAAAATTACATGGATATAAAACACAGATATATACATTTACATTCAGTCATATGTTTTAGATACATAAAAACTACATGGATATAAAACTTATAATATCTCAGGATTTTTTAATTGTTCCGTTTTAGATGTATATAAATTACAAAAAATATAAAGGAGATTTGCAAATTATGGAAAACAATAGAATGACAATTTGTAGAAAAATTAAATTATTTCCAGTCGGAGATAAGGCAGAAATTAATAGAGTATACGATTTTATTAGAAATGGTCAATATGCTCAGCATCAGGCTTGTAACCTGCTTATGGGACAGCTCATGAGTGAATATTACAAATACAATCGTGATATTAAGAATGAAGAATTCAAAGCAAGACAGAAAGAAATAATGACAAACTCCAATATTATTTTAAAAGATATTGATTTTGCAACTGGCGTAGATACTCCATCAGCAGTTACTCAGAAAGTCAAACAGGATTTCAGTACAGGTTTGAAGAATGGATTGGCAAAGGGCGAGAGAACAGTAACAAATTACAAGAGAACTAATCCGCTGATGACAAGAGGCAGAAGCCTAACTTTTTATCATGAATATGAAACTTATCAGGATTTCTTGGATAAGATTAATGACTCTGATTTAGCGGTATATATCAAATGGGTTAATAAAATTGTGTTTAAGATTGTATTTGGTAATCCGCATAGGTCATTAGAATTAAGATCTGTTATACAGAATATCTTAGAAGAGAATTATAAAGTGCAAGGAAGTAGCATTGAGATTGATGGCAAGTCAATTATTTTGAATCTCTCAATATCTATTCCAAAACAGCTTCGAGAGTTGGATGAGAATACAGTAGTAGGTGTTGATTTAGGTATTGCAGTTCCTGCGATGTGCGCTTTGAATAATAATCTGTATGAGAGATTAGCGATTGGAAATGCAGATGACTTTCTAAGAATAAGAACTAAAATGCAAGCTCAAAGAAGAAGATTACAGAAGTCATTGAGAAATACTTCTGGCGGTCATGGCAGGGCAAAGAAGCTGAAAGCATTAGAGAGATTACAGAAAGCAGAAGCACATTTTGTTGAAACATATTGTCATATGATAAGTAAAAGAGTCGTTGATTTTGCTTTAAAACATAACGCTAAATACATAAATATTGAAAATTTAACAGGATATGATACAAGCGATTTTATCCTGAGAAATTGGAGTTATTATAAACTTCAAGATTATATTACATATAAAGCAGCTAAGTACGGAATTGAAGTAAGAAAAATCAATCCTTGTTATACATCACAGATTTGCAGTGTATGTGGTAATTGGGAGTTTGGTCAGAGAAAGTCACAGTCAGTTTTTGAATGTGCAAATGAAAATTGTGATAGTCATAAAAAATATGAGAAAACTGGTTTTAATGCTGATTTTAATGCTGCCAGAAATATAGCAATGTCAACTCTTTGGATGGAAAGTGGACAAGTTACTGAAAAGAGTAAACAGGAAGCAAGAGAATATTATGATATCTCTGAAAAGTATGAACAAAGTAAGAATGATTCAGAGAATAATAAAGTAGCTTAAATGCTACTTAATCAATCGAAAGATTGCAGGTGATTTTGCACCTGAATGGTGAGGATATAATCACTCATCAGAATTTTAAATAATACAAAAATGGTGTGGCAGGAAATTAGGAGAATAAATAAAGAAATGAAGATAGAATTAATCAAATTAAAATTCAATGATACTTATTCATACAAATATAAACCATTTACATATTGTTGCGATAAAGTTCAGAATGATAAAGCTATTGTATTTACAGGTGAAGATATAAATGATATTGGTGGAGAACATGAAGATGATGGTAATTTTATTCCTCAATTCTGTACTTCACATACAGAAGTTATTAAATCTTATGAAGACGAATGGGAGCAGACAGACAATTATCCAATTCAGTTTTGTCCTCATTGTGGAGAGAAAATTGAGATTTCAGTCGTAGATGAGATTGATCTATCTGATAAGTACAATGAGCTGACTAAGCAGCGTAAAGAATTATGGAAAAAGTGTCAGAGAACAGATAGTAAAAAAGAAGATTATGAGCTGAGAAAACAGGTTAGAAAGTTGGATGATCAAATAAACGATTTCTATGAATTAGGTGAGTGGAAAGGAGAATATTAAAAGTGGCAAACAGATTATTATTTGAGGAAGACGTAATCAAAGCAGTTGATAGACATACAAAAGATGATGATAGGCTAGACGATGATATTAGCTGTATTCTTGAAGAATTAAAATCACCAATCTTTGTCGGTTCAAAAGAAGCAATAAATAACTTGAAGGTAGAGAATAAACCAATGCAGAGGCAGAGACGAGTATTATTATTTGAGAATGAGAATCTTGACTTAGAGCAGCGTGGTAGTAATAGATATTATTTGTCCCTTTATGATAAGGAAGGAAAATTTCAGAGAGAGGTCACTATTGATGTTAAGGATGACTACAGTGTTGAACTTAGGAATTGTAAGTAGAGGAGCTTTATGAGATCAGAGATTAAAAGACGACAATTTTCTGAAAATCATCAATCTTGGTTCTCCCATGATTATGCTTGTTGGGCAAATAATCATAATGGTTGGAGAAAGATGAAAAAGAAGAATCGTAGATTATTTAAAAAGAAATATAGAAGAGAAGTTGAGAAAGATATTAATAAAGAATTAAATGATATGCAGTAACAGTAATTTCAGGTTTCATTGGTTATAAAGAGAGAATATTAAATTAAGGAGGTAAGAAAAAATGAAGAGACAGATTAGAAGAGGTACTTTTGAAACTAATTCAAGTAGTACACATGCAATTTGTATTACAAAAAGTGAGTATAGACATAATTCCTTTAGTCATATTGATTTTGAAATTGGCGAATTTGGTTGGGAAAATGATGAATATGGTAGTTTATATAATAAGGCTTCATATTTAATTACTGCGATTTTAAGTTTTGATAAAGATGAGGCGGATGAAAATTTACAGAAGTTAAAGGATATTTTAGATAGCAATAATATTGAATACACTCTCCCAGAACTAAAAGTAAAATCATGGAAATATGGTGGTAAAACTAGATATTATTATGATATTGATGGTTACATTGATCATTCATGTGAAACAAAAGATTTTGTCAATGATGTATTATCGGATTCAGATAAATTATTTAGATACTTGTTTGGTAATTCGGTCATTATTACAGGTAATGATAATTCAGATGGATTTAGTGACAGAATGTATGTCAACGAAGGCGAAGAAGAAACAAGTTGGGGTACTTATACAAATTACGGTGGTTTAAAACCAGAATTCGATAATTATGAAGTTTATATGAAAGGAAATTAATGATATGAAAAAGCAGATTAGACGTGGAGTATTTGAAACTAATAGCAGCTCTGTACACAGCTTAACAATGTGTATGGAATCAGATTATGATAGATGGCAGAAAGATAATTTATATCTTTTTAGAGGTTCAGGTTGGTGCTAACCAGATAATAACAAACCTGAAAAGAATCATTTTTATACTAGAGAAGAGGCGATTGCCTTTGAGAAAACTGATAAGTATATTAGAAAAGATTTTGATTGGTCAAATGAAGAGGAAGTAAATGAGATTCTTCATGAAAACGAATTTTATGATTATGAATATTTTTGGAATGAACATTGCGAGTATTATGAGACTTTTGAAGAGACAATGACCACACCAAATGGTGAGGGAGTTGTGGCTTTTGGATATTACGGTGATAATTAAATAAAATTTAGGAGGATTTTAAGAAATGGAATTATTAGGAAGATATAAGAATGGAAATTATTTTGTGACTTTTCTATCAGATGGAACGAAAATCAGAGAAACAAACGAAGATGAATTTATTCCATCTTTTGCAGAGAATTGTGATTGCAAAATTACTGATAAATGCGATGGTGGATGCCAGTGGTGTTATGAAGGTTGTACTCCAAATGGTAAACATGGAGATATTTTAAATTATAAATTTCTTGACACATTACATCCATATACAGAGCTTGCAATTAATGGTAATGACATGACTCATCCAGATTTAATTCCATTTCTTACAAAACTCAAAAAGAATAAAGTGATTGTTAATCTTACAGTAAATCAAATTCATTTTGAAAAATGTCAAAATATGATTCGTAATTTAGTTGACAATGGATTAATTTATGGATTAGGTGTGTCACTTGTTAAACCAACTAAGAAGTTTATAGATCTTGTAAAACAGTATCCAAATGCCGTTATACATACAATTAACGGAATACTGATTAAGTCAGATATTGAAATGTTGGCAGATAATGGCTTGAAAATGCTTATTTTAGGATATAAAAATTTGAGACGAGGCAATGAGTATTATGAGACTGAAAAGAATAATATTACAGATAAGCAGCATTGGCTTTATGAAAATCTCGAAAGTATTATCCCTAAATTTGAGGTAGTAAGTTTTGATAATTTGGCATTGGAGCAATTAAATGTAAAAAGACTTTTAACTGAAGAAGAGTGGAGCGAATTCTTTATGGGAGAAGATGGTAATTTTACTTTTTATCTGGATTTAGTTGAAGGGACTTTTGGTAAAAATTCATTGGCAACAAAACGATATTTTATCATGGACAATATTGATGATATGTTCCAGAAGATTTTATCTGAGTAACTCCACAAGAAAACATATCCTTGGATTATAGAAAAATGGAGCAAAGCAAAGCGATGTTTTAAATATTAACAAGCTTGGATGTTACATATGTATTCTTCCTGACGGTTCAGCTATTGCAAGAGATTCATGGAATGGTAAAGATATTATCAAAGATGAAAAATTCGATGAAAAATATAAACAGGCTATAACAGATAATATGGATGGATTTATTACAGTGCTTGATATCCATGATTAAGAAGAATTATCGGTTCTTGCGAAATTGAACAGAGAATTTAAGGAGATATTAATGAGAGAACATACAACAATTTGTAAGGTTGATGTTGGACAGGATTTAAACGATTTAAAAAATGAGATGCTTTATTGTTTAGATTATTTTGAACATAGGAATCATCCTGTTTATGGAATTTTTAATGGACAATTATATGTTGCGTATGCATGGGCTAAAAATATAGAAGATATTAATTTGTTTTAATTTTAGAGAAGTTGAGAGGAGAATGAATATATGAAAACATTAAGTAAAATTTTAGAAACACTTGAAAAGATTAAAACTGATATTCGATTTTTAAGTGAAGCTTCATATAGTAGATATTTGGATATTTCTAAAAATCTGAGTGAATATAAAGCAATAATTGAACAACAGGATAGAATATTGCAGGCGATATTCAAGTCGTATGCAAACAATGAAGATATGGAATGTATGGTGTTTGTTCCATATAGAGGTAAGCCAGTTGTAATTAAAAATGGTGAAGTGATTAGCACAGACAATATGACTTCATTTGATGTCGATTGGTCTTACGATAGACGAACCGAAGTGACTGTGAGAGGAGAATAACAGATTGAACAGTAGTATTTTTGTTCCTAAAACGATAAATGTTGGATATCAAAATCGTTCAGGAACTTACACAGGAAAACTTGCCTATATCATTTACTATGACGAAAAAGGCAAGCTGCGAAAAGAAGCATCATGGAATAGTTGGCGTGATGATAAAATTCCGAATGATGAATTTGAGAATGTTCCAATGGAAGGATTTGTACTTAATAAAAAAGCTGGCGATTATTCTACAGGATGGGATCACAGACATGCTTATTGTAGAGTATATGATCCAAGAGGATTTGAGTTTGAAATTACCATTGAAAATTTATTATACATTCTCGAAAATGCGAATTGTATCAAGGGTAAGGGACTTGAAGGAGAATTTATATATGGATGGGATAGTAAGGATTTGGTTCTTATGCCAGTTGAGTCACCTGACTATAAGCAAATTAGTGAGTTTAATAAAATTATTCATAACAATGAAACCATTAAAGCAAAAGATTTAATTATCGGTGCTACATATCTTACAAAAGATAATGAGAACTGGATTTATATGGGTAAATTTGAAGCTTTTGACTATTGGGAAGGAACAAATAAAGGTAAACATTTTTGGTTTTGGCATAATGGTATTTTTGAACATTATAAATCTTTACCAAAGAATAAACTTATCAAATGTATTGATAACAAATGCAGTGAAAAATATGCAAATATCTACAATAATTTAGAAAGAAACTGTGAGTATTCTCCATACGACAGTTCAAAAAATGAATATAAATATTTCACCTTTGATGAATTTAAGGAAACGCCAAACACAGACTATTGGAGAAGAGGGAATTTTATAAGCGAATATTACAATGGTTGTAAATATGAGTTTGATGTTCAGCCAATAGAAAAAGGTAAAAATCTATTTATTGTTCGTCAAAAGGAGAACATATCAAATAATACTTATTGGGGTTCTTATACAGAATATGTTGAAGTAACCGATATTTTTCCGACTACATCTAAAATGGTTAAATCAAACCGTTATCCATATAAAGACATAGAAGAAAAGCATATGATTCCAGTTACGTTAGAAAAGATTTTTGAAGTGATGAAGCCGATGTATATTCAAAAATATTTAGCAAATGGTAGAGAATATAAAAAGGAGTACGAAATTAAATGAGTAAAAACGATGACAGAATTTTAGAATTAAAGAAACAGATTGAGACAAAAAAGAAATCAATTTCTGAGAAGAAAATCAGATTTATTCCTGAAACAAATTGTGTTCTTAATATGGATGGAATGACAATTAATCTCAATGTGTGTTCAGATGATGCATTATTGCTACTTTTGATTAGATTGAATTCATATTTAATGTCTGCTAAGGATCTTAATATGACTGATTTTGAAATTTCAGGATACAGTGTGACAGCATGGATTAAAGATATTAAGAGTAAGTTAGAGGTATCTGGTTTGAAGAAAGAAGAGTCCGATTTGAAGAAAATGGAGAGCAAGTTGGACAAGTTGCTTTCTGACGATAAGAAAACAGAGCTGGAAATTGATGAGATCGCTGCTTTATTGAAATAAAAGAGAGAATAATACAATAGGTAGTATATTTTATAAAAACACATACTATATATAGTGGTCAGATAATTTTAAGCTACTATATATAGTGATAAAATGGACAAGAAATTTCGATTTCTTGTGAACAAGAGGAGAGAAAATATAAAGGAGAAATGAATTATTTTAAAAGAGAAATGTATATATTATAATCCTGCAAAAGATGCTTTTTATTTAGTTTTATCTGTGTCTGATATGGTTTACGGAAGATATGGAGACATAGAAAAACCAAGTTATTTAGATGCTTATATGGATCAAGGTCATACAGATTTAAGATTCAAAATTAATAATATAATAATAAACAGGAATTCTTATAGAAATTATAGTCTTGATGATTCTCAAATTAACGACTTTAAACTTGTAAAAGAACTTACAGATGAAGAATTTTATCCTATGCAGCTTCTTATTTATTCAAATTATAAATTCCCTCATTGCATCATTGATATTGAAAAAGTTAAAAACAATGTTACTGAATTAGTAAATTTATTAAGTAATAAAAAAGAAGAACTAAGGAACTTAAAGAAAGAAATTGGAACTTTAGAAAAAAGTTTATATAAAGCAATGAAACAGAAGTAGTAATTGATTAAGAGAATATTAAAGTGGAGGTAATTATGACAAGTTACGAATTTGAAAAAGCTGCAAAGAATGCAGTGATTCAGACATTGAGTGAAAACATCAGTATTGACCAGTTGGATCTTGTGTGGTTTGCACATGAGTTAGGTTATAAGAAGTGTACTATTTGGGGACAGTCAATGGGTAACAGATATGCGGAAGTTACTTATAATAGAGATACAGATGAGATGTATGTAGACATTTATCAGAAGATTATTAACAACAAGATTTCGTCTGATGAGTTCAATTTTGAAGCGTAAAGGAGAATAATATGGATAGAAGTGATCTTGCTGAAAGAATGAAAGGTTATGAAAAAAGGAATAGATATTATCTTCAGCGAAGAATGCCAGTGATTTTGAGGTTAGACATGAGAGCTGGACATAGCTTCACAAGAGGATTTAAAAGACCGTTTGATGAAGTATTTATAAAATCAATGCAGAATACTGCTAAATATTTATGCGAAAATATTCAGAATTGCAAATTATCTTATCAACAGAGCGATGAAATCACATTACTTCTTGTTGATTATGATAAGTTAAATACAGATTGTTTCTTTGATTATAGAGTTGATAAATTATGTAGTATTACAGCAAGTATGGCTACGATGGCATTTAATAAATTTTTTGAAAACTATGTTGACGAATATAGATTTAGTAAATGGGATGGTGTTTCAAATTATGAGGATGATACATGGGAATATATTCAGACATTACTAAATGCAGTTGACAAGGGTGCAATGTTTGATGCTCGTTGCTTTAATATTCCAAAAGAAGAGGTAACAAATAACTTTTATTGGAGACAACTTGACGCTTCTCGTAATTCAATTCAGATGGTAGGTCAAGCCAATTTCTCACACAAAGAGTTACAGAATAAATCATGTAATGATATTCAGGATATGCTTATGACTCAGAAAGATATTAACTGGAATGATTTACCGATTTATCAGAAGCGAGGAAGCTGTTGCGCAAAAAATAAGGTTGTTGTTGAATCTGATGGAGTTATGGCAATTGCACAGTTAAGAGATGCTTCTAAATTAGAAAATGAGTGGATTATTGATGCAGATATCCCTATTTTCAAGGGAAAAGGTAGAGAATATATTGATAGATTGGTATTTATTGGTGAAGAGTAAATACATTTGAAACACAAAAATATATTCATTTGGAGAATATATAAGTAGATATAAAACATTAGGCTATGAGCAAAGCTTCCTTCTATAATGCTAATAGCATTCGACTTTTAATCGAATATTTTAGCTTTGACAATTTCCTAATGGATTATATAAATGTAGGCTACAAAAGTTCTTCCTTCTATTAACAAGAATACTGAAAATATTTATATGATAGAACTTTTAATTCCCTACAAATAATAAAACTATGTGGCTATATAAAGTCTTCCTTCTAATTTCAAATAAGAAAATGGTGTTTCGTATCTGAGATAAATGTCTTGGATATAAAACAAAAGGTATTAGACTTTGTTATTTCCACAAAACAAGGCTATGGCGATAGTTCCTTCTATTATATATTGAAGAATAAAAATACAGTTTTTACTATCGCCAATTTCATTAAAAAGGAGAATAAAACTATGAACGAGATTTTATTACGAAGAAAAAACAAAGTGATTTTAGAGAAAGGTAATGTTACAGAACCAAATAATCAGTACATTGTTACGATTATGAAGAATGTAGAAGCATTAGGATATACATTTTCCAAAGAATTGTTTGAAACACTTCAGACACAGACTAAGGAAGATTTACAGAAATTCTATTTAGAATTAATTCCTATGTTAAAGAAACTGATTGGAGCAGATGTTGTATATAAACCTATGTATCCTAATTTTCCTGAATCAGTAATGGAAGCTGATTATATTGATTTGTTTATCAATGCGATCGTTCATTATTGGTCTGGTGGTACATTATATCCTTACGAGGAAAAGAATGAGAGATTACCATTATTTGAAGAAACAAAAGTAAGAGTGATTGACTTAGGTATAAAGGAAGATCTTTATGATATTTTTAAGAATTTGTGTCAGTCAAAAACCTCAATTTCCCAGACAGATAAGGAAGATTTAGAGTGGATTTTTAAGAATATACAGGTTGAATTTCCTGACGAAATTCCTTTAAAAGAAAACGCAGCATTGATTGGAAAATTATATTTAGAGAATTATCCATTAGCAACAGCAAAGAATATACAGAAGTTTTTCAAAACGGCTACCGATGTATTGAGACTGATTACTGCAATGTCAGATGGAGATATTAGTTTGGCAGCCAATACAAAATTCAGAAGTTTTAAGCGAAAAGAGAGAAGATTATTATTAGAACTCTTGCAGAATTGTGGTTCTATCGAAGAAGATATGTTGAGATATAAAAACAGATGGCTTCGTATTGGTGAAAGACTTCATCCATCAGAATATAGTACAGAGCAGTTTGGTAAAGTCATTACCGCTTTTAATAAACTTCGTAATGGAATTAAAATAGAAACATTTGCTGGTAAAGTAACCAAGGCTATTGAGACAGAAGATTTTAAATCAGCTCTTATGCTTTTGAGAAAAAGACCAGGAGAACTTGCAAGAAAACTTGATCATTTGTTAAGAAATGCTATAGATAAAAATGCAGTTGTCAATACATTTAAAGATGTTGCAAGTGAAGTTTCTACACCTGTTTTATTACAAGTGAAAGAACATTTTGCTCATAGGACAGATAAGCTAGAATCCAGAGTATTCTTTCCAAAAGGTAACTTAGCAAGATGTCATTGCATAGAGAATACATTATCAGATATTGATGAAAAGTATTGTAACGCAATTGTGAAAATCTGTGAGAATGCATTAGTTGAGAATTACAAGAGTAAGGATTTTCTTGGAAATGTTTATCTTTCAGAAGAGTTCAAAAATTATATTGTTCCATTCAGCCAGAGAAGTGCAAGTAAGGCGTTAAAAACTATTGTCAGAGGTTCAAGATTAAAAATTGAGAATAATACAAAAGCATTGAGAGCGTTTTGTTGGTGGACAAACATGGATAATGATGATGACAGATGGTGCAATGGTAGGGTGGATCTTGATTTATCGGCAGCTATTTTCGATGAGAATTGGAACTACATGGAACATGTTTCGTATACAAATCTTCGTTCAGATAAATATAAAGCTTGTCATTCAGGAGATATCACAAATGGTGGTTCTGTTGACGGAGATGGTGTAACAGAATTTCTTGATGTTGACATTGATTCTGTTGTTAAGTATGGTGCGAGATATATTGTATATCAGATTTATAACTATACTGGTCAGAAACTTTCAGATATGCCACACGCAATGTTCGGATGGATGAGTAGGGAAGATGTTAAGTCTGGTGAGATTTATGAACCAAAGACAGTTGAACAGAAGATGGATTTAGCATCACAAAGCACAGTTTGTATTCCTGTAATTTTTGATTGTGTAAACAGAGAAGTAATATGGTGTGATATGAATTTATCATTAAACGGATGTCATAGTAATTATGGTGGAAACAATGTAGAAAGTAATTTATCTGGTGTGGCTGCAACATGCTACAGTATGGTAAATATGAGTAAGCCAAACTTATATGATCTGATTGAGTTGCATATCAGAGCAAGAGGTTTGAGAGTAGACAACAAAGAAGATGCAGATATTATCTTTGATGTCAATGAGGGTATTACACCGTTTGATACTGAAGTATTCAGTGGAGAATATATCTAAGAGATATACATTAGGCTATATGGGTTCTTCCTTCTAAAATTGGGGAACTATTTGTCACAGGTTCGAGTCCTGTCTTCCCCACTCATGGGGATGTAGCTCAGTCGGTAGAGCGATAGTATTTTTAGAACTCATAACTTCCTAATGAACATTAAAAATAGTGGCTATGTACTGACTTCCTTCTTAATTCTATAGGCTGAAAATAGTCAGTACATTCTCCACAGATAATAACCTCATGGCTATATAATCTTTTCCTTCTAGTAATAGTAAGTAAATTTGATAATGCAGATATTTAAAGATTATGATTTCCATTATACGAGGTTTTATAAATAACGGCTATGTTATTTCTTCCTTCTTAATTTCAAATTATTTGAGGAAAATGGTTTTAGAAATAATAATTTCCGTTTTTATTAAAAGCAAAGTAAACTGACATTTCTTGGTGCAGAATGGAGAATATTATTATGGAATATAAAAGAGTTCGTAGGGCGTGTCTTCATTTGATACGAGATCCAGTAGATAATTATATAGAACATAAAGATGAAATCGAAGAAATTCTTAAACCATTCACAGTAGTTCCACGAAATAAAATATCTAAAGTAGATACAGACCAATGGTTATATATTAGTTCGGCTTGGCAAGATAAAAATTATGTAAGAGCTGTCGAGATTTGTAAGGGTAGTAAGATTTATAGTACGGATGAAAATGACTTATATGAATTAGACGAAGAATTGAATGAACTTGGATTTAAGACAAGAATGGGTAGAAATTGTGATACAGGAACTTTAAGTATCGCAGTCTTGGAAGAACCTGAAGAGGTGAAAAATTGAAAATATGTGTAACAGGTCATAGACCGAATAAATTATATGGATATAATCTATCTGATCAACGTTGGCAGAGATTAAAAGAGCAGTTCAAATCAATTTTAAAAGAGAATAATTGTAAGGAAGCAATTACAGGAATGGCTCTTGGAGTTGATACAGTGTTTGCATTGGCAGTATTAGAATTAAAAAACGAAGGATATGATATTAAGTTGCATTGTGCAATCCCTTGTAAGAATCATTCCTGCAAGTGGATTAAAGAAAGCGTTGACCAATACAATTACATTCTTTCTAAAGCAGATATTGTCAAGTTGGTATCTGATGAAGAATATAAGCCTTGGTTAATGCAGAAAAGAAATGAATATATGATTGATTTAGCTGATAGAGTTATTGCAGTTTGGGATGGTTCAAAAGGTGGAACAGCAAATTGCGTAAAATATGCTGAGAGGGTTGGTAAAGAAATTATCAGAATTGAACCATAAAAAGAGAATATACAGTTGAGAGGTAAAGAATATGAGATTTGAAAAAGAGACAGAGAATAAAATTAGAGAAGCGTTTCGTCAGGAAGATTTTCAGAACTTTATGTTTGAGGCAGTTTTTGGTGAATCAAAAGACGAATATGATGAGTTATACAGGAATGTATACAAATGGGAACTTAAAGAGATAGAGGATAGATTAGTTTACTTAGTAAAATCTCATATTCATCATAATGTTCCTATTAATAGAAGTGCTATTGTCACTTTCATTATTGAAAATATAGCAGAAGATCTTGGTGGCGATGATTTGGATTGTAAAAATATAAAATTCTTTGCTTTCTGTAACCATCTCTACTACATAATTTTTGATATTGTTACTAAGCCATATTTTATGAAAGATGTAATGGATAAGGACAAAAGACAGAATTGAAATAAAACAGAGAATATATAATTGGAGGTAAAAATATGATTCAAGTAATTGAGACAAATTTGAGCATTGACAAAGATAATATCATAAGAGATCATCAGTCACGAATTGTTGAAGTTGAAGATTGGGATACATATTGTAAAGCATTTGAAAAATACAATGGTGAAGCTGTTTATTTTAAGTCAAAGTCTATGCGTGGTTACAGTATCTTATCGAATTGTACAATGACAAATTTGATATATGATGACATTCATCTATCTTGTATGGTCTTACATCCATCAGGTTTTATTACGAAGAAACTTGCATATAGAATTGTTTTATAATCTATAACTCATTCGAGTCACAATTTCCAATAAAAATGAAAAATCTAATAGAGAATAAGTAAGTGAAAGGAAGAATTATATGAAGTTATTTAAAAGTGTAGACGAAAAGTTAAAAGAGATTGGTTTTGTTAAAATCGAAGAGGATAAGTATGGTGTAAAGTACGAGAGGAAAAATAGTAAATATAATTTTACTCAATCTGTAGATATTCTACATAAAGCTTCTGGTAGACACATTTTACAGTCTTATGATCCAGATTTGATGGATGAAAAGAAAGTTGGAAATACATGTGTTGGTCTTACTGGATATGAGATGAAGTTATTTCTTAAAAAGATGAAACAGATTGATTTGTACAGTAAATAAATAATTCACTGTTTCATTCGGATTTTGAGGAGGTGATAAACTTGGATACGCAGCTATGTAAAGCAAAGAGCATTAGTAGTGGTCAATGGGTTTGTGGATATTATGTAAAAGGTTTAGATATGTATGACAAAGAAGTTCATCTAATATTTGAACCTGCCACGATATTTTATTCTAGTGGTGAAACTGATGGTTTTGAAGAAATAGATCCAAAGACATTGTGTAGATGTACAGGCAGCCATGATAAGAATGGTAAGTTAATCTTCGAAAACGACATTCTAAACGGAGAATTATATAATGTAGTCTCTTATGGAAATGGTGAGAATGAATTTCTCGGAATGAATGTTGGTTGGTATGTTCAGAGAGATAACTTTGAATCATGGTGTGAATTAAATGATTTAGAAATGTATGAAGTAACAGGAAATATCTTAGATAATATCTAATCAGTCTTGAACGATTCAGTTCAAAAATTCCAAACAAAAACATAATGAATATTATATTCGTTGGAAATAAGAGAATATATAAGCGAGGTGAGAAAGTGAAGTGCCCTAATTGTGACAAAGAAATGGATAATAAAAGCTATTGTAAAATGGAAGAGTTTTATCATTGTGGAGATAAAGAGATTTATTATCAGAAAGTTGAACATAAAAAATTTGTTTGTAAGTCCTGTAAAATTATATATTTAGATGATGAATGGAAGATTCCTGAGAAATATAATCCAACGGAAAAACAGAAAAAGACAATATTATTCATCAACAATCACTTAGGTATGGATATTCAACCTCTTACGAAACATCAATGTTGGTTAGATATTGGCAAGTATTTTGAAAGAGCTAAGAAAACTCCATTATATGATGACCAATGTTGTATTGAGATGCAAGAATATTATGGCATGGATGCAAGTGATTTTTGCTAAATCATCTTGTTCTTAGAGATTATCTAATCAGTCTTGAACAAATCAGTTCAAAAAATTCCAAAAATAAAATGTCACGAATAATATATAAAATCCGTGACAAAAAAGAGAATAAATAAATGTGGAAAGCATTTGTATGGGTGGAAGAACAGCATACCCTTGGGTTTGTGCGCTCAAAAATCACTGATTATACATAGATGTTTACATAAATTAACTTCTGTGTTCCGTCCTTTTTGGGCGTTTAGATATAAGTTATCAATTAAATTTTATTTATAAGGAGGATACTTTAGAATGGCATTTAAAGTACAAAAAGCAGTAAGAGAAAAAATTTACACAAAGGTAGCACTCATGGCACCTTCAGGCGGTGGTAAGACTTATTCAGCATTAAGACTTGCTACAGGAATGAAAGAGGAACTTGAAAAGATTACAGGAAAACCTTGCAGAATCTTAATGGCTAATACAGAAGGAGCAAGAGGTAGATACTACGCCAACGAGTTTGATTATGACATTATTGACCTCGTAGAGCCTTTCAATCCAGAGCAGTTTTCAGACGCAATTGATTTTGCAGTAAATGAAGGATATGACATTCTTCTTATGGATAGCACTTCTCCTGAGTGGGATGGTAAAGGCGGATGTCTTGAATTACAGCAGAAAGCTGGCGGTACATATCAGGCATGGGGTAAGGTAACTCCTAGACATGATGCATTTATCAATAAACTTGCAACAAGTCCTATTCACTTAATCGCAACTATGAGAGGTAAAGATCAGTATGAGATTGAGAAGGATGATAGAGGTAAGACAAGCGTTAAGAAGCTTGGCGTTGGTGCAAAGCAGAGAGATGGTTTTGAGTATGAGTTCACTTGTACATTTACAGTAGACCAGAAAACACATATGGCAGAGCCACAGAAAGATAACACTCATATCTTCGAGAATGACAATGCAACACTTCTTACAGAAGCACATGGTCATAAGATTATTAAGTGGGCAAACACTTCTGATATTGAGCCAACAAGACCTAAGTTCACAGCATCTACAGCAGCAACAGAGCCAACAGAAGATATTACAGCAATCAAGAAAGAGATTATTTCTCTTTGCACTCAGCTTGGAGGAACAAAGAATGAAACTCTTATGACAACATTAAAAGAGTTTGTGCCTAGCGGAAATCCAAATGCAATTAAGGATGTGCAGAAAGCAAAGGATTGTTTAGCAAAGATTAAAGAGATTCAGCCAGTACAGGCGTAATTATAAGGAGGACAAAAATACATGAATAAAGTAATTTTAATGGGAAGACTCACAAGAGATCCAGAGGTAAGATACACACAGGGCGACAATGCATCGGCAGTGGCAAGATTTTCTCTTGCCGTTGACCGTAGATTTAAGAAAGATGGAGAGCAGACAGCAGATTTTATCAATTGCGTAGCTTTTGGTAAAACTGGTGAGTTTATCGAGAAGTATGGTCGTAAAGGCACAAAGTTTGTTGTAGAGGGACGTATTCAGACTGGTTCTTATACAAATAAGGACGGACAGAAGGTATACACAACAGACGTTGTTGTTGAGCAGGTTGAGTTTGCAGAGAGTAAGTCTTCTGCTGATAGTAATACAACAAACAACACTGCCAATTCAAATACACCAACCGACACAAGTTTTATGGATATTCCAGATAGCATTGATGAGGAACTTCCATTTAATTAAAAGAGGTAGATATGGCAGATAAAAAAGAAAGAGAATATGTCTGCGCATATAAGTATTGTTTACACCACGGACAAAAGGTTAAAGCCTCTGAGTCCGTGGTAATAAACAATAAACATTACCATTGGGATTGTGCAGGTATGAAACAAGAAATTAAAGACTGTGTAGATGCTTATATGGATTGTATAGAAGATAAAACACAGTTTCCTATTGCATGTAGAGCAATAAACACAATGGTTTTTAAAAACAAAGTACCTATAGAGTTCATCAGAAAAAATATTGAATCATCGAAATTATATTATTCAACAAAACCTGTTCAGATTCTATATGGACTTAGAAAGCTATTTTACGAAAAAGAATTTAAAGCATAGGCGGTGAGTAATTGCTAATCGAAAAAACTGACATCGAAAAAGCTAAAGATAAACTTGGCGATAATAATGCCTTTTTAATGGCAGAACTACTTGAATTAGAAAATTTTGATGACAAAAATCTGAAAGCCTGTTGTCCTTATCATAATGAGGACACTGCAAGCTTTATATATAACAAGAAAAATAAGACTTTTCATTGTTTTGGATGTAATAAAACGGTAGATATTATTGATGTCTTAATGGAAAAAGGAAACACATTCTTAGAAGCTGCCAAGTATCTATTCGAGAAAGCTGGAATCGAATACAGTTTTGGCGAAAAGGATGTAAGAACTCGTCACAATTATAGATATCCACATGAAGAACCAATAAATGAAAAAGAGCATGTAGTTGACTATTGGGGAAAGCGTGGCATTTCAAAAAATGTAATTGACTATTTGGATATTCGAGAGGATTCACATGGTAACGGTGTATTTAACTTTTATGATACAAATGATGTTTTGACTATGGTTAAGTACAGACCTGCAAGAACTGTTGAAAAACATTCTGGTCAACCTAAAACATGGTGTCAAAAAGATGCTGATACATCAGCACTTTTGTTCAATATGAATAGAGTTAATACGTCAAAGCCGTTACTTATAACAGAAGGCGAGACAGATTGTGCGAGTGCTATTGAGGCAGGATATATCAATACAGTAAGTGTTCCTCTTGGAGCTGGCAATCTTCATTGGATTGAAGAAAATTGGGATTGGTTAAATAATTTTGAATCTATTATTATCTGGTCTGATAACGATGAGGCAGGTATTAAAATGAGAAAAGAATGTATTTATCGTCTTGGTACATGGCGAACAAAATATATATCAACACCTGAATTCTTTGAAAAAGAGAATGGTAAGAGAGTTCCACTAAAGGATATCAATGATTGTTTACAAGTTGGAGGAAAAGAATTTGTTATGAATCTTATTTCAGAAGCAAAGGATGTTCCTGTAAAAAGTGTTGTTGATTATTCAGAGATTGAGGAACTTGATATTTCTCAGATGGATGGTGTAAAAACTGGCATTAAACCATTAGACGATGAGTTGTTAAAAATCTTCTATGGAACATTGACGGTGTTATCAGGAAGACCTGGTAGTGGTAAGACAAGTATTATTGATCAGACAATAGCAAGGACTATTGATGATAGTAGTCCTGTATTTTTGTTTAGCAAGGAAATGCCAGAAAGAATGAGTGCAAACTGGTTTAATACAATTATCGCTGGTAGAAGAAATATGGTTGAAAGGACAAGTCGAGACAACCGTAAATATTACATAGTTCCACAAGCAATACAAAAGAAGATGCAAGCACATTATAATAAGAAGCTTTTCATTTACAGAGATGACGAGCCAAATGATGTAGATTCAGTTTTAAAATCTGCTGAAGAATGTGTTAGAAAGTTTGGATGCAAGCTGATTGTACTTGATAATCTTATGATGATTGACTTGAATTGTTCTGAAAGTGACAAAAATACAGCACAAACAAATCTGATAAATGCACTTATTAAGTTTGCTGCTAAATTCAATGTAGCTGTTGTTCTGATAGCACATCCGAGGAAAACACAAGATACAAATTCTGATATTGAAATGTATGACATATCTGGTACTTCTAATATTATCAATCTTGCTATGAGATCCATAGGTCTTAGAAGAGTTTCCAAAAAAGAGAAAAATGATCCGAAATCTAAATGGCATAACTACGATGTGGTTTTAACTGTAATAAAAGACAGATTGCTTGGCAAGGCAGACTTCCAGATGGGATTATGGTATGACTTGACATCACGTAGATTTTATACAGATTACGATGAATATGACGCAAAATTTGCATGGGATGACAATGTATATACCGACAGGCTTCCATATGTTGATAGAAGCATAGATAACACATTTCCAGACAAATAAGGAGAATAAATTATTATGATGGATGAAGAATTAGATTTTTTACTTGGAACGATGCAATGGTCGTTTTCAAGACTGAATTCATTTTATAATTGCAATTACGAATGGAAACTCCATTACTTAGAATGTAATAAGTCTGAGAATGGTTTTTTCGGAGAATATGGTTCACTTATTCATAAAATCCTTGAAAAATATGAAAAAGGCGAACTTTCCTTGTTTGAATTGAATGAGTATTATGAGGAACACTTCGATGAGGATGTTCCTCACGATGCTCCACCAAACAAATTCGTAAATATTAGGCAGTCATATTATGACAAAGGTATTGATTACCTTGATAACATTGACCTTGATTTAGAAAAATATGAAGTTCTTGGAGTTGAGAAAAAAGTAGAATTTAAAATTAACGACAAGGATTTTGTTGGATATATAGATTTACTTGTAAAGGATAAAGAAACTGGTGAGATTATTATTATTGACCATAAATCCGCAAGTATTAAAATTCTGAAAAATGGTAAGATTAGCAAATCTGACCAACAGCATTTCTTAGATTTCAAACGACAGCTTTATTTATATTCAATCCCTGTAATAAAAGAATATGGCTCTGTTTCAAAACTTAAATGGAACATGTTTAAGGATCAAAGGTGGATAGAAGTGCCTTGGATTCAAGAAGAGTACGATGAGGCTATTCAGTGGGCAAAAGATACTCTTGAACTGATTGAAAACGAGAAAGAATGGCGACCTAATCCAGATTATTACTATTGTCATTATCTTTGCGGTCAGAGAAATCATGCATGTGAATATAAACCACAACCAACGAGTAAGAAGAATGAAATCGACAATAGACATTATAACCCTGAAACTGACTCATATGAGTAGGAGGTGATATTATCAGCAATTACACAGTATATCATTTACATACAGAAGATTCTTTATTAGATAGTTGTACAAATTATAAGTTATATGTAGACAAGGCAGTAGAACTTGGACAGAAAGCTATTTGTTTTACAGAGCATGGCAATATTTATAACAATATTGAGAAAAAAATGTATGCAAATGGCAAAGGTTTAAAATATCTACACGGTGTTGAGGTTTATTTGACAGCAGCACTTGAGTCAAAACAAAGAGATAATTACCATACAATTCTTATAGCAAAGAATTTTGAAGGTGTAAAAGAAATAAACACATTGGTTGACTTGTCTACACAATCAGACCATATGTACTATAAGCCAAGAATTACGTTCGATGAATTTTTTAATATTTCTGATAATGTCATTAAAATTTCTGCATGTCTTGCATCTCCATTGAGTAAATATCCTAATTTTATTGGAAAACTGGTTAATGAAAAAATAGCTGAATTAGAAAAAAATAAAGAAACAGAAGCTAACAGACTTTATACAGAACTAAATTCAGAAGCTGCAAGAAATCAGTGGATTGAAGATGACACAATTATTCATAACACATCTTATGAAATATATGTAGAACAATGTATTGAAAAATCCAATAATGCATTTGATTTACAGATAGAAGAAGCAAAATCAGAATTGGAAAATGCAAGGATTGTATATGACAAACTGATGAAAACATATGACTATTATGAAATTCAGCCGCATGTCAAGTCTATGGATCAAATTCGATATAACAAAATGCTTTATGAGGCATCAAAAAAATATAACAAGCCTTTAATAGCAGGAACAGATACACATAGTATTGATAGGTACAAGGCTGAGTGTAGGAGTATTCTTCAGAAAGCAAAACATATTGAGTTTTCAAACGAAGATGAATTTGACCTTACATATAAATCGTATGACGAGTTAGTTGATATGTTCAAACAACAAGGTTCTTTACCTATGAATGTTGTGTTGGAAGCTATCGAGAACACTAACCGCATGGCTGATTCTGTTACAGATTACGAATTAGATACAGCTTTTAAATATCCGATTCTCTATGACAATGAAGAAGAGGTATTTGTAGAGCGTATCTATAGAATGTATCATGAAAAGCTTGATAAAGGAATTATTCAACCAGATCCACGATATGAGGAAAATATAAAAGAAGAACTTCGAGTATTTAAGAAGATTGGTATGGTTGGATTCATGCTTTTCATGTCAGAATTGGTATGTTGGTGTTGGGATAATGGTATACCAATTGGTTTTTGTAGAGGTTCTGTTGGTGGTTCAACTATTGCATATTTAACAGATATTATTGATGTAAACCCTGTAGTATGGAATACGGTGTTCTCTCGATTTGCCAATGAGGATAGAAAAGAGATTGGTGATATTGATTTGGATATTGCACCATCACAAAGACATTTAGTATATGAGCATATCATTGAAAAGTTTGGTGCTGATAAAACAGCCTATGTGTTGGCTATCGGCACGATTTCTGACAAAGGTACTATTGATGAGATTGGACGAGCTTTGAATATGCCACTTGGAGATGTCAAGCAAGTAAAAGCTCAGTATTCATTATTTACCGATGGTATTACTGATTGCAATGACAAGATTAAGAAAATTGAATCTATTGATGGATATGAAAATAATGAAAAGTGCTTAAAAGACTTGGAAGAACTTAGAAGTAAACTTGAGTATAACGAAAAGTCTTTGAAGGACTTAAAAGAAAAACAATATCCTAAGTTATTCTATTATTTTGATGGTCTTGTAGGAACAGCAATTTCTCAGTCAATGCATCCAGCAGGTATTATTGTAAGTCCAGTAACGCTACCTGATAATTATGGAACATTCTGGTCTAAGGATGGCAAACGTATTTTGAGTATTAATATGGAAGAAATTCACGAAGTCTCCCTCGTAAAATACGATTTGCTTGGTCTGAAAAACATAGAAATTATCAAAGATACATGTGAATTAGCACATATTCCGTATCCGAAATCACATACAGTCAATTGGAATGACGAGAAAGTTTGGGCACATATTGCAGATAGTCCAGTAGGCATATTTCAGTTTGAATCAAAGTTTGCCTATGATTCAATGAAAAAGTTTGAATGTCATTGCGTAAATGACTTGTCGCTTGTAAATGCCTCAATCAGACCTTCAGGAGAATCATATAGAGATAGGTTATTAGCCCATGAACCAAACAAAAATCCATCGGAGTTGATTGATAAATTGTTGGAAGATAATCATGGATTCCTTATATTCCAGGAGGACACAATTAAATTCCTTACAAATATTTGTGGTTTGAGTGGTAGTGATGCTGATAATATTCGTAGAGCTATTGGACGTAAACAAAAAGATCGTCTTGAAGCTGCGCTACCATCTATTCTTGAAGGATATTGTAATATGTCCTCTCAGCCTAGAAAAATTGCAGAAAAAGAAGCACAAGCCTTTTTGAAGATTATAGAAGATAGTTCTAATTATCAGTTTGGTTTTAACCATTCAACAGGATATTCAATGATAGGTTATATGTGTGCTTATCTCAGATATTATTATCCGAAAGAATTTATTACTGCGTATCTAAATAATGCCAATAATGAAGATGACATTATGCTTGGTACAGAATTAGCAAAACAACTCGGTATTACAATTCATAGCATCAAATTCAGACATTCTACTGCAAAGTATTCTTGTGATAAAGATGGTATTTACAAGGGTATCGCTTCTGTAAAATTTCTAAACGAAGATGCCGCAAACGATTTATATTCCATTAAAGATGAGAAATTTAATACATTTATTGACTTATTGGCAAGAATTTCTGACCTCAAAGTTGATAGCAGAAAACTTGAAATCTTGATTAAACTCGATTTCTTTGAAGAATTTGGTGGTATTCGTTATCTACTTACTTGTAGTGATTTGTTTTCAAAATATTATGGCAAGAAACAGATGAAGAAGGATAAGGCACTAGAGTATGGACTTGATTTTGATGTACTAAGAGAATGTTCTGGCAAGGAAACTCAGAAGACGTTTATGGAATTAGATAGTGCAAAACTACTTAATAAACTCTTGCAGAATATCCCAAATGAGAAAACTGATATACGAACAAAGATTGCTTATCAGATAGAAAATCTTGGGTATGTAGATATTGTTGATAAAAAGCTGGCAGGTTATTGTGTAGCATTGGATCTCAATGTTGACTATTCTCCACGATTGAAGTTGTATGCATTGGCAAATGGTAACACAATTCCAGTAAAAATTAGCAAGAAAATATTCAAACAGAATCCTATCAGACGTGGAGATATTGTAAAAGTCACGAACCAATATAAAAAACAAAAAATGAAAAAGGTTGATGGTGAATGGCAAGAAACAGATGAACAAGAATGGTGGGTTTCTGAGTACCAAATTTGTTAGGAGATGTAAATGAAACAGTATTATACAGACAAAAAGTATAAAGAATTACTGTCGCACATGGTTGTATTAGTGGATACTCGTGAGAATACTAATAAAAATGTTACTGATTGGTTTGATAGGAATAACATCAAATGGAAGTCAAGAGCATTGAAAACAGGTGATTATGGTCTTATGGTTGAGAGTTGCCCTGAATTGGGCTTCTCAATCGACACCTATTTTAGTGACGAACTTTGTATTGAACGAAAGAATTCCGTAAGTGAGTTAGCTAGTAACATAGCAAATGCAACTAAAGATGATGACAGAATTTTTAAAGAATTTAATCGAATGATTAATATAGAGAAAAATTATCTTCTTATAGAGAATGACAGCATAGAGGATATTTTTACAGAGAACTATAAATCGAAATTGAATCCGACATCGTTTTTTAGAACATTGCTTACATGGCAAAGCAGAAATAACATGCACATTTATTTTGTAGAAAGAGAATATATGGGTAGGATGATATACGAATTATGTAAAAATTGTTTGGATTCCAAGATATTGAAGTAAAGGAGAAAATATGGACAAGGTAAAAGTTTTTGAAGGACTATTAAATAAGTTTGAGACAGATGAGATTAGAAATTATTGTACTGATATGATTAAGGAAATTCCAGATTATATCTTCACAATTCCAAGTAGTACATCTTTTAAATATCATAATAAAACACAGTGTCAGCCACATGGTCAGATTTTTCACATTTTAATGTTTGCAGAAGTAATGAATTATGTTCTTGGATTAGAGTATGTAAAAGAAAAGACCAATGAGCGACAGCGAGATTGTTTACGCTGCACACCAATTTTTCATGATGCAATTAAATATGGGCTAAATGGTTCTCAATATACGGTACACGAACATCCGATGCTTGCAGGTGAGTGGGTGAGAAATACATCTGTTGAACATGATGTAGACGCTGATACAAAAGCATATATTGCAAGATTATGTGAGAGTCATTCGGGTGAATGGACTTCTACAAAGAGAAGTAAGACGGTATTACCAAAGCCTGAAAACGATGAACAGTTCTTTGTACATATGTGTGATTATTTAGCAAGTAGATCAAATCTTGATATGACATATTCAGATGAAGTAATTTCTGCATTGGGTGGTGTTGATATTCCAAAGGAAGAATTACCAGATATCACAACATATGTTATTACATTCGGAAAGTATTCAGGAAAAACACTTCCACAGATTAAAGAGATTGATCCTGGCTATATTTCATGGGCAAAAGAGAATATGACAAGAGAGCCAGTAAGAAGTTTGTTAGCTCAGATGTAGGTGATTATATGAAAATTCTAACACGATTATTTACGAAAAATCTTACAAAAATTCCGCTATTATGGATCACATTCAACTGGAAGTTATTCAAAGAAAATGGGGCAAAAGGTTCTTGTATGTGTAATATTCATCCTTGTTTAAAGGATGATGAGCATATCAAGACCACAATACAAGAGTTATGTGACTACATAAGAGAGAATTATGATATGGAGAAGATTATATGAGTATATCAGTTGAAGAAGCAATTCGTATTTTAGATCCTGAAACATCATCAGATGCTATTGCAGAAATTGAATACTATGCTGGATTTAACAGAGATAAGCCGATTGAAAAGGTTAATGAAGCTTGCGAAGTTGCTTGTGATATTATGAGAGAACATTTGAAAGATGTAGAAACAATGTTTTCAGACAAGGACTCTTACGAAGATTTGAAGCAAATGTCACATGAAAAGGTCGTTGATTTGTTCTTTAAGATGAAAAAGCTATTCAATAAAGCATGTGAGCGTTGTGACAAGTTAGAAAAAGAGAATATTGAATTGACAGATTTGAATGAGTTGATTGGTTCCATCACAGACAAACGAAAGACGCAATGTTACAAAGATAATGGGAAGGCTTGGTGTTACTACTCTAGTGACTCACTAAATCCGTGTGGTTGTGGCTCAAACTGTTATCATTATGAATTTGATGGTAAGAAAATTTATGGAGTATGTAATGCATGTGGTACTGATATTTATGAAATGAAGAATGAGTTTGTAAAAGAAAAATTAAAACAAGGAATTTGGAAATGACTCAAGCCTGGAATGCCCATAAATAGGGCGTTTCAGAGACTCAAAAAGCCAAGGAAAGGCGGATTTCATGTTAGTCATTCTTTGAAAAGAAAGGAGAGAATAAGTAAATGAAAATGCTTGTGTTTTATCGGTCAAGAGAATATACAAATGCAATTATATCTTCAACAAGGTATAAATTGCAAAATATGGATATTGCAAAAGGTCTTGACGTTGATTTTATTAATTTAGATAAGAGAAACTACATTAAGGTATTGGCTCAAATGGAGGAATTGCCACGCTTTGTATATATTTGGTATGACGAAGAAAAGGTTACAGATTATATCAATGAAACATACCCATCAATAGAAGTCTTACATTTTGATGTAAAAAATTCGGTCGAAAAACACAATAGTGGTTTTTATGGATATACAACAAAAGAATATAAATTAGCAGATTTAATGCTTCAGAAATTCAAGGATAATCTTGTAAAGAGAACAATGTATCAGGTTGATTCTTTATATAAAATTTCAAAAATGGACATGGATGATATGGATATAGCTTGTTCAAAATATCATTCATTTGAGACAAGAGAGGAAGCAAAGCAATATTGTATTGACTGTCTTAAAAAGGAAATTGATACATTAGAAAATAGAATTGATATGTACCAAAGCAATATTAAGTCTTGCAAAGCTGATTTGAAAAAGAAAAACACACTATTAAAGAAATACGATATTAAATGTTAAGGAGGAAATATATGAAATATAAAATTAGCAATGCATACATAAATGTAAATGGTGAAGATATTGCGGTTGGTGTTGCTCTTGGAGAAGAGGATAGACCACAGTCTCCATTTAGAACGGAATATGTTACAAATTCAGAGTATGAAAAGGGGTTAAAAGAATTTCGATACGGTAAACAACAAATTGGAGATTGTGTTCATCATTGTATAACACAGTTTAAAAACTTTACTGCTACATGCCCAATAAAACAGAAGTGGATTGATGAATTAGAAAAAATGGGATACGACATATCAAAATTGAAATATGAAATTGTAGAGTAATTGATGGATTTGTTAAGGAGGTGACAACAATGGCATATTGTCAGAGATGTGGTGAGTATTGCCAAGACCATTATACATATTGTAAGAGATGTTATTTTGAACTTGGGCAACCATTTGGGAAAGCAATAGAAAGACCTCACAAATGTAGAAAATGTGGATGCACTATATATGGAAGATATAACTATTGTTTATCATGTGCTCAGAAAAAGGGTTTTATTAATAAATCAAATTATTAAAATAATAAAACGACTTTCTTTTGAAAATTAAGGAGATAATAAATGAAAATTGCATTAACAGGTCATAGACCTCAGAGATTAGGATTGCCAGATGATGAAACAGATGAAAAATGGATTCCAATTCAGCATTGGATTATAGATGAATTGAGTAATTTTATAAAGACTTGTAGAGACAATAATGAGCCACTTGATTTATATACAGGAATGGCTTCAGGGAGCGATATTGCATTTGCTATTACAGGAGTATCAATGCATTATATAAATAGTATTAAATTACATTGTATTCTTCCTTGTAAAAACTATAACTCATCGCACAAATATTATAAATTTTTAAAATTGAAAGCAAGTGAATGGATTGAATTATCAGATGAATTCTATAAAGGTTGTGACAATGTGAGAGATCAATATATGGTTGATCATTGTGACGTACTTCTTGCAGTTTGGGATGGAATTAAATCAGGTGGTGTGTGGTCAACAATTCGTAAAGCACAGAAAGCAGGTAAGAAGATTATTTACTGTCCAAAAGAGATTTTAAAAGGAGAATAATACAGTAGTAAGAATCAACAGTTTCTTCAGAAGATGAAAGGAGAATATACTAATGAAAAATATCGCAACGACAATTGCTTATGCGTCTGCATGGATTGCAACCGCAATAGCTGTAATTTTTGCAATTAAATATACAGGATCTATTTGGTGCCTCTGGGCGTTATTGTTTCCTGCTTGTATTGAAGTTAGTGTTGATATTAGCACGAGCGATAAAGGTGATGACAACGAAGAAGAATAAACCATTATTTCATGTGGTGATAAGGAGATGAGACAATGAAAATATGGGTAGTGAAACGACAGCACGATAAAGTTATTGTGACGATAATGAAGAATAAATCTGACGGAACATATTCTTTTATTAATCTAACAAAGGAACATATTTGTCCATGTAAATTTAATAGTATAGATGATGCATTAAAAGATATGGATAGGCTAAAAGATTGTGGGGAAATTATTAATTATTTTGAATTGAAATAATAAACATTAATTATTTCATGTGGAGAATCGAGGTGAAAAATATCATGAAAAAGGTTTTATATAGTATTGCAATGATGATTATATTTGTGTTTTCTTTAACTGGCTGTGCAAAATGCATTAGTACTGAAACATCTACAGTTCAAGTAAAAATAATAGATGAATATCATAGGGCTGCTTATACAACAATGTATTATAGTCCTGCGACTAAAACGATGATGCCACAATCGCGTCCAGCAGTTTATAGCATTACTGTTAAATATAACGGTGTAAAATATGATATTTCTGATAGTAATACATATAACAAATACTCAGATAAAATTGGAGAATATGTTGATGGAATATTAGAAACCAAAAAATATGACGATGGTACTGTTAGATACAATATTGTTGACTTAGAATAAATCAACAGGAAACTAAACTAAACTTTCATTAGAATTAGGAGGATTAAAATTTGAAATTTGAAAATACAGAGGTATGGGGATTTGAACACGCATTTAGGGGTTTAAGAAATCCAAAAAATTCTTGGAATAGAAGTGATAGTAAATTTAATGATTATTATGACGAAGAACGAGCAGATGTTGATTTTGATGAATTATTAAAAGTATATCCTAATGCATATATACATCATTGTAACATTAATGGATATTATGCAGATATTATTGGCGAAGCGGATTTGAAACTTGCTCAAACTCTTATTAAAGCAGGAAATGAGCATAGAAAGTTTATGCGACAGATTTTTGTATCGGTTGATATTACAGCACCTCTTTATTGGTGGAAAGAATTTGATACTTATAAAGTAGGAACAGTTGCGAACTCAACAAGTACAATGCACAAGCTCGCTACAACACCAATTACATTGGATTGTTTTGAAATTGATGATTATGACAGGAATTTATCTCTTGCTGATAATCCAAAGGATGATGACGGGTTAGATAATATTTCAACATTTGAAGAGGATATTATTTATGTATTAGAAAATATTCGTCAGAAATACCTTGAGACAAAAGATAAGAGATATTGGAAAGAGCTTATACGTTGGCTACCTGAATCATGGTTACAGAAGCGTACAGTTACAATGACTTATGAGAATTTGCTCGCTATGTGTAGCAAGGGACAACGTAGATTTCATAAGTTAAATGAATGGAGTGGTCAAGATAATTCCAATGTGCCTAATTTTATTTCATGGGCTAGAGTATTACCTTATGCACAAGAGTTAATTTTTTTTGATGAATTAGAAACTAAATAAATGTTCATTTCTTGGGAGACAATATTATGGCGAAAATTCAACTTATATATGACATAGATAATTGTAGTCGTTGTCCATTGCATAGAACACAACCTTTGATTACATCAGATTCATGGGAACATGCAAGTGATTATTATTGTGGAAGTAATGGTAAAAAGATAGCGGGATACATAGAGTGGGAAAGTGATATGCCCAATATTCCTAATTGGTGTCCACATTTATTAAAAGAAAAAGAAGGTGATTAAAATAAGAGATCCAGAAAAATTAGATTCGGTTTACACGCAGTTATGTGAGATACACAAGAGGTCATTTCCAGATATGCGACCAGGACAATTCTTGTTAAATGCTCTTGGGTATATCAATAGTACATTACATAGAGATCCGTTCTTCCCCGAATCGGATGAATTAATAGAATTATTCAAACAATATGCTAATTCCAATTCAATGTGGTATCAAGGTTGGGATGTATTAAATAGAAAGGAATCTAATAATGACTAAAAATCAGATAATTAATAGAGTCAACGAACTCAATAAAGCATCAGAAGCTTATTATAATACTGGGCAGCCTATTATGAGTGATGCTGAGTTTGATAATAAGCTTGAAGAATTAAGACAGTGGGAAGAAGAGTCTGGTATTGTATTAGCAAATAGTCCAACACATAATGTTGGTGCTATTGTCTTGGATAATATTGATAAAGTTACTCATGAGTCACCAATGCTATCACTTGCAAAATGTCATAGTGCAGAAGAGGTCAAGCAATTTGCAAAAGGACATACATTAGTAGGTTCTGTAAAACTCGATGGATTAACCTGTCGTTTGATTTTTAAAGATGGTGAGCTTATAAGGGCTGAATCACGGGGCAATGGTACTATAGGAAATATTATAACAGATCATGTAAAGCAGTTCCTTAATGTTCCTTTACATATTAATAAGGAAGGAACTTATATTATTGATGGTGAGGCACTCATTAAAACAGACGATTTTGAGGAGTTAAATAAGAATGATGAGTATAAAACTCCACGTAATCTTGCGTCAGGTACACTTGGCGGTCTTGATACATCTGTTGTAAAAGATAGGAAATTGTATTGGTATGCGTGGGAAGTTGTTAAAGGAGATAGTGATAATTCATTCTACAAAAGATTATTAAATGCTCAGAATTTAGGATTCGATGTAGTTCCGTGCTACAATATTACAATAAATGAATTTAATCAGTTACAGACACATATTGATAATTTTATTAATATTGCAGAAAAAGAAAATCTCCCTCAAGATGGTGTTGTATTCAAGTTTGAAGATGTTGAGTATGGTAAATCACTTGGTAGAACAACAGATTACTTCAATAACGGTATAGCCTATAAAGTATATAATAAATCAGTAGAAACAGAACTTATTGATATAGAATATACAATGGGCAAAACAGGCATATTAACACCGACAGCAGTGTTCAAGCCAATTGAGATTGAGGGTACAATTGTTGAAAGAGCTTCACTTCATAATATATCTATTATGAAAGAAATTATGGGTAAACCGTGGGTTGGTCAGCATATTGGTGTGTTTAAGGCAAATCTCATAATACCTCAGATAAGATGGGCAGAGCAAGATGACGAGTATACAAAAATTTATATTGATATACCTCATATGTGTCCTATATGTGGTCAGCCTACTAAGATAGTAAAAGATAATAACTCAGAAGTACTTGTATGTACTAATGATAATTGTAATGGTAAACTGCTTGGCAAGCTCAGTCATGCGGTGTCAAGAGATGCGCTTAACATTGATGGGCTATCTGAAGCAACAATAGAGAAATTCATCGATCTTGGTTGGTTAAACTCAATTCAAGACATTTATCATCTATCAGATTATGAAAATGAAATGAAAGCTTTAGACGGATTTGGTAATAAATCAGTAGATAAGCTTCTTGCCTCTATTGAGAAATCTCGTAAGACAAGTCTTGAGCGTTTTCTTTATAGTCTTTCGATTCCGTTACTTGGCAAATCAGCAAGTATGATGATTGCAGATTCTGTTGATTATGATTTTGATACATTTATTAGCGAAATGACAATTAAGGGTGCTGAGTATTTTAGGTATTTGCCTGGTGTTGGAGATGCATTAATAAGCTCGCTTAATGCTTATTGGAAAAATCATTACTCAGACATACTTCAGTTAGCAAACGAATTTACGTTTGAGACACAAAAATCCATTATGTCAGAAACTACAAATGAATTAGAGAATAAGACTTTTGTTATAACTGGCTCAGTAAAACATTATCAAAACCGTGATACTCTCAAAGCAGACATTGAAGCTCATGGCGGTAAAGTCGTAGGAAGTGTATCTTCTAAAGTAAATTATCTTATCAATAATGATATAAATTCAACAAGTTCTAAAAATAAGAAAGCAAAATCTTTAAATATCCCAATCATTTCAGAGGATGAATTTTTATCAATGCTTAACAACTAAAAAGAGAATATATTAGTGTACCAATCAATAAAACGAAAGGAAACTATATATGAAAAGAAAGAAACTAGCAACTATGTTAGTGGTCGCTTTTGCTATATCTGCAACATCTGTCGCCCCTGTTATGGGGGCTGAGAATGAAGACATTAGTAAATACGACTGCGATTACAAACCTTGGTTGGAGATGAATGCAGGTGTAAGTGATGTACTTGCATCTGCATGGGCATCTGAAACCACATTTGAACCTTATTGGACTACAACTACTGTTAATGTAAGAACCAAACCGAATACTGATTCAGAGATTGTAACCACGTTGCTCTGGAATCAGCAAGTTAGTGTAGCTTCATTTGATAACGAATGGGACTTAATATATTGGAATGATAATATCTATTACATTAACAAGGACTATCTTCAAGATCATGAAGCTGAGTTTGAAATGTTTGAAGTGCCATATGCGGCACATAAAACATGGATGCCATACACAGCAATTACAAACAGAAAAAGTCCTCAATACATACTTCAACACACATCTGCTTATACTGGTAAGTATGGTATTCGCATGGTTGGAGATAGATATTGTGTGGCTCTTGGTTCATATTTTGGATGTGAAATTGGCGATGAGTTTGATTTAGTATTAGCGAATGGTACTGTAATTCCTTGTATTATGTCTGACGAAAAGGCTGATATACATACTGATTCAAGCAATATAATCACCAAAGAGACTGATTGCTTAAGCGAGTTTGTTGTAGATAAGGCAGCATTAGATATAAATGCTAAAAGAGCAGGTGATATGTCAAGTGTATGTCAAGAATGGGGCAGTCCAGTAGCACATATAAGGGTATACAAGTAAGGAGAAAAAATGAGTTCCAAAGAATTTATGAGAAAAGAATTCACTTTAAATTTGGACAGCTTAACCGATTTGGAAGAGTTCGTCCGATTATTAATAAGTAAAATTTCTGCTGATGTAGATGGCTGTTACGAGCATCAGATAGTAGATGCCAAGTCATTTATGGGTATGGTTAGCATATCAACACATCCTGTTACTGTAAGAATTAACAGTGATGATGAGAAGGAGGTTGAACTGTTCAATGGAATTTGTTCACGATATTCCTATTCCAGATAGTATGGATTCTTATTTAGGAATTGATGTTGACTTAGTAACATTAGAAGATTGCGAAAACCTTCACAGATTTAAAAATAAGAACGTTATTATAAATGACGGTCACATAGTTAATTGGGTGGTTGAGTCATGAGTTTATTAGTTTTAATGGGTAAATCGTGTTCTGGTAAAGACACTATTGCAAATGAATTAGTAAACAAATATGGCTACGAGAGCTTTGTATCTTATACGACTCGCCCAATGAGAGATGGCGAAGTTCAAGACCAAACATATCATTTTATATCAGAGGATGAATTTATCAACAAAATAAATGATGGATTTTTCCTTGAGCATAGAAAATATCTTTCTGAAAATGGCTTATGGTACTACGGCACAGCAAAAGAAGATTATGAAAAAGACTCTAAAATGGTATCAATTCTACCACCTGATGGTGTAAATACTCTTATTTCTAAGGGTATAAATCCCAAAGTTATATACATATATGCCAACCAAACTACAGTTAAAAATAGGTTATTAAAACGTGGTGATAATAAAGAAGAAGCTGAAAGAAGAATAAAAGCCGATAATGTAGATTTTCGTGGAGCTGAGATGCTGGCAAATCGAATTATCTATAACAATGAAGGGAAAGAGCTTTCAGAAGTCGTAAATGAAGTATTGAAATGGGGTGATTAAGATAAATTATAGTGGTATACGTCCCATCTATAATGGTGGGATAACTACCACTCGTCAATTAATAAGAGAGCTAAAAGATATGGAAGATAATTTTATAACAGTTGTCGTTGGAGACAGAGAATATATAATTGACCACATTAAAAGTGTAAGAACTCATGCAAATATGGATGACAGTTGTACACATAAAGCTCTTATGTGCAATGAAATGAGTGGTAAAAATATAATAAGGTAACAGTGAATATACAGCTTTTATACTGGATAAACGAATGGAAAAAAGAAAGGAGAATAAATTTGAAAGTAATTAAGAGAGATTGTTCAGAAGTTGATTTTGATAAATCAAAAATTTCAGTAGCAATTCTTAAAGCAATGAAAAATGGTTCAGGTATTGTAAAACCAAAGATTGCAGAAGATATTGCAAATGAGATTGAAAATGAATGTAAAGATAAGAATGAGGTAAGTGTATCTGATATTGAGTCAATGGTGTTTGATAAGTTAATCACCAAGAAACAGAGACTTACTGCAAAAGCTTATGAAGGATATAGAAGTATTCGTGAGTTCCAAAGAGAAAATGAGAATACAACAGATACAGAGATTTATGACCTTGTGGAAGACAAAGATGAATATTGGAAAGATGAAAATGCAAACAAAAATCCAACATTAAATCCTACTAAAAGAGATTATATTGCTGGATCTGTTAGTACAGATATGACAAAAAGATATTTATTATCTCCTGACATAATACAAGCTCATAACGAAGGATTAATTCATTTTCATGATGCTGATTACTTCTTGCAGCATATGAATAACTGTGGGTTGGTCAATTCTGAAGATATGCTTCAAAATAATACCGTAATTAGCGAAACTCTTATTGAAACGCCACATAGTTTTTCGACTGCTTGTAACATTGAAACACAGGCTATCGCACAGATTGCCAGTAATCAGTATGGTGGACAGAGTATTTCTCTAGCACATTTAGCCCCATTTGTTGATGTAAGTAGAAAATCAATCAGAAAGAAAGTAACAGAAGAATTATATAATAATGGATTGATTAGTGAGTATAATGAAGACCTTGCAGAAGTCATTAATATAACAAATGAACGATTAAAAGAAGAAATAGAAAAAGGTGTTCAGACAATTCAGTATCAGTTAGTCACACTTATGACAACAAATGGACAAGCACCTTTTATCACAATTTTTATGTATCTGAACGAAGCAAAGAACAATCAAGAGAAAGCTGACTTAGCGATGTTAATCGAAGAGATACTTCGCCAAAGAATTCAAGGCGTAAAAAACGAAGAGGGTGTTTATATTGCACCTGCATTTCCTAAACTTATCTATGTATTAGAAGAAGATAATATTACAGAAGATTCAAAATATTGGTATCTTACAGAATTAGCTGCGAAATGTACATCTAAGAGGCTTGTCCCTGATTACATATCTGAAAAAATGATGCTTGAATTAAAGGGTGATGTCTATACATGTATGGGATGCCGAAGTTTCCTTACTGTAGATAGATTTACAGATAAAGTGGGAAATATTGCAAATGCAAAGAACTTTGATCCGAATAAACATAAATATTATGGACGATTCAATCAGGGCGTTGTAACGATTTCTCTTCCAGATATTGCTTTTTCATCTGACGGAGATTTTGATAAGTTTTGGGAAATCTTTGAGGAAAGAACGGAATTATGTCATAAAGCATTAAGAGCAAGACATGAGCGATTACTTGGCACATCTTCTGATGTAGCACCTATTCTATGGCAGCATGGAGCATATGCTAGATTAAAGAAACATGAGAAAATTGACAGACTTCTTTATGATGGTTATTCTACAATATCACTTGGTTATGCTGGTTTATATGAATGTGTAAAATTTATGACTGGTCACTCTCATTCGGATGAAGGAATTGGCGAAGAGTTTGGATTAAAGGTTATGCAGGCGTTAAATGATAAATGTAATCAGTGGAAACAAGCAGAAAATATTGATTATAGTTTGTACGGAACACCATTAGAGTCCACAACTTACAAATTTGCAAAGTGCCTAAAATCTCGTTTCGGTAACGATATCTTTGAAAAATTAGATGGTTTCGATAGAAATTATATTACTAATTCATATCATATTCCTGTCTTTGAACATATCACAGCATTTGAAAAGTTAAGAATCGAATCAAAATTTCAAAAATTAAGTCCAGGAGGAGCAATTTCATATATCGAAATACCAAGTATGAGTCATAATATTCCTGCTATATTAGAAGTTATTAAGTTTATTTATAACAACATCATGTATGCAGAGATTAATACAAAGAGTTGTTATTGTGAAAAATGTGGCTTTGATGGTGATATTCCTCTTGTATCAGACGAAAACAATAGACTTAAATGGGAGTGTCCTAGCTGTGGGAATACTGACAATACAACAATGGATATAGCATTTAGAGTTTGTGGTTATATTGGTACTGCAAAAAATGGTGGCAATCAGGGTAGATATGGTGACATTCATGACCGTGTTTATCATTTGGATGACATGGAATATACGGAGGATTAAATATGAGATTTGCAAGTATGCGCAATCTTGATATTTCAAATGGAGAGGGAGTTGGAGTCTCCCTCTTCGTTCAAGGGTGTGACAGACATTGTTTTAACTGTTTTAATTCTGATACTTGGGATTTTAATGGTGGTAAAGAATGGACAGAAGAAACGAAAAATAAATTTATAAAGCTTATTGATAGACCATATATTAATCGAATTTCTGTTCTAGGGGGCGAACCTTTAGCGGAACAAAACCTCGATGAAGTCTTGTCTCTAATTAAAGAAATCCGTATTTCTTTTCCCGAAAAAACTATCTGGTTGTATACAGGATATAAATTTGAAGATTTAATAAACGGAATACATTATCCATTAGATAGTGAATGGGAAGATAAAGTATTGCGTCAGTCTATCGTAAAACTGTGTGATGTACTTGTAGACGGAGAATATATAGATGAACAGAGAGATATAACGCTCAAGTGGCGAGGCAGTTCAAACCAAAGGGTAATTGATGCAAAACAATCTCTTGCTCAGAACAAAATAGTTTTATATTGTGATTAAGGAGGATTAATTATGATAGCAGTAGGCGTAATAAGTTTTATAATCGGTGGATTTGTTGGAACATCAATTATGGTATTATGTTTAGCTGCACGTAATGAAGAGGACAGGAGAGAACGAGATGCAGACAACTCTAAGTCTTAATGATTTCATCAATAAAGCATCAGAAGAAAGATAGGAGAGAAAATAACATGGAGAAGATAAAAATCAAATACTTTGATAAGAACATTGATAAAATTAAGAAAATCAATAAGGGCGACTGGGTTGATCTCAGAAGTGCCGAAACTATACATCTAAAGAAAGGTGAGTTCCATCTAATTCCACTTGGAGTTGGAATGAAACTTCCAGAGGGGTATGAGGCGAATATTGTACCACGTAGCAGTACATATAAAAACTTTAAAATCTTACAGACAAATTGTTTTGCAGTAATTGATAATTCATATTCAGGAGACTCAGATGAGTGGAAGTTACCAGTAATTGCTATGGAAGATACAGTAATTAATAAAAATGATAGAGTGTGTCAGTTTAGAATTAATAAGATTCAGCCAGAGATTGAGTTTGAGGAAGTAGAGCATTTAGACGAAGTGTCTCGTGGAGGGATTGGTTCAACCGGAAAGGCGTGATTATGAATAAAGAAGATAAAATGCTGTATACAGTAAAAGAAGCATCAGCTACATTAGGAATAAGTATTCATCTTGTATATGACCTTATCAATAAAGGATTACTCCCTGCACTTAAATTGGGTAGCCTTAAAATAAGAAAAGAGACTCTTGATGAGTTCACAAAGAAGTATGAGGGAATGGATTTATCTGACCTTGACCACATAAAAGAATTAAATATTGCATAATAATAGGTAGGAATGGTATAATAAATATATCATTCCTATTTTATTGTAAACGTTTCTAACACGCTTTTTCGTCCACATCTCGTCCACATTCGAGATAATCACACATAAAGACAACAAGGAATAAAACATCACAAATCATCGTAGACCATTTCGTGTAAAGCCTTTATTTATCAGCATTATATGACATATTAAATAATAATATAATATAGAAAAATAAATAGTTTCGGAATGGGTAATAACCCAATGGTTGGTGCTACAGTAGCAGTTGCCGTTTCTGTTCAGCAGGCTTCTGATGAGGGCAAATTCTAAATAGAAAGCTTGATTGTATAGGCTTTTTGGAGACTCATATCATTTTTGGTATGGGTCTCTTTTTTTAGCTCATTTTCTGGATTTGGTGTAAAAATAGCTGCACGCTGCCATCAAGTCGCCATATTTAATTATTGGCGACGTGGAAAGTGAAATATTGGCGACTTGGGCGACGCAGGTTGACAAAAATAATTGTTTATGGCGACTTGGAACACTAATTCCGGTTATATTTTATGCCTCGCAGGTCATAGCCTTTTGTATTCTTACTTACTTCTATCCGGAGGTTACTGTGGAGAAGATGAGTTCTTACCGGAAGAAGCAGTAAATGTTATCGCATAGGCACAGGAAATGTGGTATACTGTGCCTATGTAAAAAAGAATGTGTTTTACAAATCGAAAGTTATAAGGAAAGTTATAAGAAGTGGAAAAGGAGGACAAGTTAATGATAAAAAAAATAGCCATTGTACCCTATGTAACTAATGGGAAAAATTCACAGGTTGGAC